AGCTGCCACAGGCTCAGGAGTTACCTCAGCTGCAGGAGCAGGAGCTGCCACAGGCTCAGGAGTTACCTCAGCTGCAGGAGCAGGAGCTGCCACAGGCTCAGGAGTTACCTCAGCTGCAGGAGCCTTTTTCTTGAACAGCTCCATAGCGCCAGCTGCAATCTTCTTAGATTGAGCTTTGATCTCTTTTCTGTATACCACTGCCGCCACCGTCGCTGCCACACCTACTGTCACACCTACTACGATTGTTGTTTTTGATGCCATAATATTAATTTGTTTGTGGTTGGTTTACTGCTGTTTGTTTACTGCTTGTTACTGCTACCGTCATTTCCGTCTGAGGGAGAGTTTTTACCCCACAGGCGGTTTACTGCTTCACTGATCTTTTCACTATTGGCTTTCGCCACTTCTGCCGCCCCTACACCTACGGCGACCCCTGTAGCTATTACAGCTACTCCCACCACTGCGCTCCATGGTGATATGCCCACAGATATTGTTAGAGTCATGCTAGGCTCCTTTCTTCTGTTGCATTTTGGCTACAGCATAAGTGACTGCACCGAGTGCGTACCATGTCACCCACATCAACATCATTACCGCCCCTACCCTGGGACTGAGGAATGCTGATATTAACGTCTGCACCACCGCCGTGGTGGACGCACTTATTACGTGAGCTTTGGCAATTGCTTTGTTGTTGTATTGCAATGCCGCACTCAAAGGTGCAAACCTCCAGGTTACCATCATTGCCACGACACTCAGACCGACGCCAGCATAGGCCGTCCATTCACCGACTTTCGAGATCATCAAATACCAAAATACGTTGGTGATGATTGCCGAGATGATTACATACATGTTCATATTTTTGTTTGTTTGTGGTTGGTTGTTAACTGCATGAATATACCCTGTAAGCTATAGAGTACGTATTCATGTTATTATCCCACAAACCCCGTTAATTGTCGTGAGGGGGCGGGGAGGGGGAGGGGGAGGGGGAGGGGTAGCTAAAAAAGAGGGTAGGCCTAGACCTACCCCCTTCTGTTTGATGTAGCTGTTACCAGTTATAGTAACTCTTCATCCCTCTCAGGATCATACCTACACTCCAAAGAGTAAGGCATGTACCTATCAAGATATTCACCCTATCAGGCTTTCTCTTGTTTTTTGGTGCGTTTGGAACTAGAGGAGGATTTGTGTCGAGCATTCCAGATGCTTTCTGTGATTAACCAAGGTTGCTCTGCTAGTATTGCCTGCCAATCTTCCAACTCTATAGATGGAGGGTTGGTGATTGTAGGTTTACCTATGGTTTGTCCGTGTTCGTTGATTAACGGAGACTCCAAGTCTTTCATGGTTGGTATAGGTGCAACTAGCGGAGGAGGTCAATCGCTCCGCTAGTCTCATCATAACCTAGGCAGCCATTTCAGGCCGTCTTGCTGCTTTCTTGTTTGCAGCGCTTCCTCCTCTCCACGGAGATTTTCTTTTTGTGTTGGGATTGCGCACCTGCTGTCCACCCTTCACAACCCAAAAGGCTGTTTCACAGGCCTTCCCGTGAAAGTGCTTCTTTTCTTTCCGTTCTGCTGCTGTCCGTGCGCGTGTGTTTTTGTTGGCCATATTACTCTCCTTTGTGTTGTTTTTCTCCACAATAACTGCATGTTGCTTCTGCAGCGTCAGCCGCAATTCGATATACCCCGATACTGCAACTTGTACAGTGGGTGTATTTGGACCCACTCATTCCATCTTCTCCTGAAAGCTCTTGCTGTAGGCGCTGCATAACACCTCGGTCTGCACCAATCTGTAACGCCACAGGACAAAATGCTTCTGGTTGTACATGTCCCCTATCGACAGGCACTGTGATCTCGAAAGAGGTAGAGTACCTGGGTTTTTCTTCAACCTGCTTTTTACAGGCAAAGATACTGCTCATGGCTGCAGTCATTGCAACCATTTTTATAATCATAGATCTATTCATTTGCATTTTTTACTGATTTTTCTAACTCAACCAACAGCTTTAACCCAGCCTCTGTAAGCATATATGGGCGACGTCTACTGAAAGCTACACTCTTAGGAGGATATTTTTTATCCTGGGTCAGATACTCAGTACCTGCAATCTTGTTTGTGTACATCCATACACTAAGTGCGCTTTCGTTTTTTGCACCAACACCCTCTACTATTTCAGGGCCGTATATTCTAGCTTTCTCAGGATTGCTAGGGTTTTTAAGTCTAAACAGATTTAGTATCTCGTGAGTCTTGCTATGTACCAGTGAGTAGCGTCCGTCTTTCTTTCTTGAATATTTTGGTGAGCATTTAACACGCACCCTATTTTCTGAAGAAAGGTCGTTTTTGGCCAGTATCTGATGAGCCATCTCTAGGCCACAGGCACTCAGCTTATATCCTGGTCGATAGTCTGTGCCGTAGCACTTTAATATGGGCGATTCTGCATTTGCCCTATCTAACTCAATAATCCATGTTGAGATATAGTTATGCTTTCGGCCGAGTGCTGCGCAGAGTTCCTGATTTGACATATGCACTGCTCCAGGATTGTCTGGATTTTGCTTGCAGAAAACTTCCACAATTCTATGTCCGCGCCTGCAGTACATTGAAGCTTTGTTCTTTTTGTCAGGACCCTCTAAATCGAACAAGTCGATCAGTGTGTTGGTCATTTCCACCAGCTTGATTGCGGTTTCCCGCTTATGTGTAAGTTCATCGATCTGACGAGTGAAGTCATCTCTGAGCTTCTCATACGTCTGCAGCTGCTTCACATGTTGTTTTGCCAGCTGCTCTAGATTTTCTTCTCCAGGAAGATTAACGTTTAGCGGTTTTGTAGGTACACCCAGCAAATCAAATATATCGACTTTTGTTTTAGTTTTCATTTTTTAGCTATCAGATAACCGAACACTCCGTATGTTGTTTTGCCGTGTTTGTACACATACGGAGTACAGCACGGTACCATATATTTGGTCCCAAGTTTCTCTATCATTTTTACGAGGATTGCACTTGTAACAGCTGCTCTTTCTGTTCCAGGATTAGCCTCGTATACTGCACGAATATAGTGCTCTCTAGAAAGCCCACGTATCGCATGGTCTATGGCCAGTGTGATAAACATTATGCTGCCATGGGCAAACATATTCGATACACAAGACTGTATATCGATTAGCCTTTGATTCAACAAACCTCCTGTCAAATCAAACCATGCTGCTGTAGGTGCCTCGCCATATTTCCTCTTCAGCAACCTTCTAAAGATATCCGGACAGCGCTCATGTCTCCAGATTCTGTGCGGATTTATGTTCGTCTCTGTTGTCTCATGACGGTCGTCGAAAGTCAACAGTTTCAATTTTGTTTTACCTTCTGTTTTCTCTATCGCACGAATGTGCTCCAGAATCATGTTTTCTTGCCGCCCGCTGCTGGACGGCATGGTTACTATATAACCAGGCTTGTGAAAATTTAAACTAATCCATGGCCAGAATTTGCTATTGATGAGACTGTGAGATTCATACTTTTGAGAAGAGGTAAGTACGAACGGCTCATTGTTCACGTTTATAGCGAATCGTGGCTTTAAGAATAAGGATCAACAGCAGTGCTGCTGTCCAGCTTTCGACACTGTATGCTGTATTTGTGTGCCACAACACATTGATTACCCATACCAGCACTAGAGGTACAGCTGCAATAGCCGCTAGAATCAATGCTATAACTACGGTCAGAAAAACTAGGTATTTCATAAATGAAGAAGTGCACCCGGTTGGATTCGAACCAACGACCGACGGATTAGAAATCCGTTGCTCTATCCAGCTGAGCTACGGGTGCATTGAAAACTATCTCTGGTTTGCCAGTTTTGGTGCAATCTCCAACGAGCCCTTTTGTAGTCCGCAATAGGTGCACGTTAATTTGTTGTATTTTCCGTGCGGCAGATATACCCCATACGAACAAATACTGCAGTGGTCGTATACCACTATTTTACCGTTACCTTCATTAGAGAAAGGTACGTATTTCTTGTCGGCTTTCGGTGCGGCTGGCTTGGTTGATGTGCAGCCAACAGATACACTTAAGATTAATGTAAGTAGGATGTTTTTCATGTTTAGTTTTAGGTTGGTACCCAGAGTGGGACTCGAACCCACACGAGGATTGCTCCTCAACGGATTTTAAGTCCGTTGCGTCTGCCATTTCGCCACCTGGGCATCGATCAGTTCAAAGGTTTGAAAACTTGTAGTGTAGTTATATCGCAAAGTTTCACGTATACAGTCATTTCATCATCTTGTGGTCTTTCAGGGAAAAATCCAACTTGCAGCGCTTCCACGCACCCTTCATCCGAGGAATCAAAATGTCCAGTAATTGCCACGTCGTGCACGATACAAGGTCCTGCTCCAGGACGATAGACAACAAGTCCAGTATACTCTTTTTTAATTTTTTGCTCTAGCTCAACAAGCATGCGTTCTGCAGCATGCGTCATCTCTTTAATCTCTTTAATTGCTGGTCTCATGTTTGTGTTGATTGAAAAGTGCGTCTGGAGGGATTCGAACCCCCAACCAAGGCATTATGAGTGCCCTGCTCTGACCATTGAGCTACAGACGCATGAAAGTTTTAGTTAGGCTTTATTTTCTGCCGAAGCTTTGCAGTTGCTTTACTCAATATGAAAGCTACGTTTCCTATAGACAACCCTGTAGCTTCGGATATCTCTATGTAGCTTAACCCTCCCCAGTATCTGAGCTCAATAACTTTTCGTTGGTTGGGTGATAGTTTTTTAACCCGTTCTCTCACCTGTGCTAGAACTTCTTCTCTATCCATTTGGCTGGATGGTATAAGGTTGTATTCTACTAGAGTTTCGTGATTGTCATGCTCTTCTTTCCATTCACAAAAACGTGACTTTTTCTGTAGTATTTTTAGTGAACAGTTGCGGCAAACAGTGAAAAGCCACTGCGCTAGATGATCCTCGATTGTTTCCTGCTCCTGCTTGCACAAGCGCAAGAATGTGTCTTGTACAGCATCGCGTACGAGTTCTATATCTCGAACAATGCTGTAAGAATATGTTTTTAAAGGATCCTCGTACCGCTGCATTGCGGCAAGGATCCACTCTGCTGTTGCGGTCGACATATAGCAATTCAATAGTTTACCTATTCAAGATATTATACCACAAATATTGAATTAAATTTGCCAGCTACGCGCCTTGCTTATTGTACTTTGTAGACCTGCACAAAACATATCCCTTATGTGCTTCGCTATATTCTAGCGCATACGTCTTTTCATTTTCTTTTTCTACCACAGCTCCTGCAAATATTCCGCCCTTGGCTAGCACAAAACCGAACCTAGTATCAGGGACATTATTAATGGTGCCATAGATCTTGAAATATGTTTCTCCATCTTCAATCTCTGTCACAGTACCTGTATAGCAAAAGCCGTCTGCCCTATATATTCGGACAGACTTCCCGATAGGTGTCTGCACAATCCTTGCAGGATCTGCCTTACCATATACATCTGTGAGGTAGGCTTCCTGGCCCAGTTGTAATTTGAAACCTGTAACTACACCAGACTCCTGTTCTTGCGTCATTCCAGCGAAAACCATATTGGCTACTATGAAACATAGGGCGGTTGTTGTTTTTTTCATGATACTAGTGTACGGCTATTCTTCGATAACTTTCTGTACAGCTGTTCTGCTCGGCTGTATTCAATCTCTGCTTAACTTCTTCAAGTTCTCTCTGTACTTCAACAACCATACCTCTCAATTCATTAATCATGTTTGCTGCCTCTGTAAGCTCATGCATATTTAGAGGCCGCATAGATGTATGATTGTTTAGATTTGAATAATGCGGCGTGTTTATATGCTGCGATGTATATCCGCTAGATGTACCTATCGAATATTGCATCTGTCCTAGAAAAGCGTCATTGAACGAGTGTGCGTATATGTTTGCTGCAGGTGCTCGAGACATACTTTGTGCAGCCTCAGAGTCTCCAGCCAGTTGCTGGAGACTGTTCAATAAATCTGCTAGTTCAGGCAAACTAGCTCTGCTTTGAGCCATATGCTCTCTTTCTGTTTCAGCTATCCAATCTTCATTTTCCATAGCAGTATACAATTTCTTTGATTCCTGTACTATCGATTACGAAACAACTCTGCCTTGCCTTGTTGTTGAGTCCCATGGCTTCTGAATGCTTGTCCCCTTTTACTGTGGTGGACAGCATATAATGCTCGAACTCACTATACTCTTTCATTTCGAGGTGATGCTGATCTGCAGTGAGCAGTACCTTCTGTTTTACTCCAATCAGTGACTCAGGGGAAGAAAGAAATAAGTTGGCTACATAGCTTTCTCTAGCTTTCCCTGAAGAAGGTAGTCGCCCCTTATATTCGGCACTATAGCCGTGAGATGCGATAAACAGAGTGTCATATACTTTAAAGATCCCGTGATCTGTTTGAAAAACTTCAAATACGATACGCTCATCTTTGTTGTAGTATGCTTCTAGCGTCTTGAACAGCACCCAGTCACCGAAGTCATTGTGGTTGCCTTTAACACTTTTAACTCGGACCTGTGGAAACAAACTCAACATCGAATCTATCAGCTCTACAATACTGTTGAAAGCTTTTGTGAACTGTTCTTCTTTAATGCAGTCGTGCACTAGCATTGTTCCCTTGGTGGTGAATCCTGCCCCTGTAGTATGCAAAATGTCGCCAAGAGAAACTAGCACACATTCAGAAAAACCATAGTTTCTGTCTTTGACTATTTCTGCAATACTTTCTGCATAATCTCTAATGCTCTGCACTGCTTCTTCGGTGCTATAGCCTTTGCCTCTGAAAGATTCTTTGCTGTTCGTTTTTGCTCCGAAATGGACATCAGACAAGCCTACCAGCAAGGCTTTGTTCTTTGTGTATTTAGTGGGTCCTGTGTACTTGACTATCTTGTGTTCAGGAGGACGCCAATTAGCGATAAATGCTGCGAAGGGATCTAGCACACCTTCTTGCAGCTTAAACCATTTACCTGCAGCTTCCTCAGTGTCTTTCCAGGATTGCTTTTGAAACTCTTGGTATAATTGAAATTTTTTCTTCTGTAGTAGCTCTCCAGCCACATCAAGTACGTCACGATCTTTGAGTTGTTCGTCTGTAACTGGCTCAGAGTCGTGAGTGATTCCTAGTATGCGTAAAACTTCAACCATGTAGTTTCTAGGAATCTTGTAGTTCCTACAGATCTGGTTGATTGTGTGATCGTTCCCGCACCAGTTACTATAGTTTTCTTTGATGCCTCTAACCATGTCTCCAGGCAGAACAACATTGCTGTTCGCCGCTTTTAGATACATCACATACTTGTCGTCTTCCTTGTTATAGATGTACTTTTCTTTGAACTTCAGTCCTCTTTCCCAAGAGCTCGTATCTTCTTTGTCGATGACATATCTATGCGGCTTAGCAGCTTCAGCGCCATTTGATTGTAGCGCTTGCTTGACTTCTTTGATAGCGCTGACCCCCAACCCTTGCTTTCTCAGATAGGTCTCTACGCCCTTTTTCTGCTCCTTCAGTTTGACGCACTTTTGCAGTAATTCAGGAGTCGCCCAAGAGTGCTGCCTCGATGTTTGTGCTGTTTTTTGCATTTTCAAAACTACCGATTTCTTTTTTGATTTGACCATAAGCTGTTGTTAAAGAGTACTATACGACTTGAACAACCTCTGTACAATTTTCGATGTTTTTTGAAATTGTACCGAACTGTTCTCCGTCACTATACCCAACTACACAGCCACTGCAAACAAAACATTACAGATAGTAGCCAAAAAATAGCTCTCCGTTTATGGTTGTGGCAGAGCCTATTGCACTAATCTCTACGATCAAAGCTGTCGATTGCCCAGGCACTAATCTTCCTGCTGCACCAAAATTAGCAGGATCATCTGGGTAATAGTCGAACACCCCTGAAGGCATATCGCCAGAAGGTACAGTTAACACTGTTACACCGTTCCATTTAAATGTCAGCTTGCCGTGCAACGCACCTGACAGGTTCCTGATATACATGTACGGAAACTGATTTCCCGAAGAGTCGATACCTGGACGGTCTGGGTCGGCGGCGTTGTTCTTGTAGACCACAGAGAGTATGGCCTTGGAGTCAATGTTGCTTACATTTGTTAAAGAGAACAGTATCCCGTCGTTTTCATAGGTAACCACTCCATTATTTTCAAAAGAGTAAGGAGTGATGGTCCAGCTGGCTGCATTACCTATGTTAGCTCTCACCATATTGGTTGCAAAATCAGACAAGTCCACAATTTCAGGAACATTCCCTGCCACTGATGTCGAGGGCAGCCACAATGTAGGGGCTGCTGGTAATGTAGGTGCAGGTATGGTAGGTAGCGCTTCTTTTTGTAGGTCTGTGAGCTCAGCCTTTTGAGATTCTGTCAGGGCGGCAGCTTGTGGTACTGTAAACGCGGCTAGCTCGTCTGTTGTAAATGCGCCTACTTGTTCTGGTGTCAAAACATGTATAGCCTGCGGAGCTATTGCTGCCACATCCTCGGGGTCCATCGCAGCCAGCTGTTCTGTACTCATTGCACCCACTTCTTCTATAGTCATTCCTGCTACACCTTTTGTAGAAAAGGCAGCTATTTGCTCTGTGCTCAGAAGAGCTATGGCTTCTACTTTGATAGCTGCGACCTGCTGCGCATTCAGTACGTAAAGTTGCGCTGGTGTGAATGCTGTAATCTGTTCAACACTCATTGCAGCTATCTGCAGCGGCTTTAGAGCAGCTACAGCACTAAGGGCTAATGCAGCCACCTGAATCAGCGAGAATCCGGCTATTGTATCAGTACTCAAAGAACCTAGCTGACTAGCAGTCAATGCACCCATCTGTGCTGTTGTGAGTGCTGCAAGTTGTAAAGGGCTTAGATAGTCAAGTTGTGCTGGAGAGAGTGCAGCTACAGAGTATTTGTCGAGCTGCGTCACCTCTGCTTCAGTTAATGCAGCCAGTTCCGCCAAACTTAGTGTACTTATTTCGGTAAGTTCTATGAGCGGACTTACATTGTATAGTTGAGGCTGACTCAGGTTTTCAAGATCTTCGAGATCGATCACCAGCTTTTTAACCTCATAAACTATCGAGTCGAACGCAGTTTGCAACATCTCTGGGGTTCTTGTAACTATCTCTATAGAGTTAGTTCTGTAGTATGTAGATCCTGGAGCAGGTGCATCTTCAGGGAAATCTTCTAGTTGGACCGGCGTACAAACAGCAGCGAAAGTATCTTCCACAGTGCCTTTGGCAAAATTCCGAATTCTCTGGTTGACAAAAATTTTATTCGGCATACTCTCCGCATTGACAGCTTCCAGTACCAGCTTGTATGAAGAAATATCAGGCACCTCAATCGTGCTCCGTTTCAAGATTTGAATATTTTTTGCCATTAGGTAAAAAGGTTGCTATCCCTGTAGCTTAAACTCCCAGTTAGTTAAAATCAATAAAATTATGGAAAACAAAACAGACAGCAGTATGTATAGAGTTGGAGATATCGTAATCGGTAGCTCTGATCCAAGTAAATCAGTATATTCAATTACTGGCACAAAAATAAACCCTGATGGAGTGTCTCTATATGGCAGCGATGCAGATTTGACGGCTAGGGCAAAAGATCTCGCAAGATCTGCTGTAATGGCCGGAGGTATTCCGCTACCTGTGTCTCCTCGAGGCAACAGTAACGAGCAGCCTAAAAAGCAAAAGAAGAAAACAGCCAAAAGTGGGAATAAGCAGGCAGCTTTTTCTCCTGAAAGCTATGTATCTTCGTTGTCGCATGAACATGGTGTAGGTGTATACGATTCAAATGCTGTTACACCACAAGATACAGCTTATGTTCGCCCTCAATCTACTGTGCAATTCGAAAACGATTTTGGTAAGATCAAGTCCAAAGTAGAAACAATCATAGAGCACGATCTAGCTTTTATGTTTGTATATTCAGACGAAGACGCTGTAGTGTTCGAACCTAAAATAGGTGAGCTTCTCGCTGTGCATATGCCTGACAAACGACGCATTGAAGTCTACTACCCTGGAGTTACTTTTGACTCGCCAGATAACACTAAAAAGTTTATGATTCTATTCAAAGTACCTGAGGAAAATCAAGAATAATTTATGGAAAAAAATGGAATGCTTACAGATAAATCACAAAGTGATTACGACAATACGAAAAAAGCTGAATACTACGATGCAGAAGGCTTCAGTGTAGCCGACGAAAATAACAAACATAAGCTCAACAAGCCTGAACCAGTCAGCAACGTGCAGCCTACTCAAGAATAATTATGATTTCTCCAGACGATCCGCAGAGTTACTTTAAGATAGGAGATAACGGCAGAGACCGCTATTCTAATCCTTTCTACAATATTCCACTTCAATATCTCCCGATGAACATCGAGGGAATGCTCCTGTGGGCCGAGCATTTCCTATATAGGAACGGATTCTATAAACAAGCTTTGAACCGTATTGCGAACTACTTCATCACATCGCTATCTATTGAGTGCGATGATGAAGAGGCCAAGAAGGAATATCATGAGCTCCTAGATAAATTGAAATGGAAACAGGTGTGCGCCAAGGCAGGCCTCAATCTGTTGGCTTATGGTAATGAGTTTGTCACTGTGAACCAGGGCTTCTATAGATACTTGAACTGTCCCTCTTGCGGCAAATCGACGAATATCGACAAACTCCAAAACTATGAGTTCCATAAGAACAAGTTTAACATGACTTGTTTGAAGTGTTCCTACAAAGGTCAGCACAAGGTTGTAGATAAGCCTGCAGCCAGCGTAGAAAAGATTCATGTGGTTCACTGGCCTGCTAAAGAAATCAAGATTCGCTATGAGGAAACTACCGGAGAAGCAGAGTATTTCTGGGATATTCCTCAGCAGTATGCAAAAAAGGTAACTACTAAAAACAACAAGTTCTATAGTAAGAAAACTCCACAAATTGTGTTCGAGTGTGTTTTTAATAAAACGATGCTCGCATTCAATGCTAAGAATTTTCTACATCTAAAGCTTGATACTCCTAGCACGATCAGGACAGATGGTAAGGCTGTGCCTCCAAGTATGTTTATTTTTGAAGATCTCTTCATGCTTCAGACACTGAAGAGATACAACGAAGTAATTTGCTTCGAAGACATTGCACCGTTCAGGGTCATTAGCATGAGTGACGGCACCAACCCGGCAGCCAACCCATTTTTGAACCAGAGCGGGGCTGTGTGGTCTAGTGCAGTAGATTCGATGATTGAAGAACATAGACGAGACCCTGGATCGTATCATAAGTTTCCATTTCAGATCAATTATCAGCAACTAGGAGGAGAGGGTTCTAAGCTAGCTCCTACAGAAATGATGGAACAGGCTAAGAACGGCATATTGAATGCCTTGGATGTTCCTGTTGAAATGTTTCAAATGACGTTTCAGCAGCAGGCAGCAGGCCCCATGCTTCGTATGTTTGAGAACGCCTGGAGCGTAATTCCTAGTAATTATAATGTTCTATTGAACCATATGGGTGAGGTGCTTGGTAATATTATGGGACTACCCAAAGCTAAGATCTCTTTGATACCCATTACCTTCTCTGACGACATTGAGCGTAAAGGAATCATTGGTCAGCTGGTATCTGCTAATGCTATCGCCAGAAGCGAACTGCTCAAACTTTACAACTTTGATTATGAAGATCAGGTTCGTAAAAAGCTTGAAGAAGATCGTATCGCTCAGGATGTGCAGACAGAAGAACAAGAAAAACAGCAGCTGGCACAAGCCACTCAAGCTAACCTTATGCAGATGCTTCAGGGGCAGCAACAACAACAGCAGCCTGGAGGAGCGCCAGCAGGTGGAGGAGGCGGAGGAGGTACCACACCGCAGGATGCTCTAGCTCAAGCACAGCAGATGGCTCAGCAGCTATTCCCACTAGATGGGGCCCAGAGAAGAGCGCAACTGCAGCAGATCAAGGCTACAGACCAGGATCTGTATGCTCAAGTCAAAGCCCAGCTAGACCAGATGGGCTCTCAGGCTAGATCTCAAGGCTTGCAGGGAGCCAAACAGCAGGCGGCACAGGGACCTCAACAATAAACTAAGATGATGGATAAAGTGTATAACTGTATTGTGAGCGGGAAGCCAATACCTGCAGAAAGAGTCGAGGCCCTGCAAGAGCTAGGTATACCCGAGACCAGATGGACATGTGTGGAGCATGCTCTGCCTGTCCCCAGGAAAGGTATATATCTTGGAGAAGCAGGCACAAGTCAGCTGCTTATTGTAGATAAAGTTTATGACGACTCTGTACGCTCTGTATTCAGAGGAGCAAAAAAAGAATCCTCCGAAACCAAAGAAGACGACGAAGTAGAGGGACCAGGCTATAATGAAAAAGAGTTGAACTATTACGCCTCGAACGATGAACCTATTGAACCCGAAGAAAAAATATAAATATGGAAGAAATACCTGAACCTCAATTCACTCCACCTGTACCAGTATATGTGCATGTACCGCATGCAACAGCTCCTGAGTTTCCATCAACTGAACCCAGCCAGCCTCTAAATGCATATATACCTATATTTCATGCCGTACCAACACCTCAAACTCCGAATAAAAAAGAAACATTAATAGGCAGACAGCAGCAAGCATCCCAGGTATAATAGTCTAACAATCCTTATCTTTATACTATGCAAGACCACGATCACTCGGTTTTAAATTCTGACGGTGTTATTACTCTCCAAGAATTGTTCGAGTCTGTGAACGACTTACAAAGCGATAAAAAAGTTACTGTAGCCGAGCTTGAAAGTATAAAGATAAGGTTGGAGTCTAACGCCCTAACTGTACAAGAGCAGTTGCGTGCCTTAGAACGTTCTGTATTAGATATCAGAGACATGGCCAGGGATGCCAAACATATCAGTGTAGGTGTGGACGGACAGAACGGGTTAAGAGGATCTATCGCAAATCTAACCAGAGATGTTAACAGTATGACACAAGATTTTAACTTTCTAAGACAAACTGCCCACAACTATACTGAAACTAAGAACCTCCTTATGCGGCTTTTTGTCACCTCTGCGGTTGCTGTAGTTGTACAGTTCGGAGGAGCTGTATGGTTTGTATCGTCGCTACACAGCAAGCAAGAAAGTATCAGGGAAGATTTAAACAGGGTTATCCGTTACATTGATAAGTCATACGATAGTCAGGGTAAACCAAACATACCTTCAAAATAGTTGAAACTTCGGGAATATAGAAACGAACAAGGAGAAACGCTGGGGTATATGTTCGTTTGTCCTGGGTGCAAAAATTATCATGCACCGAAAACCCTTCAGGACGGGAAAGGGTACTCTTGGGAGTTTAACGGCAGTTTAACCTCTCCCACATTCACACCTTCGCTATTATTTACAGAGCAGCGACAGGTTTGTCATTCCTTTATCAAGGATGGTGCTATATACTTTTGTCCAGATAGTACACATACTCTGTCTGGTCAGACAGTACCTCTGGCAGATATCTAGTATGCTGCATAGATATTAATCTTTACTCGACACATAGCTTGGTGAGGTATAGACTATGTGTATGAGGAATATTTTAATACTCATGCTCTTTTTGACTAGCTGTGCTTCTCGCAATCAGCATGTACAGCCGTTGGCTAAATTACCAAAGCCCACGACCACTTCCACATCAGCTATGGAGACAAATATTGCGGAACTTGAGAAATCTGTAAAGAGTGCCTCTTCTAGGGCCGAGCGCATCAAGCTGCTGATAGATGCTATAGAATAAGTTATGAACCTACAGAAAAGCTTTTTAATACTATTTTTGTTTGTTTCCTCTGGGTTATGTAATACAGAGCTGAACACAACACTCAAACAAAAGCTGCAGGTTGAAATAGCGGGCTTACAGGAAGAGATAAGCAACGCATCTAAAGATATTGTACAGCTAAAAGCAGACAAAGCCTCTCTTGAGGCTGCACTCAAAAACATGGAAGAATGGGGTACGTCGCAAGAATCTGCCAAACTGCAGTATTATGAAGAAGCAGGTAACCTAGAACTGCAGGCAGCACAAGCCTCCGAAGCATTAGCTAGCGAAAAGAAACATACCGAGGAAACGCTTCGTAAATATTATAGGTTGAAACAGATCATGGGTTATTTGGCAGGAACACTATTGTTTGGACTGTATCAGTATTTCGGTTCACGAATAGTTCTATTCGCCCAGCCTGCGCTTGGTCCTTGGGGCGCACTGTTGCAGTACATTGGCCCTGTCGCAGCTTTCGGTATAGGCTATCTACTGGTCAAAATGTTCTTCTAATATGATCAACCTGATATCAAACATAACAAAAACAGCAGCTTCCTTCTTACAGACAGGTACAGCCCCTCCAGGTACGCCACCTAATCAAAAAGAAGATATGGAGAAAGTGAACCATCTATCTTCTAAAAAGTTCTTTCTAGCCTTCTCAGGATTTATTGTGCTGGGTATTTTCTATTTTTCCAGTGTGGCTGTACTTTTCGCACTACATAAGTATCCTGAGCTCGTAGCATCATATTCGGTCATCTTCACAAAAACTATAGAGGTTTTCGCCACTATTATGGCTGTATATTTAGGTGGTCAGGCCGTAGTGGACTTGAAATACAACAGCTCTAGTAACGCTACAGTTGAAGGTAAAATCGACATTATAGACAACACACAAAGAGTTGTAGGTAACGAAAAAGAACACGATTACGTATTGGAGGAAGACTCACATGGAACTAAGTAAAAAAGGAGTAGACTTCATTGTTGAGGAAGAGACAGGCGGCAAAGGCTATTACGAAAAGGTCTACAAGAGCACTTTTATCTGGCCGGGAGGCGCTAGCGGAGCTACGGCAATGGTAGGCATTGATATAGGCTACTATTCGCTACAGGAGGTTGATCTGTATTTTAAGCCACTTACCAGCTCTGAAGAGCTTGAGTTGATACAGGGTGGACGCAGCAAAAAAGGTGTGATTGCTGAAGCCTATGTTAAGAAGTATTTAAACAAAATAACCTTTACATGGGAAGAGGCACTACAGACATTCCAAGCACACATCCTACCTAAATTCACAAGATACACATTGACAGCGTTTCCTGGTGTAGAAAACCTTGGAGAAGCTACCCAGACAGCCCTAGTTTCCCTAGTGTTCAACAGAGGTATGTCGATGGCTGGACCTTCCAGAAAAGAAATGTTGGAGATCAAAGGGCTGGTAGCCGCCAAGAATTATAAGGAGATTGCAGCGCAATTACGCAGCATGAAGCGTTTATGGGATAAAACTAGCGGACTTGTAGGGCGAAGAGAAAGGGAAGCTAAGCTGGTAGAAAGCTGTAGCTAATCCCCATCATCGTCGTTTTCGTCACTCTCGTCGTCAAACCCCTCGATCGTTTCTTCTTCTTTAAGTGCCATATTATGCATATGCTTTAGCGCTGCTGTGATATGCATATCTCCGAAGTTGATGAGTCCTAGTTTAATTACAGGATTATCATACGATTCGTGAGCATAAAGCTCACCCTTTTCATTACAGACTAGCAGCATATACCCTCGAGTATATTCACCCAGTTGTGTGATGAAACTGTTGGGGATCATGAACCCTGGGTCTTCTTCGTCGTGTTTATCCATGTATAAATTATAGCACCCTAGTAGCTAAAAAAAAGGAAAAACCCCCGAAAGGATTTTTCCTATTTTTTTAAAAGCACATAGCTTTATACTCTATAAGCTCAATATCGCTTAATGGAGTCAATAGAATGGATTCATCGATCTTGTTCGCAGGCTTGTATTTTTTCGTTTTGTATATTGTTCGATAATGGTACACCCATTTCGTCTCGATAGGACTCACTCTGTTTGTGGTGCTGCTATACAGATTTAATATTTTGTATATCTGAGCATTAGTGTAGTCTTTTAACCGCACATAGACTTTCAATATAGCTTTATCAATTTCCGGAGGTAGGTCATGAAAAGCTACATCGATATACTCTTTTTCCTTGAACTCTCTGCTTCCTAGGTTAAATCGTATCAAGTCAGTGTAGAAGTCTGCATTATCTATACATTCACGCAACAACGAGCATATCGTCGCGTATACTATACTTGCCTTAAATAGATCTTTATTACTGCTCAGGGCTAGAAACAGTAGAGGATCACTAACATTTTTCTGGATGTTTGGTTTCTCCAAGTTGTGCTTTTAAACTATTTATTGTGTCGCGCAAGGTCTGCTCTCTTTCCTTACGCATCAAGTCTTTCTCTCTGTAGACTTCTCTGAAATCGCGCATGTGTCGTGAATTGTATTCCGTCAATCCACCTATAGTGACAAGCACAAGAAGCAGACTACTTAGAAACACATACACAGCACACAGCTCCTCCAACCACATACTAGCTGCACCCAGCACAGCCATCAAACCTGTAACAACTATTAAGTATTTTTTAGTCTTCATAACGAGTTTTCCAATCTATAGGTAAAACACAAACGTATGTGTCTGTAGATCTACCAATAAGATAGATACTCACACTATTATACCATCATTTACTAGGTTATACGTTTCTGCTTTTGCAAGTAATTGTTTTGATGTAAGTGGGACAGAGACTATGGTCGGAGTTGTTTCGAGCGTCTCGCACATGCATTCGCAGGCGCTAATTATTTTTCTGAGGTCGTCCTGATTTTTACAGTGTTTTGAGATAATTGTAATTACAAGAGAACTATCATAGAAATTAGGAATCATATTCGTTGTAGTTAGCTTTCGGGTACCTTCCTTCAAGGTAGTGCGCCATAGGTTCGCAGACATAACTTTCACCTCCTCCTTTTACAAGAATTCCCCCTACCCCATTATAGCTTTGTGCTTCATGCACCGCTATCAGTGCGTTCCCAGAATAGAACGCCAGCACTTCCGCCGGAGAGTTAACGAAGGCGTTCAATATATCAGCATACAACGCCTGTTTCTTTAGCTGCGGCATAAAGAACATGTGCTTTAGCCCTATAGTATTTTTAGAGCACATGATTTTCAACGATACTCCCAGCTGCTGAGATAGGTCCAGCGCAAGCACAGGATGATTTGAGCCTAGCTCCTTGAAGTACTCTTCAGCTACTGCTTTAATTGCAGCTTTAGTAGTATTGAAATGTCTAGCTACCGCAATACAAATACCAATCTGAACTTTTGTCATTTTCTTGTTGTTTATCTACTGGTTGTTTAATGTTTACTACAGTAAGTTTCTATATATCAGGTTCTGTAGTTTTGACGTTTTTTCTGAAACAATGCGACATAGTCCGGCAACTTTTCGCCAGCCCCATCCCCACCCTAAAGGTATCAATTTACGTTTCAGTGTAGGCCATGGTTTTATACTTTCTCGCTGTCTTCTAGCTTCCCACTCGGCTGTGTGTAGTCTGTGAGCCTTATGTTTTTCCGCATTGTTCAGTTTTATTTTATCGAGCGTACCATATATGAAGTACGCATCAAATTCCAGCCAGTAGTCCTCCTCTTCAGAGAAGGGAAGAACGTGATAGAAGTTGATTACACCGTGATGGCTCACCAGCTTGTTATATCTGTTTTTAATGACTATATCCTTTAACCCGAAGCTTAGAAAAAGCTTGCGCTTATCTTTCTTCAATTCTTGTTTTTCCTCATCAGTAAACTCCACATACTCGCGCTCCACGCACTCCTCTATAAGTAAGCCGTCTGCTGAGATTCGATACGAACCTAGACAGTTATCTAGACTTTTGGTCTGAAACACCTCTTCTTTCCAGTCCGAGGATAAGCCTACCGCATCGTCAGGTAGAGGAAGAGGTGCACTGCATGTGATATGGTCGTACATTCCCATGGTTATTTTTCGTTGATGCTGCGCTCAAACCTTTCAAAAAATGCTTCCAGTTCTGTATCTTCATCAGTATTGAACACGATGTCGAACAGATAGTCTACAGGACTAGACGATAGATCTGTCTCGACCTGCTTCAGATATCCTGAAAGCTCCAACTCTTTCACCAGTTGCAAAAACACATTATCGCAGTTATTTTGCAGCTCAAGTACGATTCCTCTAGCTTTTAGAATTTTTTCTTTTTGTTCAGTGGTCAGCATATTATTACAGTAGATCTTTAATTGTTTTGTTCACCAGTTCTTCAGGCATGTTCAAATATGTGTATTTTGTCCAAGGAAGACATCTAGGTGCCCAGCCGGCTGGAAGGTCGCCCTCATCATTTATAGGGTCTATATGGTGATGCTCAAACCCATCCATAATGATTTCTCCTCCATGAGTACCCATGATATCTTTGACGCTTGCCTCAGCATCTTTGCTATCTTTAGCTGCGAATACGAAAGTGTATTCTACGGTTGCTTTAAATAGTTTTGGTTTATCGTTTTGCATTTATCAGTTGGTTAATTCTTTCAAGTTCGCCGTAATTGCTTAGTGTACTTAGTGCCGATATAAATCCTCGAAGAGTTTGAGAGTTATTGAACTTCCTGGCGTACGATGTGGCTCCAGGATGATATATCTGGTCAATGGGTTGCATACCTAGAATAGCTGGAGGGTTGCAGTCGTAGTTGCTGCATACAAGTGTTACTTCTCCAAACCAAGATTTATACAACCGCAAATGATCAAGCCTTCCGTGTCCTCCGATATTTCTCAATGTACACAGATACGAAGCGTTACTGTTTTCTGAGACTATATCGTGTTCAGCTATGAACGCACGCCTACTATCTTCAAGTTTAGTGCGCTCTGCTTCGTTTAATTTTGAGCATATAGGATCCCGACTGAATATCTTATGCATATAATTTTGATCTTATAAGTTTATTTACAGTAGCGTTCAATTCTTCAATGCTTTGCTCAATATTTTTAAGTCTGTCTTGCAGATTACTTGTAGGTAAACCCTGTACAATACTGGACGCTTCGGCTTGATTCTGCTTACTCATGATTTGCCGCACACTATTCAATGCCCAGAAATCGACATGCAGCGCCCTATCACTGTCCACAGGACACGTATCCCAATCCCAGCCCTCAGGCACGTCATCATCTTTTTTTATTTCCTTGATACCTGCGGTGTTGTCAACTAACCACATATCATTTCTATCGATCGTAGTCATGGCGTTCAACGCGAGCTGTTCGCTATGGGCCCACACTAATGTTTTTGCACGTAATACGTATAATTTTTTCATACGGTTTCTACTGTTGTTGTTTTGGTTATTTTTACAATTCTGTACTCCAATCTGTACTTTGCATCAGTATGAAGTTCATCAAATTTTTTGAACTTCTCTATTTTTGCGATAGCCTTTGCATATGCTGCGGCCTCGGCTCCAGGTACCTCACTACTGAATACGTATTTGCTTCTAGAGCAGCGAGAATAGTGGCCCCATTTAGGTTCAGGTACCCAATCTAACCAGGTCCTGCTCTGTACCTGAAATGATGTTTCTATCCAGTTTCTCATAGTCTTTTCATAGGTTCTCAAATGACTTCTCCTTCATTTTGAATTCAAAGTCGATGTCTACTGTTAGCCCATATGTATCGGGCAGTTTAGTTGCATAATCAGCATGCTTCCTAGGATTCTTATCCTCAGGAATGCTCTCGCTATAGTGAAACAAGGGTACATGTGTCCATGACTCGTAGGCTAGCGATAACGCATATCTTTCTTGTGCAAATGCCCCTGTACCTGGGTGGCACTTGTGATGGAGATAATCGAATGTGATCGGAATCTTTGGCTGGTTGAAATTATAGAACAGTTGGGATACCGTCCAGCCTGCCGGCTTGTCGTCGTTTTCGAGTACAAGCCTGGATTTTACATCTGTAGATAGTTTATCATAGTTTTTGTAGAACAAATCTCTGACTTCCTTACGAGCGTCATCAGAACTGGCGCTTCTATTAACATGAATGTTTATAGGCGCCTCGTAGTTATGAGGACAGCCGATCCTGGTCATAAACCAGCCCTGGAAATTCAGCTCACGAATTGTGCGTTCTACCGCCTCTTCGTTCTCACTAGCCAGTACATTGAACTGATCAGGGTGTGTACTCAGTCGTACACCTGTCTTCTCTCTTTTCTCTGCAACCGCATCCAAGGCTAGTAGTAGCTCCTTGTGCTGAGGTAAACAATACAGGTCTAGATTAGCCTTATCATAGGTAATCAGGGGAAAGACACTGCTGCTTAGCCTGTAGCAGTGGTTGTGCTGCCCACAATAGTCGATAGCTGCCTTTGTCACCCATAGATTATGTAGAATGATTTCCCCCAGCTTGAACAACGCTTCTTCTCTAGGAAGAGAACTGAATCGCTTATATGTGATTGTTTTAAACTTACAGAGTGGATCCTGATCTTCTAGAGACAGGACTATGCAGCATACGCCTTTATTCCTTATCATTATTTTTATTTCTTTTACTATTCGCTTTCAGCCAATGATATTGCGCGACTGCTTCTTCGGTAGTAGGATGCCTCTTCTTTAGCTTGGCTATCAGTTCTGCCGCTTCCATTGCTAGTGTGACGGTGACATGCTCACCTACACAAACCCCATCCTCTTCTGTTGCTCCTGGGAAGTTAGCCTGATCGTCTTTAAACAAGGGGTAGCCTAGAGCCTTGCCTAGAATCTGGTCGACCTCTGCAAACTCTTTCAGCATTCTAGCGATCTTTTCTTCAAGGGCTTGTATCCTCAATGCTGCTATCCCTTCTTCTAGCTCACTCATCAGATTTCTTTGCATTTTTAAGTTTGTGATGTGCTTCGATAGCATCCTCTGCACGCATAATCTCTTTGTCGTATCTGTTGTATCCCTTGCCCCATGTACTTAGGTGTGCTAAAAATTCATGAGCATAGTCTACAAGATCGTCTGCACACTTTTCCCAGGCAGCTAGTTTAGCCTGAAGCTCTTCTATCTCTTTGGTGAGACACAGAATAGCGTCTTTGTCTGTCTGTTTGATTTCAACGTCCATCTTTGTGTGTTGGGTTTGAATTGTTCTCATGAAGCATACTGAGTTCCTCTAGCTCATTTTCAAGAGTCTCTATATGCTCTCGTAGACTGTGTATAAGCTCGGCGTCACTATCTAGCATAACCTGTATACTTTGTTCGATAATTGAGGCAACTATCTCTACCATCTCTGGTACCTCCAGATACTCTCGATAGCCTGCCTCATCATTTACCTCTTTGATCTTCTCTCGAACCAGAGTATCGAGCTTGGTTCTATTGAATTGCATATTCGTTCTCCAGTCTAGTTACAGCTTCTTCTGTGATCTTAACAACAGCGGCTGAGGCGATATTAGAAGTCTGCTTGAAGATAGCTTTGATCTTCATTTCGGCTGCCGCCTTCGAAGCAAACCTTACAGGTCTACTATAGTCGTCACTATAGTCCCAACTGTCTACTGTGTCAGACAATCTGGCTAGATAGTATGTTTTCTTACTCATTGTGTTCGGTGATATATTTAAACTTAGGGCAGCCAGAAGGGTAGCTAGTGTAATAAGCCACTCCTGCCTTTACTGCATCTCGCCTTTCATTGGATGCACCGATACCTACACCAATAATAACAAACACGATACACGCTACTATAAGAATTACAGGTATTATGATGTCGTCTTTCATAGTTATTCAATATCCTCGTGTGTCCATTTTCCATCTACAAATCTGTAGATATACTCGCACCAGTTATTGTCGGCAGCCTTCTGGAGCTTCCCATGAGGCATACCGCACCAGTTCTTGAGCTCTTCTCCACGCTTAGTATAGAACTCACATTTGTCAATTTCAGGGGCAAGCATAGTCATGCTGCCTCTGCTGATCAGTGCCCTGATCTTTTCAGGATCAGTATAGTGATCTTCCAACTTCCTTCCTACTCCTTCAGGATAGCCATCGAAATGGCAATATACTGCGTCATAGGTACCGTCAGGGTTTTCGATTGATATAAGTGAACGTGTTGCCATATTTTTATTATTCTTTCCATTTACCTAGTGTTCGGAGGAACGCCTCCGCACGTTGCCGGGCCGAGGCACGAAAGCTAAGTGCCCCACTGTATGGTAAATTATACGCCATAGTCCAAAGGTCGTGTGCTAATAGGGTTGTTTCTGCCTCATACATCGCGTTGAGGTCCGTGCAGTAGTTTGGAATAAACTCACTGCCTACATAGCTGGCACCTGGTGCCCTACCCGACCTATGGGTTACGTTTACCTCTGTCCACCCACAAGACTCAGCAATACTCGCATTGATTTCGTCGTCTGTCATACTCGGATTGGTTGTCTAGTTTTCTCTTTACCGTTGATGAGGAAGATTTGTTCCTCAGTTTTAGGGTCGTACTTCACAATGAAGTTATACTCTTTGTCTTTATCTAGCGCATGTCCATCGCTACCATATCTAGGAGGGGTTTCGAGACAAACCTGTCCGTCATACTTTCTCCATTCAGCTTCATCTAGAGGAAATTCCTGGAAGTCGCTGAAATACTTACCATCTCCACAGCTGAATTCGATGTCGAAGGCTTTTTCTACCGCCTCGACACATCCCAGCAATTTTACCAGCCCATCATATGCCCACTGGAAGTAGTGAGACTTGGATACTGGGAAACCAATATAGGCGTCATAGTGTGTATGCATAATGCTTAAACTTTCGCTACTGACTCTTTAATGATATAATCTCGTTTAACTAGCCTGAATATAAATTCGCCACCTTGGTCTACATAATGTTTATCAAAGATCTTCAAGGCTTCTTCTAATGTGTCCGCATACTCTGTACCGGAACTATGCCAGTCGTACCACACTGAGTCACTAAACGATTTATATCTAGCTTGCACCACATATTTGGGGTATTTATTTTCCATATTGGTTTAAAGAAAACGCTTACATATAAATTCACCAAACATAACTCCAGCTATACAACTCAAACACACTGTAATAAATGAAACTCCAAAAATTACAGTGAATAATACAACGTCAATCACCAAACTTAGATCATTTTCCATAGTCTAGGTCTTCACTAGTCATTTTATAGTTATCGTCAGAGCTGGTTTCTTCTCCTGTTTCAGGATCCAGGGTAGCTATCTCCACTTCTATACCCAGCTTATCAAGTACCCTGATTAGTATGTTCTCTGTACTGGCGTCTGGTCCGTCGAATATTTCCTTTCCGTCTAGTGTCCAGGTTTCGCCATGCCAGCTGCAACAGCTGTCACCACACTCATAGTAATACTCACGCTTTGTTATCTTGTGCTTCATCTAGGTGTACCTGCTTGAGTTCCGAAGTGCGGCTAGCGCATTTGTTCTCCTGCTCTCGCACTTCTTGTGTTGTCAACTCCGAGGGATACTTGAAAAAGCCTAGAGCATATTCAACGTCTCCTGTTTCAACTAGCTCCACCCCACACCAGCTACTTGCCAGATGTAGTCGAGCTACTGTGTATTCTTTTCCTTCCTCAAGATGCTTTTCAGCATTCTCGATGATATTAGTGAACCAAAAGGCTTTGTTAGCGCCTTTGTAGGTTATCTTGCTTCCAATCTTGGGCCACATTTTCATATTATTCTTCTTTTTTTAGTTTCCTTGTCGAATAACGTACTTTGATTTCTGCTGTAAGCTCGAAATCTTTGAGGCAGTGTTCGCACTCATACTCCATTGGTGCTCCGTTAAGATCACACATCTGAAGGTTATTATCATAGTCAGTGCCTCCACAATATGGGCAAACTATCCTGTCTGTGGCTATTGTGTCGAATTCACTACTCATACATATTTCTCCATGCATGTTCATGATTTCGTGGGCCCTGATCCAGCATTGAGCCTGCATGAGGTTGTCTTGCTCTTCGACGGTCTCTTGATCTCCGTCAAGAGCGTACAATTCTCCATGATATGCGTCGGTGTTGCCACTAAACCAATAGCTGTATCCGTAGCCGTTAGGAAAATGATACGTGGTTATGTTCCTTCTTCCATTAGGTGGACCAGGGAAACTAAACTTGGCTAACTCAGCCATCCCTTCATCCTTGAGAAGCTCTTGCTGCTCTTCCGGAAGACTGTTGATATAGTTTAAAGTGTCTTCAATGGTGTGTTTCATATTATTCAGTAATCCAGTGAAATGTTACTGACCCGCTTTCCCAGTAGGCCACATTAGCTTTAACCGCTTCCCTTTGCATTTGAGCTGCACCACTTATCCAACCGACAAAATACATAGCGAACAGTGCGAAGGCGACACAAATTATACGTGTTAAACTTTCTGTTTCCATACTATTATTTAATTGTTGAGTAGATGCCTACTTCTTTGGTTACTCTATAGATCAATCGTGCGTCTCGCCTATCAAGCATATGATGGTGAGGTCTGGCTACCATATCCTCATATTGTTTAACCGACTTTTCAGCATTATTGAAAATCATATAGTCTCTCCAATCGCTGTTCTTCCGCTTAGACTTTACCTGAATGATGTGAGCTTCTTCGTTAATTACGTCCATAGTGATTAAAAAATGAGGGGTAGTTAAAGTTTGGTTTTAACTACCCCTCAGGTTTTAGATATTAAGGCTCGTCGCTATATCGAACCTCTTCATCTTCGTCGAGTTTTCGACAAGTATATTTCTTCTTCATCTTCTTAGCATGATCGCTCCAGGGTCTGGGTCCCAAGGCATCCAGCCATGCCGCTTCTTCTGTAGCACCACTTCCAATAGTGCAGCTCCTGAACATGTTTACTCCACTCTGTCCTTCAATTACGTACATACTATTCGTCGTCTGTTGAGATTAGTTCGTTGTTCTCCAAATCATATAACCGATATTCTGCGCTCTTCCCTCGAGTGGTATGCTCTTCAATAGGTGTGAGCAATTCTCCATCATATCTTACACCTGTGACGAAATAGATCTCGTTGTCCATACCATCTGTGATGTGGTCGAAATCAATCAGGAATTTCTCAGGATCGAAGTTTTCAGTCTCGAACCGATAATCGTTATATATTCCTCTTTGAATATCTAGTCCTAGAAATATGAACGGATGGTCGTCAGCCAGGTCACTCAAACGTAGGCGCATTTCATATGTTCCAGGCAGCTCATACTCTCCATCTTCTCCATCCTCGACGAGTGCTCCGACAAATATTTCTTCGTCAGCTTCATCTTTCACTGAGATGTAAGAACCTTGAGAGAAGAAAGGCCCGAACATATATAGAATATCGTCCGGTGGATTGTCCCTATCCAGCTCATCTGCGATATCTTTTGGAGCTTCCTCATCATGGTTCATATAATCCATGAGACTGTGGGTTTGAAAGTATTTGAATACTTTCTCTGATACTGCTCCAACACTGAGTGCTCCTCCTAGTCCTGATATTGTTGCTGTGTATTTCATTTTGCTATTACTCCAAATAATAATATTGCCGACACTGTACCCGCAAACGCGGCTATGAATGCTCCAACAAAAAGCAGACTATATCGAAGTGCTGGCATATCTGTGGAAAATAATTTCAGTGAACAGCATTTTTCTTTTTCTTCCATTTTGTTATCTGTAACTTGTTATGTTTTTTACTATTTCTTCTGCGGTTTTTTTCGAGATTACAGGCTCGAAGTCCTGGTTCTCTGTATAGTTGTATCCTGCTAGCTCGCAGGCTTTCTTTACATCTACCTGACACAGACAGCTCTCAGGGATGAGTTGCCCGTAGTTGTTGTCTACAGGCAACTGTTTCACTGCTAGTCCCAGCATCTCTGCCAGCTCTCTAGGGTTGTCTGTACTCTCTTTGGTATCTGTGTTGTACACCCGTATACACATATTAGCTAGCTTCTGGCGTTACAGCCGCACATTCTTCAGGGATAGCTGGATAGCTGCGATATTCCCACCACTCACTACCATCATATTCGGCCCGCTCTAACCAGCTTTCATTGCTGAGCCACACGGTACCGAACAGTTCCTGTGACCCATAACCACTGTGATAGTAGAAGTCGAGTTTATCCAAAAACTGGCTCCAGTCGTCTGCTGTGTAGCCGCACTTCAACACAATCTCTGTCTCGTGCTGGTAGTTCCTGTAGTGGCGGATCTGGGCACATCTAACCTTATCCAGCCTACCGTTCCTTTGTAGCACTCCAAGCAGCTCGTCTTTAGCGTGCATGTCTTTTTTAAAACTCATGAGGTTATTTTGTTGTCGGTTCGGTAGCTAGCTCGAGAGATACCGTCTCAATTTTATTGTTTCGGTGGTTTTTGTTTTGAATGTTAACATAGCACATTACAACAATAAGCATTGTAAGCACCAGTATGACTAGAGATGCTCCGCTTTGGTCGTCTTTACTCATACTACTCTTTGATTTGCTTGTAGAAAGCTACTCCTTTAGGGAATGTTAACGGAGTGAACCAAGGACCGTCAAACCCATCTAATTGAATCTTTAAAAACTTATAGTCTATGTCGTGCAATGTTCTAAGAATAGTTTGACCCGATCCAGGGAAGTTAAGATCAGGCCAATCGATCTTAGAGTTTTTCAAGACTACCTTGCCGCTAATTACTAGTATTGTGTCCATTGTCTATTAGTTCTATAAATGCTGGGGTGTTCTCCCCGACATATGCTCCGATTACGTTAAACTCGAAATATTCGTGAGCATCTTCCTCACTCATATCTCGCATCAATATCTCTATACATTTCTGCCTGTCATATACAGCCATTACTCTGTCGAATTGTGTAGCGACTCCAATGAAAGCTTCGCTAAACCCTACAGGTAATAGTATCTCTGTATCTGGATAGTTTTCAACAATCCAATCATCTACTCTAGATATTGTGGTGGTGATCATTTCGTCAGGCTCACCGATATGATCTGCGTCATTATTCATTATTTTCTTCCTCCTCAAATAGTCTTGCATCGGCTTCGGAGTCCAGGCGATCCATTTCTTTCTCTTCCTCTCCACCACTAAACATATCAGTCCACTCCTGCTCAGTAATGCCTGTCTTTATAAACTCTCTTTGCCCTGCGGAAAGATTAGGGAAAGCGTTCTGGAGAAGCGCTCCACCATAATACTTTTCCAGCTGCTCTTCGGTTACAGGCAACTCCATTGTGTTAGTGTTGCCGCTGATCATTGATACTCTGGTAATTCTCATATGTATAGTTGTTTAATCTCTGTGGTCTTTCCAGCTGTCGTCTAAATTACTTAATACATCAGGATACCTGCTCACTATCTCATCTTCAATTTGTTCAACTATGTGTATTTTTTCTTGAGCAGTTGCTTTGAGCATTTTTCTAAGGCAAGTATCACACAGCATATATGTGCACACTAGTTTAGAATAATAAAACCACGGACATATTGCCATGCTGCTCGTAGCATGCTTCTTATCACACATCAGACACCAACATTTGTTATGTCCAGTTATATTAACCGCCTTTTCCTGCAACTGCACTTCAGCTGTTACGTCTCGCATATTCTAGATATTTACTTCCTCAAGATTTCTTGTTCTTATCTTAATTGTGTTATTGAATCGAGGGATACCATCACTGCTTAGATTCTGATACTTTACAGTTGCCTGCAAACCCAGGATATCCTCACGACGAGTCCATAATCTCTGTTGATATTCGATACCTCCTACAGGGACAGAGTCGAATTCTTTACCGTCAGGCATAGAGAGCCGTAGGATAATGCAGCCTTCACGGCTACCTTTACCTTCCTTGTAACCTACGATTTCATACTCGTTCTCGTGGAAATCTTTCCGCTTGAGTAGGTCTTTCGTACGCTTGTGCTGATACAAACTATCCCAGGTCCTGATCATTTGACCCTCGTAACCCTCACTCATGTACTCTTGATAAGCTTTATCTAGCTCTTCTTGGTTCTGCGCACAGAGAGTCGTAACAGCACAGATATAAGGGCTGTTAATTTCTCGAACGAGTAGATTGTAATCAGCCCGCCGTTGTTGGAAGCCGAGCTCTTCTTTTGTGATGATGTCGTACACATGGTACTGTACCGACTTCTTACATTTTTCAATATCCGCCAGTGAGGCTTTTGGTTGCTTAACAATACTCACAATTTCCTCGAACTTATCTTTGAGTTCGTGTGAGTACATCTCTCCGTCAAACGCAATAAGCCCAGGATATTTATCGAAAGCAGACTGCGCGGCTTCACGAATATGCTCCAGTGTACTAAACGGTTTCCACTGTCTACTGAATACACCATGACGGGTAACAATACATCTTAGCCCATCCAGCTTTGGCTGGTTATATACAGGGAATTTAATCTTATCCTGATAATCACTATAGTCTTTAGCGAGCATAGGATTATAGCGGAGAGGGTTCGCTCCATCCAAAGCATCGACATCTTCAATATACCCCTCGTCACGCTTTTTTTGCCACTTAGCTCTGGCCTCTTTCTCTGCCTGCTGCTCGGGGGTAGTCTCGTTAGCGTTCCCTACGTTTTTATTAAAGCACTTCGTAGGTGCGTTGGTGATTTTCTTTCCGTCTACCTGTCCGCTGATTGTATGATATTCATTTTTATTCACGAATATCTGCCACTCTTGAATGGCTCCTGTGCTTGTTATTTTGAATAGTTTCGGCAGTTCCATATTACTTGCGTGTTCTAGTAACTGTTACGTTACCGCTTTTGATTGTCTTTACTCGCTGGCTAGTTGTTTTTTTCATTAGATGTCTTTCTATATGTGATTTCGTCGTAGAATAGTTTTCTGACTTCGTCTGTTATCTGATACTGTGTCTCAAGAATCGCAGCGATGTGATCGTCTGTAAGATCTTTCAACTTCTTTCTGATCCGCTCATTATTAGCATCTGTTCTGTTTGTACCCCACGTAAAAGCCTCACGTTTCAGCTCGTGACTATCGTCTGTGTATACAAAAGCATCAGTAGCAGGAATATTATTCAAGCTGCGTCGAACATAATCCAGACCACCGTCAATGCTGTATGTCTCGCCATTAGCATCAACATGAGATCGGTAATCATGTCTATGTGTAGACTGTAATCTTGTACCATCGGGGGTAATTATTGCACTAACTAGTAATGTTCTCATAATTATGTCAGGTGCATAAAGTACCTTTTGAATTCTTCATAACCTTCGTATACAAGGTCTATTGCAGCTTTTTGAATATCGGTGTGCTGCTGCATCTGCTCGTGGGATATGTTTGTTAGATCTTTTGACATTTGGGTATAAAGAAACCCGTTGTTCCAGTTGTTGTATGTGCCGCTAGCTGCAACATCATAATTTAAGTATGTTCTGTTAGGTACATACTCTACAACTCTAACACTGGCATTGATGATGACAGCAAATTCGCATTTAAAATATTTACCACTGCTGATGGCCTTTGGATCCATTTTTAGTGTGAGTCCAGGTTCACTAAAAAAGTCTAGCGGAGTATTGTGAACACTTTTGTATGGCCAAATATTAGGAACATGTAGTTTTCTAGTGTGTCCTTTGTTTACAAAAAATAATCTATTCATACTATGTTGTATTTGATTGTGTATAAATAAAAACACCCAGCACCTCTCTCGGGATGCTGGGTGTATGTTGTCAGAGATGTAGCTACACCTTTGCAGTTTCTCCGTAACTTCTACCTGCACGTTCGGAGCATTCTTTACACCTAGTGACCCACCATCCTCCAGTGAATAATTTTCCAGGAGCCCCGCAAGATTCACAAGTTTGTTCGCTCAGTATGTGGGCTATACCGAGCACTCCATCTATCCTACCCCAAGCCCTTTCCCTGGCAATGATGATATCTGCAGGGTCAAGGTGTTTAACATCCTCAGGCTTGAACTTGTCTTCGAAATTGTGGTATATACGCAATGTTCCGAACTTCTCTTTGATCTGCGAAAACCTTATCGCAAAACCGGGGAACCGTTCATATGTCCTGTGCTTCGCTGTGTACAATGAGGCGTATTTGAGACCTAGCTTCTTTTCAATCTTTCTACATAGATTGTGAAACCATACAGTAATCTCGTCCTGATACGGAAAAGATTTCTTTTGTCGAGCCAGTGCATAATCTGTTTTCAATACCTTGCTTACATTTCGAATAATTGGTTCCCAGCCATCGCTGCATTCTATACCCCAGCACATACAGGTTTCTGTCATAGGGTAGTCTTTCTCTTTGAACAGTTCCGGGAAATCTTGATATAGTTTTTCTTGCAGTTCTTTATTCATTTGTAAGTCCTCTTACTTTCGCTAAAACTACATCCACATCTTCAACTATACCAATAGAATGACCTCCTTTAAAAACAATCACACTGTTTTTAAAGTTTAATCCGTGCTGAATGTAGCTGATATCCTCTACATTGATATATACTGGTTCGGTAGGGTCTGCCGGACCAAAAAACTCAGTTAATGCTATTATTTTCATAATCCAAATGCTGCTATTGTGTGTTTGAATGGGTTGCCTGGTATTTCGACATCGTTCATTTTAACCTTTCTTCATGTCGTAGGGTTGATTCATTACTTTCAAGCTCCAATATGGCTTCTGGAGCGCCATGCTTCTAATTGGCGTGACCGGCATAATCACGATACCTTCAGCATTAGCTCTACCATGATCGTATTTGGTATTATTTGCCATATCCTGTAGATCCTCGTTGCTAGGAACATTAATGGATGAGAACACGAACCTGGTCACCTCCGGAACGTGCTGCAAGCCGCTGGTAGCACAGAACAGCTTTAGCTCGTCCCAACCAAGGAACTTGTGTGTCTTTAGATTTTTTACTCTGAATACAAATAACTCCCTAGAGTCTAGTTTCATAGGATTCTTCTGAATCCCTGGTCCACATATCTCTCCCTGAATCGCATAGTCGTCTTCTAGGTTACCCTCAAGCTTATACTTGCGAACCATTTCCCAATGAACATTTCCTGGAGTATCGGCGTATTCTTTATTGCGTCCACAAGCATGGAAGTTCCCTTCGTAGCGAATGAATGTGGCGCTAGTGCCGTCACACTTAAGTGTAGCAACGAACTCCGCATTCTTGAACATAGGATCTGTTCTAGCTTCGACAAGGGCAGCAGGCTCGCTCCTAAAATTGAGCTCATCCGTTCGACTGATGAACCTTGTAGGGAAATCCCCTAGTTCATCTCCTCCTGTACTCATACCTACCGGAGCTACCCACTTTTCAATACCAAGAATTACGCTTACTTCCATACCTTCCTCCCAGTCACTAGGAGGATATGGTGACGCAAGTGAGGCTGCTGTAAGCTCACACAAGGGCAGTACAAGCCCTGCGCTATACTGCCCTCTCATTTTAACTGTCTTAATCCTGGTCTTTTCGTTCCCAATATATGTCTCATCTACGTATCTCTTAGGTGCAAGCGAATCAGGAAATATCATGACAACCTTATCACCCACTACATATAATCCCTTTTTAACTACGACATGCCAACCTAACACAGTGGCACGTTCGATTCTATCTGCCCCTTCAATAGGGGACAGCTCAAGTATTCTTGCTATAACAGCTAGTTTTTCCATATTGTTGAAGTTATTCTTCCCAACAAAACACAACATTATCGTATTCCTGTAACGCAACTACTAAATTTGGTTTAATTAGTAGTTGCCAGATATAGTATTTGTTGGCGGCACCAGAACCTACTTTACTGATGTAGAATTTCTGGTGCGGCGCGTTCTTTATTATGTCTTCCAGCTGTTTTAGCTGCTGAAAGAACGGTTTTATGTATTCTTCAGGTTTGAAGCACTCAGACGGTTTGGTGCCTGGTGCTCTTTTAGTTATCAAGCCTATAGCTCTTGGATGGTGCCTCAACGCTGCTGCTCCTGCTGTACCTTGCCTACTTTCATTGTCGCCATAGACAAAGTAGCTACCTGTGTCTTGGTCCAGTAGTGCAGCGTCGACTACCAGTTTTTGATATGTTGCAGGCATACGGCTAGTATTCGATACTGTATTTATCCAGACGCTCGATTTCTCTAAGCAAGCACCACACCGCCTTGCTATAGTCTTTTTGTGCAGGCTCTCCAGGTTTTCTGCCCGCTCTGAAGATATACTGCATAGCCTGAGCGACGTTACCTGGAAAATGTTCACTGATATCTATGCAAGATATTCCTGTCGGATGCCAGTTATAGTAGTCAGGCTGATTGATTGTGCTATCGAATTGCAAAGGATCAAAATTTTGACTTTTCATCTCTAAGTATTATACCAATTATTCAGCTAGTTAGTTAATGCCGCTAGTAAGCTTTTTCTAAGCAGCGACAATTTGTTGTAGTATGTTCTAGGCGACCTTCCACGCTTAGCGGCGACATCTTTAATGTCTTCACCCTTAGTGTACACGTCATGTATTATTTGCGCTAGATCTGCTGGGAGATCAAGCACAATTTTTTCTAGCATCCGCAATTTATCTTCGTGCGGATTCGGAGGAGCATGTACAGGGTGGTACACCTCTTCAGGTATCGAGGCTAGTAACGTAGCGTTAGCTTGCAGTATTCTTTTGGTTTTCCTTAAGTGGTTGAATAGCTCGAATTTTGCTATTGTGCTCGCCCAGTTAAAGAAGTCTGTATCTGGCTTAAATGTGTCGTACTTGTTCCACATAGTCAATGCGGCTTTCTGTACAACATCCTCCATATCGCTGTTACACGCCGACAGACTGCATAACAGTCTCAAGATGCTAGGTCTGTATTTTTTAAAATTTTGACTGAACTCTGCAATCCTGCATGCTGATTTATCTGTCGTACGGACAGAAACCTTCACAGTTGTCATAGTCTTTTTCGGGAGGGTCTTGTTCTTCTGTGTGTCCGCATTCCGAGCAACTAGCAGAGTCGTCACTCACATCTAATATATTGCCACAATCAGGGCACTCATACTCGCGCTCAGCGTACGCAGGATCTTCATCTCCGGGGAATCCCATACAAGCCATATTAAACCTCCTCCTTTTTTTCAAGTAAACCTTCTAGGAAACATGAAGCACAGATATATCGCGTTTCCTTTAGTGGATCATTTTCTGGTCTGGATGTTTCCAGTAATTCTTTAGCCCACATGGATATGTGTTCTAGTTTCTTTTTAAGTTCAGCCAGTTCTTGCTGGTCGATTTCTGTGTCTGTAGACATAGCTATTATATTATGTTGTAGTGAACCTGTTGAATGCGTCCTGCATCAACCCTAGGTAGTTTTGGTGATTGTGACATATGTCTGAGTAACCAGACCTCTGCACACATAATAATTCGTTGACTATATAGCAGTTGTTTTTGATTAGATAATCTTTTGCCAGATAGATGTCTATTGCGTCGTATTTGGCAGATATAGTGTCTCCCCAGTAAGCTGAGGAATCGATGCCGCTAATTAAGGCATCAAGTCCTTTCTTAGAGTAGGCTATTGCATGGGTAGTGAACGCACTAATCAGTCTCAAAAGGTCCTGCGAATATTTCTCCACAGGGCGTGCATGAAACTGGTCGGTTAGTGTTGCTCCGAGATATAGGGCATCCCAGTCGCTAGGTAATTGCTGCAGTGCAGCATTTAGTTTATTGTTGGTGTGTTCTGGATCTCTAGGGAAATGAATATCGTCCTCGCATATAAGTACAGATTCATATCCAGCAGCCAGAGCTTTCTCGACAGAATTACATATCGCTCTAATGCATCCTACCCTGCCAGAGGAGGCCACTACACCAGGAATACGTTCATAGTTAGTTATACCTACAGAGGCGAACGCATCCACACTTTCTTGCCATCTATCAGGCCTAGATTCTAGATTGATGCAGTAAACTTTATCAAAGTACTTAAAGGCCTCCATCATATAATAATACTGTTTTCGATGTAGATGTCTTGCCAGTTTTGTGGGCCGCTAGACCCAAACCATCTAGCAGGGAAGATTATCTGCTTATCTAGATTGTCCGAAAGGTAGGCAGACCACCAACCAAATGTGGAATTTGTACAGATAAAGTTACTACACAAAGAGGCCAACCATAACTGTTTCCAGTCAGCACCTACAACGTTAGTAATTTTACCTCTAGGTATAAGCCTAGGTAACACATCGTCACACCAAGCATAGTCGTCTGACACCACAAGATAGTGCTCTGGATTAGTTGCACGATTGATCTCCAACGCATCCACAATATACTCTAGTGTGGTGGGAGGATGTATTTCTGGGTATTTAAGATAGTCTCCTCTGCGTACAAATAAGGCAGTAGTGTTTGCTTTGAGTTGAGGAAACTCAGCTAGCAGTTCTTGCTTTGTGTTGGCTGGGGCTCCAAACAAATCCACAATATTGTTTCTATAGTCTTTAAAGTATTTTTCACTTTGGAAGTAGCCATAGAATTTTATAGACCTGTCCCAACTTGGAGCTATTTCCCTATAGCTGAATCCTGCTTCGTGCAGATTTGCCCAACCGATTGGGTAGTTTTCTACAAAGTTAATATTTTGCAGAATATTCGATGTGTATTTCGATGCCTGTCTTTCAGGGAACTGTTCGATGTGTGCAACATGCAGCTCAAACACGGCCGACACATCGACTCCTGCTGCTTGAGCTTTCCACGTTTGTGCGTAAGCGTGAGCGAGCTGAAACATTTGATTACCTAGCCCACCCATCAATTGTGCTGAACTATACATGTTACCTGTTTTCTAGATAATTACCTATAGCCTCTTCTGCTGCTTTGTATTCACTGGCATGTGAAGCTATACGCTTTGTGTCGTTAGCCCAAAAGATCTCTCGATCGTCCTGGTCATAATCTACTACCACAAATTTACCTTCATCAATATTTACGTTATAGGCCTGCACATTGACAGACCAGTGCACACACTCGACTTCTTTGCTTTTTGGTTTTTTAGACATGAATTTCTATGGTTTACTGGCTTCCATCATTACCTCTTCAGCGTAATATACACTGAGTACCATGTTACCTTTAGGGTCGGGATGCTCAAACTCATACAGTGGTTTGATCGGTCGCTCTTCAGTATCCTTATCGAACACTGCGACACATCGGGCTATACCGAAATAAGAGCCTTCTGGCTCTGCTTTATCTTCGTAATTGATATAGTAGAATCTTCCTATTTTGGGGATCATAAGAGTGGTGGGTAGTGTGGGTATCGAACCCACCCAGCCTTGCGGCGCCAGATTTACAGTCTGGACTGTGTCCTTAACAGTATAACTACCCAACTAATTAAACCTGTACGTAAGTATGCAGGTCAAATAAATAAAGTTGATCGCGTGTAGATCTATATACCTCGCATGGTTTGTTGTAGGCTGCCATAACTACTGACCCTCCAGAATGCTGACACACAAACTTTTTTGCACTGGTCGCAATATCCACCCATTCAAAAATATTGCTTGAGTGTAGCGCATTGTTTATACAAGGATCAATACAATTTACATAAATCGCATCTGGATACTTATGTTTTATGGTGTTAATCGCTGAGCTGCTGTTTGCGGCCGCAGCATTGAGGTCCACAACCACCTCAGAAAAAACCCGCTCTATTTTTTGCGGAGAGTAATATAGTTTTGGTCGAGAATTAAACACTTTCCCGAACAGTTGCTGCTCCCACTGCTGTACAATATTTCCTCCAAATGTGCAGCTGTATACTGTGTTGCCTGGCATATCCAGATAACCTTTCACAAATGGATTAGTATCCCACACTAGTTTCTTAATGTCAGTATTCCTATAGGTATTGTGGTTAGATACGTATACATCTATACCTAAAGAGTGCGCTACTTCAGGTATAGTGCTTAGCTGCAAGTTGTCTCCTAACCCTCCCCAAGGCTGAGATATGATAATCATACCGCTCTGAAAAGCCCTGTAAGTATGTTGGACAGTTTGCCGTCACCTTTGCGAATAGTGTCCTCTATGTTAGATAGCGCTACTGGTTTAAAATCTAGCTCAGCCATGAAGTTAATCAAAGCTGTTCTATTAAAGTGCCACAGGTGTTCGTCAGGGCGCCGATGTTTCCATTTTTCAAACCACTCATCAGAAAGATAATGACATTCCGGAACAGATATATAGATATACTCTGTGTTTAATTCAGCTATAGTGTAAATATCATCAAAATGCTCAAGTACGTCGAAAAAGCAAACTGCATCATATGTACTATTACATATATCAACTACCTCCGTACAGTTTTCAGGTATTGGGTAGTTATTAACCTCGAAACCGTAGCAATTAGTTATAGCTTTGGATGCAGCTTTTAAAAAATCTCCGTTACCGTAACCTACATCCAATATCGAAGATATTCTAGACTTGCATGCACCTAGCAAATACCCTAAACGCAAATACGCCATATTCTTAGATAGCTCACCATATGCATCGTATCTTTTCGCAATGTAAGGTACGTCGTATTTCTGTTTCTCGTGCAGTATACTGTCTTGCTTGATTATGCCGTTAGCTAATTTACTATAATTGGTGAGCATGCGTTGGTGTGTTATTTGGTCGTGACGGAGAGACTCGAACTCTCGATACCCTGCTCCCAAAGCAGGTGCCATAGCCGCTAGGCGACGTCACGTATAAATATTGTATTGATGGTATCTCTAAGCACAGGGATTTGACAAGATGTCGACACATTGTACATAATTATTTCTTAAAATACACACCAGCTAGTGTACCAAAAAACGAACCAATGCAAGAAGGTATGATCAGCCAATGGTTTTCAATATAGCCTATAGCTGTGATACTGGCAACCAAATTTATTAAAGCAGACCAACCACTGGCCGCAATATATCTGCTTTCTTGTGCGGCTCTAATATAATACGCATAAAACACATTGACTGTAAATACCGACACAAATGTTAGTAGCCATAGTAACATAAGACAATCAAGCGTTATAGGCCTCTTCAAATGACAAATAGCGACGATAATTAGGATCCTGTCGATGTCCTCCGTTGGGACCAGGGCCGTATGTAGGAGCTCTGTATAGTAAAGCTAAATCATTTACACCGACGAAGTCTGTAGTGTGTGTTTTTAAAATATTGTTGTGTACAAAGTAACAGTTGGTTCCAGATGAGTCGCAACATACTAAAGAATAGTTGTATTTTGCTGTTAGTTTGGACCAGGAAAGCAAAGATGCTCCGAAGTAGTTGCTATATCCGTCCCAGCTACCCTGAGAAGAATACACTACAATTTTATCGTCGGCTGTGTCGTGTGTACCATTGTATTCAAAAATTAAAATATCGCATGTATAGTACTTAAGTATCTCTTTAGCGCAATAAAAGTCATTATAGTCGATATCTATCGAAAGCAGATTGATATGCTTTGGTACATTGTATTTTTGAAAAAGGGTGATCACATTCTCTTTAGTGACCACCTCTTTTTTGAGGTTTAGCGCAGGATCTTCATAGCCGCCGTCCATCAAAAGTCCTTCCCAACCTGTACATAGTTGTTTGAGTATTCTTGTATTACATTCTGCTCCGCTCTGTACGCCGAACTCTACATAGTATTTAGTAGAGTAATTTTCAGGATACAAACACTCAACCAATTTAAGCGTTATGCCATCTTCCCCGTGTTGAGAGAATACTTTTCGTTCGTAATTATTTAAGTCGATCATAACTCTCAACGTCTAAAAAATTGGAGCCAGCACTCGGGTTCGAACCGAGGACCTACGGTTTACAAAACCGGTGCTCTACCACTGAGCTATGCTGGCCTTTTGCCCCCAGCCATATTAACGGGCTATGGCTGGGGGCGTGGGTTTCGGCCTATAGTAGGCCCTGGTCTTTCATCTCTTTATACTGCTTGCGCGCCAGCACTAATCCTTCAGGAGTGTATTTATATACTCCAGGAGTGGCTGTTCTTTCAACAAACCCCTCTAGTTCAAGATAGTGCATGGCTTTCTTGGCTCTCAAGTCTACCGCAGCCAGCATCTTTTGGACTTCCAGAGCTTCATCACTCTGAGCGTCTTCCTCTTCTTCTTCAGACCAGCTGTCGTACTCATCATTGGACATATTTGAATTATTTCGAAAACTGCTCACGAAGTAAAGAATTATTGTTGCGTAACTATCAAAACTTCAAGGCAAGCATTGATATGTTTGAGACTCATTTAGTTGCACTTCTGCGAGTCGCCCATGCTTTGTGGGCAGCTGCAGAACGGCGTGCTGCTCTACTATTATTTTTTTGTTTAGTTTTAACTGCCTTACATGCAGCTTCCTTTCGGACAGCTTTGAGCCTAGCGTTTTTGCGTCGGGTTTCCCATGACTTATATGCGGCCTCAGAGGCTTTACTTCTAACCGCAGCTTTCATAGGCTTAATCTTCACCTTGGTAACATGACCCATCTTAACGCCGTATTCCTCTTCCTTAATTAGCCTTTTGGCTAGGATCATACCTGCTTTGACCATGTCTGTGAGGATCTTAGTTACTGCTTTTTCGTGTGTTTTTTTCATATACTTAATCTAGTTCACTATTCTAATACATGACTCCAGTAGCGGCTGTCTGTATATCCTTGCTTTACATCCCAGTATATGCATCGCGCAACGTATGGAGGAATCTGCCACATATTACACATATCTAGCCAATGCCTCTCGATTTTCTCGTATTGCTTTGCGTCTTTTGTCTGATCCAGGCCATAGGCCTGAAACATATGGGTATCCAGACAAACAAGTTTCGCCTGTGTGGGATAGCACATTTCTACGGCAAAACTAGTCTTTGCAGGTCCCAATCCTAGTGTTATACGTTTAAGTCTGTTTCTGAAATCTACCCAGGATTCTCCTGCCGCCTTCTTATATGCGCTAGGGTTTTCCCAGAATTTGTATACGAATTCAGAAATGAACTTGACTCGCACATTATGCATACCTACCCGACTATTCTGTATAGAGTCGAGTAGATTGTCCCATTTATTCAGCCATAGCCACCACTGCTTGATGGCCATGTAACCTGTGATGTTCGCCTTCCATGAAGTGTGCACACTCATGAAAGCGAACAGCCAGCGCTGAAGCATCTCACTATCATTCTTTGGAGCTATACTATTCCAATAGTCCGTGTAGGTCGGAACCATAGAATAGTCCATCTCGTTAAAGAACTTTTCAATCGTCGAATATCGCCACGCCTCAGTTTTTTTAGCTGCGTGTCTTTGTTCGACGTCCCATAGCTCTAATTGAACTTTTGGTGGGGACACTGAAGTGCCGTCATAACCGGTAATAAAGTTAAGCTGCATTTTTAACCTTAGTTAACTGGTTTTGATTCTTCCTGCGAAGGAACTCTGCAATCAGTAGTCCGTCTGCATCTTTTTTGATGTTTAGCTGCGGGAACAGCCTTTTACCTATATCTAGACTAGCTTTTTTAAGCTCGTCGCTACCTTTAATGCCGCTAGGCAAAAGGTGTTTCTGCCACTCTTTACTGTCGATATACTCATAGGCCCATTGTGAATGCTCTAGAGCAATCAGTGTAGCTTCAAGAGCACGGATAGCGCTCATAGATGCATTGAACCTTGTACTGTTTACCATAGGTCGCTCAAGACCGACTTTTACAGTAGGTTCGTTGAAGTCTGCTATGATAGTTCCGAACAGTTCACAGATAGCAGAGAAATCTACCCTGGTTATGTGTTTTGCTTCTTTGGTATAACTCAACTCTCTTTTTACCGGTAAGGGATAGAGTTCGGCTACACCTTCACTATTGATGACACCTATACCATTGTTAGTTACTCCGTTGTCGATTCCAATATATAACATAATATGTAAGGCTCTAGACCTGGGATCGGACCAGATCTAGAACTGAAGGTCAGACAATGCTGTTAAGCAACTCCATTACTTTATCGTAATTTTTATGCTTTGCATTTCTTGACGTTAAGTTGTTTTTCAACCATCTAGCGTCGTCATTGTGCTTTACAGTTTTTCGATAGGTGGGAAGGTCCATCTTAGCAATGAGCTTCTCAACTTCCGCCAATTTCTGTAGATACTCACTAGCCATAATAGCTACTATGTAGTCAGCAGTTTGATTTCTGCAGCAGACAGTCTGTCTAGAGCTGCAGCAACTCCTGCAGAATAGCAGAACGTATCGTCTTCGGCACATTCGCTAGATACACAGATATAATTGCCTGATTTGTGTTTGATCACTACGTGCGTGTATCCACCCTTCGGCAGAAAAACATACATAGGATCTTTGCGAAACGTAGAAGGCACCACGATAGCTCTACCCTGGTGATTTCTGTTCCCCCACACATTGAACTGAGGCAGATATAGAGACCAGCGGAGATGTTTGACTCTCACACTGTTCCCTGCGACCTGCAGCGACTCTACAGTTACACCATTTTTGGAGGCATATGTAGGTTTGGTGGGCCTTTTTCTGGCAGACCATTCCCATGTGCGCCCTGTGGCTGTTTCTGTCTTGATGTATTTCTGTCGCTGTTCATCAAACACAACAGTGTACTCTGTACTCGGGTTTTGCTCTAGGCTACTCATTTAAGTAATCGATTCCTCTTACGTTTTCTACTTCAATCTCAAGGTCGGATTTTTTCTTTCTTCTAACCTTGTTTGTTTCGGCGATTGCAGCTTCTACTTCAGCTGTAGGCATATCAGGGATACCGAAAGCTTCCCTGATCTTTTCTCTGGCTTGTGGACTACTCTTGATCAACAGTGCAAGGTCTTGCTCCCTGAACTTTTTCTCTGTATCAATAACGCCTACAATAGGGGCATCCTCAGTCTCGAGGGAGAATTCCATATTAGGAACCTTCCATGTGTACCAGCCACCTGTTTTACCTACGATTGCCGGATACTCTTCACCGAGTTTTCTAATCAGTGGGCTGTACCAGTCGATACCTCCCTTGATATGGATGTCGAACTCGATCTTCTGACTGTTACCCTCACGGCCAAGTTTATTACGCTTTACCGTTAAAGTATGGGTGGAACCAGCCTTACGCTTTACACCCATATGGTCTTCCTCAAGGTTATCCTTGATACGGGCAACCTTGAACTGGTATGTGCTGTTGAACCTCTGAGCTTCGCCACCCAGCAAAGCCTCAGGTTTCTCAGCGCCGAAGCCTGTCATACCGCCAATCTGCTCGCGTAGCTGGTTGGTAGCCACAAACACCATATTCTCGCACTCTAGGTACGGAATGATATGTCTGTAGAAAGCAGCCATCAGTTTTGCGTGTTCGCCAGGTTTAGCCTGCCCGATCACATCCTGATCGCGCTCGTAGTCTGTGGCACCGCCAGCAATAGAGTCTAGAGCAATCAGTACAGGAGTTTTCCCGTCGCTGTGCTTGCTATAGTTCTCGATGATCATCTTACACAATGTCAAGGCCTCTTCGATGCCTCTAGGATTGTGATAGATGACGCGGGTTGGGTCGACTCCCTGTAGTTCCATATAGCGGAAGTCAGGCGCACTCTCGGTCTCGATCCAGAACATATACCCTCCAGCTTTCTGGAATATTTTAGCAAGGTCGAACAGCAAGGTAGTCTTGCTGCAACCCTTCTTCCCGTAAACGAGGTAGCACCGACCGTAGGCCATAAACCTACGGTCAAATGCATACTCCATTAGGGGGTTATCCAGCACAATGCCTGTAGGAGGAAGCTCCTTGTCTACAGTATTGAGATCTAGATTAACTGCTTCGTTTTTAAATGTTTTTCCGAAGCTTTTTTTAACTGCACCTAATAGGCTGTCTATGTTCATATGTTATTAGTCCTGTGCCATGAAACGCTGAGCTTCTTCACGACTCAGCAGCCCAGACATAGGGTTTTTTGGTAGTGAATTCAGATCCGCAGCGGCTGGAGGATTCACAGCCGCAATCGGAGCCGAGATATTTATCTTAGGGATATCGATCGCTGCAACAGGTACAGGAGCAGCAGCCATTACTGGCTTAGCGATTTCCTGTCTAGCTGGCGCCACAGAGACTACTTGTTGAACTTCCCTAGCAGGCGTCCTATCTGCGGCGAAGCTAGCTCCCTGTACACTATTTCTAGTCAGTCCAGGGAAACCATTCATGCAATCGTCGAACACATCTGGCGCATACATCTCCCTCAGCTTGGCCAGGATTTCTTCCTTGCTCTTGGGAACAAAGATATCATCCAGGTTATAGAGATAGTCGCTGTCGGCCAGCTGGAGTGGTAGTTGCACTGCCTGATTGTTCTCGATTTGAATCATCCACGGATTCGCAGAATTCTCCTTCAACTTTACAAACACCGGCACGCAGCGTTCATGGTCGTTGATAGGTTGACGAGGATTGCCGTTGATGTCCTTGCCGTCAAGCCAGCTCATCAATCCGTCTGCACCGTTACGGAGCGGCAGATCTAGTACATGGGCACCTGTAGCTAGGTTTTGCGCAAAAGCTACATTGTAGACTACGCGCTCAGCAATACGCCCACAGAGGGGGTATTTTTTGAACTTCTTGCCGTTGCTCTCTACATCAGTAACACGAGCGTCGTCAGGATAAAGAATCCTGAAGTTGTTCGCGAAATACTCTGCAGGGTCTTGTGCCCTGTTCGCTACATAGTATTTTTCTTTGAAGTTCGCGCCGAAGTTGTCGCGGATGTTGATCTTTTTGAACCATACACCGTTGCCGCTATCGTCTGCTTTGTATGCAGGCAGGAAATACAGGTAAGCGCCCTCCTGGTTGGTTGTTTTGTTGAATGTTGCTTTTCGTACGCCTTCTTTGATGTATGGGGAAGAAGCTGCACCAAGGTTGAGTTCAGAGCCTTCGAATCTAAGGGATGGTTTGATGATTGCCATATGTATTTGTCTGTTTTGTTTTTGTTTTTATCTATACTGCGATTGTTTGTACTATACCATGAATACTGACTTGAAGGTTTGCTGCCCTCGTAGCTTATTAAGAAAGGCCTGCACCATCATGCCTGCAACTATTGTGGGCAGGGTATGACTGATGTTTTGTTCTTTCTCGTAAGCTAGTAAGCAACCTCCTTCTTCCTGACTACTGTCTACGTACGGTTGAAGCTGCTCCTTGGGTAGGTCGCTGTTGAATAGTGCACCCTGACGGCTCGTGCATCGCCCGTCAACCCAGAACAGCTTATCTTTACCTTTTTCCCAGCCATAGTCGTAGAGCGACTTACGGAAGGGCATACTATCGACACAACTAAAGATCATGTCGTAGTTTTTAAAGTCCTTCGCTGCCATGCGTTTCTTGATGCCGTTGACCACGTACTTCTCCTCTAATACACTTACCTTGTAGCGGCCCACATCCTCAAGCTTGAAATTCTGATGCAGTAGATTTTTTAGGTCCACCGTATCGTCATCATAGATGTCTACCTCAAGGTTAGCATAGTCGAACTGCTTGCGGTTGAAGCCATAATCGAAGAATATTGCGAGAAGGTTCGATCCGATACCTCCCGCTCCAGCAATACCAATTTTTTTGAACATGTGTTTATGATTTAAGTAGTGATTGTAGTGTTTTCTTAGGGATATATTGCATGACGCACCTGTCTTCAACCCACTCAGCGTAGCAGAATGTGGCCGGCTTGGGTGCGAATATTACATTGTACTTGAAGCCCTGGAACAGTTTCTCCAGATCTAGGCTACTTGGAACAGGCGACCATTGAGGATGGGTATGGAAGCTCGCATGGAACTTCCACCCCTCACCCATCTTTGAGAATACATGCTCTCGCAATTCTTGCTGATCAGTCTCATACAGCCCTGCAGCTACACTAGTACCTGCATGAATGTTTTTGACTTTTACGAAGCAGTACTCGTTGTTTTTGGATAAGATTATACCGCCCTGCTCTTCAACAGGGTCGGTACAGCTATCCGCCGCTTCTAGCATGGTCTCCATTAGATATGCATTCATGCTATTAAAACCGCCTTCTAATTGCGTCGATTGCATTGATCGTGCTAGTTAGCTGCTCTCCTGCATGGTTTGTAGCGTTGTGTGCGTCTGCTGCACGTAACTTATAGTACGGCTGAGGATTATCCATATAATTGATACTCAACACTTTAGTAATTTCTTCAAGTGACTCAGGATGGCTAGAGCTGCCGCATGCCCATATTTGGGCAATATCAAAATGCAGCCGATGGCCTTTTTCCCCAAAGAACACATCGAAGAAGTTGATACCTAGTGTCAAGGCTCTGCGACAGATGAATGGATATACAAACTTGAGCCCTCTAAACGTATATGTATGTGCATATTCAGGCTTTGTAAGCATATCAAACAACTCAGGCAGCAGGTCTTCCTCAAACTCTGAGTTAACAGACTGCACCTTCATGTCCGATATATCCATCCAGGCTAGTGCACAAATCTTCGCAGTAGCTGCATTGTATGCTGCTTCTTCGAAGTATTTATTTTTTCTCTTTTCGATATCTTCTTCGATCTTTTTAGGATCCTTTATGTTCGCTGCCGCCCTGAATGTAGGGGCGGCAGTTATCAGCTGCTCCATAGGTAAAGGAGCAGTCTCTATATGCAGGATGTATTGTTTACGCATTATTTTCTACTTTGTTTGTATATATTTTGTTAATGACTTCTACCAGTCCGTCAGTCACATCGCGTTCGGGTACATAGTCATTGTGTACATTCTCGGCTCCGGGTTGCGCTGCTCCCTTGAGTGTATTGATATGCGCTTGCGTGGTACTATCGTTCTTCAACGCCAGCAGCCTTGCAGCAATATCGTCATAACCTGCGCCTGCATAATGCCTGTCGTTTACAATGCAGCGATATTGCTTTGTAGCATAGTCGTACACTTTAGCATTTTTGATAACTACCGCATACTCTCTGAGTGTACCCTTGACGTGATATGCACACTCGCCCAAAAACTCTATCAACTTAGCGTCAGTAAGTTTTACGGCAGTAGCCAGGAACTCTTTTGAACGCTCGAGGATTTTTCGTTTTTGCTCGTTAGCCATATCCATCAGTTTGAGGATATCCTCGTTACTGATAAGCACATCAGGGACTGTTTCATCCGTACCGTCTTCCTTCTTTTGCGTTTTCTGGAAGGTGCAGCAATCAATCAATACTGCCACCAGTTCTTGTGCACACCAGTTATAGTTACGCACACTGGAACGCTTATAGAAGTAGCCTGGTACTGTCTCGAGATAGCTCTTATTGTTGGTCTTTCTGTTAAGGGTCTCTACTTTCTTGATCAGTCTACCTAGGTTCACTCGAACCATACGGTCTTTGTCTACCTGCAGCTTGAAGTATTTGTCTACTGGATCTATGCACAGCTTGAGGGCTGGTGCAGACTCTGTAGGTTCGGCCTTATGATATTCTTCTCTACTGATGGTAGAATGAATCTTTACAGGCAGTCCGTTAGAGATGATATCATGGTACTTGATACTCATCCTGCTGATACTCTTCAAGAACAGCTTATAATCATCTGCGTTGTGATAGCAGCTTGCTCGGCTGATCGCTTTTGCCAGCTCGTCTTTATTGATACGCACCTTGTTGATACGGCGCTGGAATGTATCAGTCAACGTGGCATTGATGGGAATGCCGTTGATCTTGACCTCCGGCAGCACAAGACTGTCTGCTCCTGCAGCCTGTACTTCTTCCTCAAGTGTATCCTCGGCATCTTTGGTTGCTTCAGTTTCAGGACTGCGCTTGTTCAGGCTTTTCTCCATGTGTGCCGCATATATGGCTGTGATAGAGTAGATATCAAACTCACCATTGAAGTTAAGCTCTTTGTACAATACGTCGAGCAGGTCTTCTGCCTCTATAGAGATCTGATCATATAAGGCAGAGCTCTTCGTGAATACAATGTTATTGATTGTAGTCTTTTCGATCTCTCCAGCCACCAACTTCCCTACAACCTGCAGCGTACTATTCTGTCTATAGTCTTCTTCAATCGCGTCATGAATGTGTGTTGGAAAAGATTCTTTCTTTTTACCACCATCATTCATTTTTTTAGCCATCCTGAGTCGTGTAATTTCGGCGGTGTGTACGTTTATGAAACACCCGTGTTGCAACATATCGGCCAGTTTTGGATCGACTGTACACATGGCGAAAATATGTGCCACGTTTACATCATATTCGTTAGCCACGATATGTCGGTAGGTCTTTTTAAACCCAACCTTTTGCTCGACGGTATGTACATAAAATCCCTTATCAAGATAATCGTACATCTTATCATCATTTCTGCAGATGATAGAAATTATATAATTGCCTACATACCCAGGCTTCTTGGCAGTTATAAACCTGTACGTGTAGTCTCCTTCCGTAATTTCGAGAGGAGTATCCTCAATTAGTTTAGGCTGATACGAAGACGGTGTTTTACACGGCGTAAGCTTCAGCGTCTTGAATGATTTGGTGTGGTTTGGATTTATATCCACCAACACATGATTCTTGGTCAGCCCGGTACACAACTCAGCGATCTCGTTGCGTACTCTTGCAGCGCTTGTCAATAGATTCCCATGAATAGGAATCGCGCGCAATTTACAAAAGGTGTACATCTTAGCCACAGATCTAAACTCTAGACTTGTGTATTGTGTACTGTACTCCATCTCATAACCTGTATTGTATGTGTACTCTAGTTTTACCTCACTTTTATGAAAGCACTTTGATAAGGCTATATATTCTTTAACAATGTCTTTGAATTTATCGGATCTAATATTCATAAATATGATACGTGTATGTGTATAAAATAAAACCCCCTGACACGCATGGTGCCAGGGGGCTGTAGATTCAGGTGGAAGTAAAGCTTATTCAGCGATACCCAGACCGCCGACGAGCATGCCTGTCAGCAAGACTGCGGGGTCATGCATTGCCTGAAGTTTGGCTTGCAGCTTCTGCACGTTTTCCTGGCTGCGGAAATTGCCTCCAGTGAATTCAATTTTCTCACCATTGATGAACACCCAACGAGCTTTCTTTTCTGCATTCTCGAGAATGTTCTCGGTGGCCTGTTCAAGGCTCAGATCTGCGACAGTGCTGTGACCTGTCCGATCAGCGATCTCAATCTTGTACTTCGCAGGAGCTGCAACAATGGCTGCAGTCACAGCTTGCAGGTTTTCAAGAGCGACGTTGAGGTTTTCGATGGAGGAGTTGTTTGATGTGGTCATACTATTATTGTGTTTGTGGTTAACTGACTGCTTTGCTGTGACCATTATAGCTCTTAATGAGCCGCCTGGTCGATTGTTTTGTTCTGGGGATACAATTACCTATGAATAGGAAACTGTATGTGGCGGATATTGCCGGATTTTAAAGGCCGGTCAATGCAAGCTCGGCATCTTGAGCATGCTCCCTGTTTGTCTATATTTTTTGTCTTTCCGGTTACTTCAGGACAGACCAGTAACGATCTATCCCTAGGAAACAGCGGAGGGACATTATCACCCATCCATGCAACAGATATGTTTGGATGGGTTTTAAAGACGTCGTATGTTTTAAGTACTTCATCTTTATTGTCTTCGTCGCAACTCAATAACAATGTCAGGTTTCTGGTTCCTGCAAGTATAGGTACGGCGAAAAGGCTTCGGGTGTATACCCAAAAATGTATCTGCTGAAAAGCATCGATGACTGTCTTCCAGGCGTTGACGTAGTTCTCGTTAAAGAATTCTCCGCCTGTATGTATTCGGAAGTAAGGCTGTATATGCCCAGTATCATAGTACCATTTTTTGACACTATTGTTGATCACTTCAATCTGTTCCGCTACGGGCTTCTCCCATACAAGGTCTTTGTTATAGTCCTCGTTAGCTTTGTAGTGCTTATATATCCTACGCAGCGTAGCATCATAGCATACCTTCAGGCAGGCTTCCGTGGCATGTACACATGTACCACCATCTTCTACCCTACCTTGAGATATACTGAACGTATTGTTATGTTTGTCGAAAAATCTGACTTTGCTGTTATTAGTCAGCTTAAAGCTTGGACATTTATTCATATCAAGCTTTCCACTCCCAGGTACTCTTTTCAAAGTTCCAGGCAGTTTCTTTTTCGAACACTTTTTCCTTACCCTTCCAACGATCCATAATAGCTAGCTCACAGCCTACGTTATCGCCTGTAGCCAGCTTTGTCTGGTGACAGAAGACATGCTTCAGGACTTCCTGGATATAATTATCTTTGCACAGGTCTTTGTGTACTGCCCAATAGCCTGCATCATGTACAGTATTTATCGGGTAGATATACTTCATCCACAGTCCTTCCTTTTTAAGGACGTTTTTCAGATTTACCGAAGCCTCCCACATGAACCAGGCAAGTTCACTAGCTACAGGGAAAGCCAGGCTCTCATTCATCCATCCTGCAAGGATACCGAAGTTATCAGTGGACTCATAGTTCAATACAAGCCCTCTAGCATTCGTGATACGCTGATTGTTTTTTACTTCATTCGTGCATCTATCACGATATTGCATATACCTCTTATATCTGCCCCAGGTTTCCAATGCATACTCTAGTGTAGCCAGACCTACATGTAGACCGTTCTCTGCATAGATATCAGCCTGGATAGGCATGGCGGCAAACTTCAAACCGGCAGTATAGGACACCCTGAAAGTAATACTTTTCGCGATAACATACTTACTCACGTCTTTTTTAGTGAGAGTGTGATCGTTAAAGTATTCTCGCATCTTGGTCTGATGGAAGTTGCCTGCTCTAATGTCATGGATGAAATCTTCATCCTGACTCAGAAACGCCATAATCGCCAAGTCTGCCCCGGCGACGTCAAGCTCACACCAATGATAGTCTGGACTACCTGTGCAGAATATGTTCCTGATGTTCTTCGGTAGTTTATGCTCCAGCTTTTTCTGTTCGTCACTATTGAGTTTTCCATATCCAGGTATGAAAATATCTGGAATATAGGCCAACACTTTCGAGGCAGGATTTTGTACATTAGGACTGCTACTCGCCCTGAAGTTCTTCAAGCATTCAAAGAAGCTTGCATGTACTTTACCGTCATTACATATGGCCGCCCAATAGCTCTGCTTTAACGGCTCATCCATGTCCTCGTCAAGGTCACTATCAGTGTCTAATACCACACCTTTCCTGCTGAGGAACTTTGTGGCGAAAACCCCTAGTCGACCCACACTGAGTAACAACTCAATAGCTTTATATACTGCCTGAACAGGCTCATAGTCAGGCTCTTTATCTAGTAGCTCCTCTAACTGGAACTTAATAGTGGCCAAACTTTTGCTGTTTGTGCTTGGAGCATACATCTGTTGTGTTTGAGGCTTTTGGTTGTCGTACCAGGCCTTGCTTTTTGGACTTTTACCTGCCTTTGTATAATAGGCAGGCTCCACATTTAAGACCTCAAACAGCAGGTGTTTCTTCTGTGCAGAACTATTCGGATTAAAGTCCTCAACATTGAACCTGTCTTTCAGATAGTCTACCAGCGTCTTCTTTAGCTCCTCGTATTTGACGCTGTACTTCTCTGTGATATCGTTCAGCACATTTTTATCTACAGCTATACCTGTCAACTCCATGTCTGTGAAGTAATGGGTTAGCGGCAGATAAATATCGTAGTATACGGACTTCAGGTGTTCGGGGAACTGACGCATCATTCTAAGACACGCTTCTCGGTGACTCACAGCGTCACCAGCGCAATAGTAGTAGTAGATCTCGGGCTCCAGGAACTTCATCTTGGCCAACTCACTCTTGGCTAGTTTATGTTCCTTCATTTTCCTGTTTAGCGCTGTGTAGTACGGAGGGTAGTCTGTAAACATCTTGATACCTGTCTCCAATCCTTTACTCAGACGACTATCAAAAAACGCTACAGCCTTCATGCCGTCGAAGGCCAGCGTTTCGTCAGGAAGTTTGAACCCTCTGTGTCGCAACCTAAGGTCGTCAGCACGGATATTCCAGCCCAGTCTCTTTGCATCAGGATGCTCTAGCAGAAGCTTCATGGTGTCTAGAAGCTCTCTATTCTCTGTGACTCCGTCCTTGCTGATATTCAATACTATCGCCAAATCTTTCTGACAGCAGTACTGAAACTCGTACATTACTTCATCATCAGTGAATTTGCTACCGAACCACTCAGCGTCATAACCTACAGTAAGCATTCCCTTATCTATGTACTGCTGCAATATTCTAGTATTTTCAGCAGGGTCATCGACAATGATATACTTATACTCCTCGTATTTCAGGTTGTTATCCAGTACCCGTTTTGCGAGGAGAAAGTTCTCTCTGAACTCAGGACGTTTTGTAGGGTCCATCGCCACCAGCATACCAGGCGCATAGTTAGCTAGCACTTTGCCGTACGGGGTGTCGGTAACTTCTCCAATATAGTCTCCCATCTTTATATTAGAGCGCATGATACGCTTGAAGACTTCTGCACCTAGAGGAATAATGAGTTTTGGTTTAATTGCCTCAATCTCTCTATCCAGCTCCTCGCGCCATTCCTCAATGTCTTCTGCAGAAGGCTTACTCTTGCTACCTATGCCGTGCTTGACCATGCCTGTGAAATGTACATTTTCTAACGGAATACCTGCGGCATTCAGTGCATTGTGCACTTCATCGGCAGCAAAGCCTTTCTTACCAAAAGCTCTGGCTTCCAGGTCGTCCTTATTAGGATGACTGAACACTATCAGAAGCTCTGGTGAGCAGCCTTCAGCTACGGGTGTTTCTATCTTTACTTTAATAGCCATATTAAGTTTCCATACCGTCGAAGGAGAGACATCCTGCGACAGTGTCTATGATATAGTTTCCGAAGGTTAGTATTCCATCCCGAGTAAAGCACAATGTCTCTTCAGGGAAATCTACTAAACGCCCAACATTAGCTATATCTGCTTCTGGAGCGTATTCGTGAGGTACAAGACCTAATAGTCCTGAGTCTACAGTATAATTACCGCCCAGTTGATCTGTATAGCCGCCATCTCCACAATGTGTAGAGAACGATAATACTTTCATTCCGTTAGGCAGCGCTGTGTAATGTCCATTGAGTGTACAGTCTAACGCTGTAGTCGTTTCCTGTGCGCCTAGCGATTTATATTCTTCGCTTTCTAGCGCACATGCCTGTAAATAAGCAGACCAATCAGCACTATCAGTGATTACATAGCACGGATCAGTCAGCCAGTATTTTCCTGGCGGTACAATGAACGAACGATATACATTTTTCATATCTATACTAGTGAATGGAATCCTGTACCCGGGGAAGGTAGGAAATCCGTGTTTTTAGCTGGGATATTTTCAAAATTGCTTTTACCCATCTTTTGTTTCTTGTCCGCAGTTTCCTCTTTTGAGCGGGCTTCGGCTCCTTTTTCCTGATACTCAAAATTCATAAATTCCAGCTCTGCTAGATAGTCGAGACGGAAGTTTTTTGCGTGTCGGGATTTTATGGAGAATATACTGACTATACTGTCCTGAGGACTGTCGCGACCTATAGCCAAAACCATATCTGCAGGACGCAGAATGCCTTTGAAGCCACTGATCTCGTCGTTACTGAACGACCTCTTCATCTTTCCCCCTGCCTGATGAAGCAACCACACACTGAACATATGTTTACCACCTATCAAATGGTTCGATAAATCATCCACCTCAAAGGCTACTTTACTATATCTTTGCCAGTCTGCATCAAACTTAGCAGATGTGGTGAGATAGTCCATCTGATCAATATATACCAGGTCTGGATGCCAGCCTTTTTCCTCGTAAAGCTGATCAAGATAATTGGCTATATATTGTGCTGTGACTGGTGCAGCACTACGTAAATCATGCACTTTTAAATGTTCAGCAGCCAGTTTATCGTCTTCTGTTCTGTTTGCATGAGCTGTCCTAAGATCTTGTTGCGCGAAAGTGCAGCCTCTATGTAGAGAGGTATACGGTATTCGATACAGGTTGCTATATATGCGGTTGCAGATGTTTACCGCAGGCTCCTCGATACTCAGATACAGCACATTTCTTTTCTGTCTGGCGTTTTGTATTGCACTATATGTGCCCATGGCTGTTTTGCCGCTGCCTGAGTGTCCTAGAATTATCCCGTATTCCTGGTATCCTAGCCCTTGAGCAACAGCGTCAACCATGCCAAAACCTGTACCCATGGTTTCTCGATGCTCTACGAAAACCAATTCCTGCAGAGGGCAGTACTCTTTGATACCTTCCGCAGAATTTTTAAGGTCTAGATCGTTTACCAGCTTCGAAGCTGCACTAACCAGCTCCCTAGGGTTATTGGCTTTATCTATTTTTAGAGTTTGGAACCTTCTGAACGCTATAAAGTCTGGTAGGTTTTTTAAGACATACTCTGCACCCAATGGTACAGCATCGTCATATAGGTATTCCCAGAACCCTAGTACTTGCGACATATCAGAAATGCCGCTTCCTCGTTTAGATAACTCCGGTTTTACCTCAAGTAAACATACCTGAGGATTGATAGGTGCATAGCCTATCTTCATAGCTGCAGCTACAAAAGCGTTGTAGATATTAAGTGTACCGAAATCCTCAGGTACGACCTTGAGATCTATAGCCTTCAGCATCACGCTTCGATCCCTATACAGGCATTTTATAACCAGCTCAATATATTCTGCTTCGTTGTATTTTTCCATATTAGCCGAGTATTCTATCTATATCCATCCCTCTTCTTTTTGCGAAATCTATAATTTCCGATGTCAGCTCTTCCCTAGCAATATGCTTATATTTAGCTATCACGGGCTCATACCTGTCAGGCGTAGATAAAATTCTGAACCATGCGAAAAACTTCAAGCTAGAGTTCATCAGCACTGCACCAGAATCTTCTCCATTTCTGATATAGATCATCGCCAGGGATTTTTGCTGATTCCATATATCTTCAGGTTTTATAGTGGCATTGGTTATTTCCACTACATAAGTACTGGGTTCTTTTTTCCTGTTCTCTAGAAGATGTATGGCTTTCGGTCCCTGCAAATGCATAGGGGCAAAAAACTCGCGCTTGTCACCCATCATATCATACATCATCTGCACATATGAGCCTGCATCTAACTCATATTGCTTACATAGAGTCGCTGCGTTCTTGAACAGCTTGTCTTCAGCGGTGCTGTTGCAGTATCTAAAATTTTTCAGCGACAGTCTTTTCTTTTCAGAGTAATGATGTATTAGGTCTTCTATCAGTCTTGGATCAGTTTCTTGAATATCCATGTTCTTGTTTGATGATTTCTTGGAGCTGTTCCGTAGTGGTGTCGTCTGGAGATTCAAACCCATATTTTCGCAGGTCGATGTTTACACATTTCCTACCGTTAGATTTGAACTCTTGCTGAATTTCTCTAGCCAGCTCCTGTGTCTTGTCTTCGCCGTCAAGCACCAGAGTGATTGTGCGCCATTCTTGGATCAGTTGTTTTTGATTGGCTGAAATACCTTTCCCCAGTGTTGCAACAGCGTTTGCCAGCTTCAAAGCCTTTTTTACACCCTCTACAACCACCACATCCTTATACTGTCTCGCGAAATGGTAGTTGAAAATATGATCCCCTTTAGGGAACAGGTGCATATAGCGCATGAATTGAAACCTGTCGCCGTTCCATGTACCTGGTATGAAACGTAGCTGCCAGCCCGCATAGCTCTGATCTTTACCAAAAATCGGGAAGAACAAACTGTCTGCGGTATTCACTGTGAACCCGCTGTCGAACTCAATGTTCATTCCTCCTGTAGATGGAATGTAGCGAATACCTAGACTATCGTAGTAGGCAGTATTACTTAGGTGATCTTTGAGCATGAACTGCATTACTGGGCGGTTTTCAGCAATAGAGCTCAATTTAACTGCCTCATTGTACGGCAGTATTTTAGCATACTTATATTCTACTTCCGGGCTGTCGTCAGCATTGTCACGCTCAAATATAACACCTTCTCCTAGCAGCTCGGCTATAGGTATAGTTTCCTCGCATATAAAGCAACGGCTTTCACTCCAGCCGGGGCTCAAATAGCGTTTCATTTTTTTGCCGTTTTTGGGATCGCAGGTGGGGCAGGGGATTCTGTAACCCCCTCCCGACACTGCTTTAACTTTCCCAAACTTAGTCTTTAGCAGATCTCGAACTCTTTGATTCATCTTCGATTAGTTCTAGTAATCCCTCCCGAAACTTTCCATCAGTGAGATAATATATGTCATTTATTTCAGGCTCTGGGTTGCGTTTGTAATCTGGATGCACTCTCCAAGCATTGCTTAGAATTTGTCCAAGCCTCAGATATGGTCTCTCTACCCAATACTCACGCAAAGCGGCCATAGTATGCTCAACGTTTTCTAGGTTTCTCCTCAAGGCTTCTGCTTTCTCTTCTTTGGCACACTTGTTCATTTTTTCGTGTAGTTGTTCCAGTCGATCTGTTGAGGACTGTCTACGATTTTAACTGTCCAGCCCTGCTCTTCGTAATACTTTATACGCTTCTTGGCCATACCTTCGAGCATAGCATCATGGTTATCCATGAAGTCTACAAGCACGAAATGTGTTTTCGGAGGGAGACTATAGAGGTCCATATATTCTTGTGTCAGAATACGGCTACCTCTATAGGCTTCCTGCAATACTTCCACTTTGCTGGTTCCTCCGCTTGCCTGCACAACAACCCTACAATTAGGGATGTCTACGCCTGCCCTGAAAGCATCACTAGCTATAAGTATCTGGAACTCATTATTGCTGAATTCTTGGATAGTCTTAGTCTGCTGCTTAGAACTTAGCGCGAAAGCACCGACCGCCTTCTTGCTGCTTTCCCTGTGTAGATATCTCGTGTCTGTTGGCATATACTTGAACATGGGTATGAGATGATCCTGCACATGATCAATAAACACAATTGTCTGCCATTCCTTAGGTATTAGCGCGCAAGTTCTACCTATCAGCTCGTTGCGCTTCTCGCACTTCTTTAGGTTATGCTTGAATTTGCTTTCGATGCTTGTGTAGTTTTCAGCTATCATGTTTTCAGGCATGCGTACCATATATACCATGCCTGGCACAACCGCACCAGCGTCCTGCGCTTCCTCGTAAGGGAAGTAGATCAAGTCTTCACCGAACAGCCCTTTCAATAGCTTGTCTGAGTTGTTAAACAATCCTTCTGTGGTGGCGCTGTAACCAAACATCCTATAGGGACGCATCTGCTTCAAGCAGTTCTGAAAGGATTCTTGGGAAGCAGACTGCATCTCGTCAACCAAGAGCATCTGACACTTCTCAAGGGCACAGCTTCCTAACGACCTGAATGTAGTTATGGTGATGTCGTTACTTACGTCATGATTACCATCTCCAACCAGACCAATATGCTTGTCCGGGAAGAATTTTTTGAACTTCTCGTACGTCTGCAGCACCACCTGCTTTAGAGGAATAGCTAGAATAGTGTTCAGTTTGTTCCATGCGGCATAGGTTATGGCTTGAATATGTGTCTTACCAAACCCGCCAGTCGCATTGATTACCCCACTATCTTCTTTGCCCTTGAATATCAGATCCAGGGCAGCCTCTATCTGATAGTCTCTGAGCTTGATCTGTTTGATCGCTGTCCAGTCAGGTTCAGGCATCGGTGTGCGGTAGTCCATAATCTCCACCACATCCATATTCTTATGTATCAGTTTTGTCACATCCTGATAGAAGCCTGCAAGCGTATAGGCTGCACCTTCTGAATCTGAGGCATATAACAACTTCTCAGTGAATACAGTCTCTCGCTTGAAGTTCTGCGTCTTCATCTCCCTGTGATGGTACTTAAGGAAGCGATGCAAATATATAGGACATGGGGAGATCTTTAAGCCGCCATCGAATCTAGTCAGCTGTATTTTCATTTCTTGGCTCGATGTATCCTTTTGCGTGTCTGAGGTTTCCGCTTTGGGCGATTTTTCTCAATCTGCTTATCTACCACCTCGACCAAGGTTTGCTTGGCGAGATCTTTTACATAGGTTGTCACCCCGGAGATAAGCTTGTCAATGAATGCGTTCTTATTTGTCATAATTTCCTAGCTTGTGTAGGCTACAGGTTGATTGTGTTGTCCACATATTCACTCAACTCACTGTGGTGGTCGATCACGATGACCTGTTTGAATTTGCTGCTTTTACCGAGAGTTTTGATGATCTCAAAATACTTCTTGGCGTTTTCGTTATTTAGACCGTAGCTACCTTCGTCAATAACCATGAATGGGAATGCCCCTACAAACATATTGTGGAGCGCCAAACGTAAGCTAAAGCCGACCATTACCTGCTGACCGCCTGATATACTAGGCAGAAGCAGCCCTTCTTCATTGTAGATATCAATGCCGAACGTTTCATTTACCTGCGCAGTGTACGGGAATTCGAAGTTTTGAAGAACATCGTTCATATACTCTGTCACAGTGCTGCTATAGGTCTGGATCAGTGCTCTCGGGAACCTTCCTGTATGGAACAGGTCGTACACGCTTTTTAGTACGTGCACATATTCCTTACGCTTATTATTTTTCTCAATATACTTGTTACTGTCTTCGATGTCCTGCTTCAACATCTTAAGTTCTTGCTTTTTAGTAGCGATCTCTACTTCGACATTTTTCTTATTCTCGCGCAGAGTTTGAAAGGCTTGGATTTTTTCTCTTATTTCTGCAACTTCAGCCTGATACATAGCTATGTCTTTATCGTAGCTGGGTTGCCCAGCCAGTGTAAGCTTTAATCGCTGAAGCTCATTTTCAGCAGCCTTTTGATTTTCTGCTGCAGCTTTTGCCTTGAGTTCAAGTTCGGTATACTTGTCTACCACACCTGCCCACAAGTCATATTCGCTTTGATCGAATTGAACATGTTTAATTGCATCGAGGGATGCATCGATTTCAGCCAGCTCTGATTTGTATCTATCGCTTTCTTGCTTTGCCTGCCTACCCTTACCTATCCGAACCCTTAGGAGGTCCATTTCTTCTAGCAGCTCCTGATGACTGCTCACCAATGGTTGTTTTTCACTGGTGAGATGAGCAATCAGCTTTTCTGGATCTATACTTGATCCGCAGGTTGGACATGTATCGCCCTCGAGATTTGTATGATAGTTTCTAATCTTAAGATCAATATCTGCTATCTGCTTGTTTTTTAGGTCAGCAAGAACACGGTATCCTTGGTCCTTTGTCTCAAGCTCAGCAAGCAAGGCTTCTTCCTTTTCTCCAAAGACTAGCTTCGGAACAACTAGCGCTGCTTTTTTCTGCGCATATGCGAGCTTCTTATCATATAGAGGCTTGCTTGCCTTTAGTGTGGCGAGAGTGTTTCTGTATGTAGCAATATCGATAGCTTTTAGTTTTTCATCGTACCTAGCACATGCATCTTGCGCATCGACTAGCTTACTTTCAGCTATCGGCAACGCTGCACGAATATTGCCTGTCAGCTTCTCAGCGTCTTCAACACTCTTTAAAAAAGCCTGCCGAGACACTAGCGAAGTATATACCTCTTCATCTACAATCAAACCATTCGACTCTTCTGTACTAAGTCTGATTAGTTCTTCCACGCACTGCATATCGCTTCGAAGAACTACCATGTCTTTGACAGGGTATTCTGGAGGAGCGTCCTTAATATAGTTGTTCCAGATAATATCTCTGACCTTGGTGGTATTAGGCACCATGAAGATTTTCTGAAACAGTTTCTCTTTCGTGGCACTGTCCCCATTGAAGAGAAGGGCTATCTCGCCCTGGTTACTCACGATCACATTCTGTACGATATTCTTATCGATCTGAAATAGCTGATTCCAGATGTCATTAACCTCGCTACTTTTCTTGTAGGTCTTTCCGTCGTATATGAAGTTTACCTTGGCCGTGTCGATGTGTCTTTCTAGTACAGCCTCTTTACCTTCGATGATCAAGTGACCGATAACATAGCCGCTAGTCTGTCCAACTGTCAGCATGTCTTGTTTTGTTTTGCCGTACCCCTCACCTGTTAGAAGAAAGATTACTGCCTCAACAATACTGCTTTTACCTGATCCGTTCTTTCCAATAATTCCTGTTACTCCTGTAGGAAAATCAAAGGCCGCGTTTTTGTGTGTTCTGAAATTTTTGAGTATTAATTTTGCGATTTCCATTATAGGTCTTCTTCAGTAGTTGTTTTTGTGACCAGAACTATTTTGTATTCTTGTTTTCCTTCCAGTGTAGGGTGCGACTTACTCAGATATCTCAACCTGGCTTCGGCACGCTCTAACGCTTTTTGCTGACCACCTTCTTCAGCTGCAGAGAAGGTATAGGTAAGATTAGGGAACGTAGTACCCCATCCATATTGTGCTGGATTTCTTTCGTCCAGCACCCAGCGGGAACGCAACTGATAGCTCGTTTGTATCATAATGTACTATTGATTAGTTCGCAGCACTCTCGATAAGAGGCCTGCAACTCTTGCACATACTCCATCTCCATTAAGTTATTTTCGATAGATGCTCTGTAACGAAGGTTACTATACACCTCGAAAAATTTTGCAGCCACCGTGGTATAGTCTTTGTGTCCTCTTTTCAACCACCCAGGCGGCAGACACAAATACGAATCGTTCACATATAGCGGCATCGGCAAACCATAATGCAGAAGCAAGTCCTGCATATCTTGATGAGAAATAACTCTCGTAAGTTCTGTTTCGCCTGTGCGCCAAAAACTATTATTTATTCTCTGTTCTGCCTCAGCTAGTAAGTGCAGACATTCTTCCCTAGTCTTCGTCATCATCATACTCATTTACTTCTACAGGTGTGTAGGAATATATTGTACTTTCCGTGGTGGTTATGTGAGTGGTACGTGTGCGTATACGGTGAGGTACACCATAACTATGAGACACAGATACCTGCATAGAGTACATAGCGTCGTCATAGTTGTCATAGGTATCGTTAAACTCTATCCAATGACCAAAGTCGTTTTCACTCACTGTGTTGAGTTCTGGATCTTTCCCATTATCGTAAAACTCTACAACGTATTTAGTGACAGTTATATCCATATTAATAATCTTGGTCGTCGTGATCGTCTTGGCAGCATTCGCAACGGAATGCTGACAGCATTGGGTCCACTGTGTTTCTTTCCACTATGTATAGGTAAGTACCGTCTATTACCTCCTGTCCTGTAACTGTGTCGTTGCAGTCGTTACATTTAAACTCCATCTCCGGCTTTACACCTTTTTTGCTAAGAATGCTCATAATTTATTTTTGCATCTCGCTGTATATTGTTTCTTTGAAGTTATCTAGTACAGTTTTTGGGTCGCTCTCGGTGAGTAGTTTATATGCAATATTGAATACTTGCTCGCTGTCTTCCATGTCTCTGGTAAGGTCACGAAGCACGCTCTCAAACCTGTCTGCGGTCTTTAACTCAGAACGAATATTTATAAGTTCTTCGTTACCGTCTTTTTGTTGTTTAACTTTCGTCATCTTGACGAAGCCTAGCTCGTACAAGAAGTTGAATTGATTTCCAACATCAACATTATCGTACAGCTTTATAAGAAAGACTGGACGCTTTGGACCTAGTTTGTATGCAGCCTGTTTACTGTCCGTCACAACCTGCTCAAGATTGTCTGGTTTTATCTCTATGGTTATATACTGTCTAGGTAGATCATATTTCAGGTTACGTAATTTTTCTCCGTCATAGTAATACAATCCATCTTTCTCTGTCTCGTTGGCTGCTGTAACACCAAGACTGCCGCAGTAACCTACAAACAGTTCTTTTTCACAGCCTGGGTCGTGGTAGCGCATCTGTCGCCTAATGTGAATATCCCCAAGAAATATCCCACGAATACTGGCACACTGGTTAGTCAGATCCAGCTCCTTGAGGCTGATTTTTTTCTTTTCCTCACAGAAAGGCCATAGTTCTGGAATTTGCTGATGCATGAATATAGCCAGAACAGAGTCTTTTTGCTTCTTGTTAAGCTCACTGTTCAATAGCTCAATTACGTCGTTAGGATTGTCGCTATAATCTACGCCAGCAAACTCAGGCACACTGTTTACAGGTTTAAACCCACAAACTGTTTCCCAGGTTGCACCATTCACAGGCTTACTATGATCGCCCGCAATAGCCACAGGTGTAACTTTCCCCGACAACCGCTTTAGCTGTTCTGTTACGAAGCGTATAGTGTCGCTACAGGGCTTATTATTATCAAATAGGTCACCTACGCTTACAAGATAATCTACCTCGTACTCTAGAGCCTTATCGATGACCATAGAGAATAAGTCGCGGTTATCTTGCTCAAGGTCAGGAATGTTGTATAATTTACTTTCTAGATGTTGATCGCTAAATACTATAAATTTCATACTATTGAGTTTTGCCTGGCCATATTTTGTTTTGCTGGTCTTTCCATTCTTTCACCGGCGTGAATACGTCTACCCCAAGCCGCTTGCTGGCATATCGTAGCATTCTTAGGTTAGGCCAGAGTTCTGGTCTTACATCACGGGTCAATTGTAACGCTTCGCTTGGAGATTTACCCTGCATTACCCAAACAATGATAGAAAGTGCCGTACTGCGAGATATGCCTGCAAAGCAATTAATCCCCAGACTATAAAGCTCACTAGTAGCCACCAGAGGGTCCATGAAACTAATGATGTTGTTGATGTGCTGTTCTCTGGGTCCTTGCTCATCGATATTGTTCACAATAAATGGCTCTTTATCTTCGTCGCTCCAGTCCCTGAAGTATTGCGCGAAGTGTTTTACTCGAATCTTACGGAACCTTTCTTTTAATTTTTCTACTTTAGATTGGTCTTCAGGATCTACTGCAGTAAGCCACAGGTTTTGCTGAAGGTCCTTTTTAAACGGTTTGTCTACTGCCTCAGACAGTGATGTAACTGTGATGTCTGTGATCATACGATTAGGCGTCTGTGCTCTAGTTCTTGAGTCAACCTGGGTACACTTACAGCTTTACTATATGTAGCGTTTTTAAACCCTGGAATACGGATGTCGCTACCGTTAGGTACAGGACTAAACCCTTCCTCAATCTTATCTGTGAGTAGTGCTTGCATCGCAGCTTCAGCTTTTTCCAAGTCTTCAGTGGTTAGGTGAACCAGCCTCTTTAGCTCAGTATCCTTAACGAGCCCTCCATACGACAATACAACATAGTCGTCATCGAGTTGTTGTATTTCTGTGATGTATACATTGTTTCTACGCCCAGATTTACGGAGCAATATTTCAATATTTATTCTTTTCATTTTAATAGATAGCATAAGCCCCCTACCCAATACTCTCAGGTAGGGGGCCGTTTGCCGCTGGGGGTTACAGCGTTACTGCAACACTGAAAGCGTCTTCGATCAACATGTTGAGTCGTCGACGCTCTTCAGCGATAACTTCACTCCTGACTTTACCTTTAGCGATCACATAACCTGATAGGTCTGTGGCCGTCCAGCATTGATGAGTGTGGTCGTACTCAACGTTAGACACTCTATGCACGCTTTTCACGCCCATATCGTGTAATCTGTCCAGGGTATCGTCAGCCAGTCCAGAGAGGTTGCCCTCTTTATCAATGTATATTGTGGATGGCATCAGTATTCAATTTGTCCGACAATTTCGTGAGTAGTACCTTCATTATACTCCTCAGTCATTTTGCGAGAGCTTTCATCTGCCTTACCCAAAGCACGCTCAAGCATTTTAGTGGCGTCCAAACAAGCATCACCATAGCCTTCAAGCTTGGTGATACTAACCTGCCCATCTTTACCTACACGGAATGTAATTTTCTTAGACATACTCCATTGTCTCGCGCAGAAACTTACCAGACTTATCGTAGTTGAATTTAATGAAGACTGTGTGCTTCTTCTCTGTAGGGCAACGCACAATGTACGTTACTACTGCTGTGGCTGTATTAGGTTCGTCTTGGACAAACTTAATCTGATGGTATGGGATGTGTACCTCACAGTCTACAGGCTTCTCCCCAGCAGGAGGCAATGCCTCGTGTGACAGAGTTGCTTTGAGTGAACGTGACAATTTTGACTTTACTTCTTCGATGTTTTCGATGTTCATGAGGTATTTTAATTTTCTGCAGTTATGATCAATTCGCCCGTAGGGAGCTCGTTAATACTGTAGGACAGGTCTTCTTCATGCATGAACTTTTTGAGCTCATCCAGTGCATAGCCCTGTTTTATATTTTTAAGGTTATCGCCTAGCTGTCGTTCGATACTTCTATCATAGAAGTCGCAAACGAAAAACGCGTTACCTTCACTGTCAATGTCTATACCTACGTCAAATCCCCCACTTGATGGATTTTTTGCCACATATTTGTGAACCTCATTTTTTCTAGGGTCACTATAATAGGTGTGACATACAGTATTTTCTACAATCCCCCAACCAGCTTTTTTGAACTGGTTGAGCAGATTGCTGATGTTCTTAAACTGCGTTTTGATGTTTACCGCATGACTCATAATATTTTAGTCAGGTCATAGCTCCCGGCGAGTTGCACCGAGAGCTCAGTTATTCCTTTAGTGTCAAATGTCTTTTCAACAAGCTCTACGAACTTACTGTAAACCATTTCCACTGTTTCTACTTCACCATCTCTAGTTACTGCTATTTTGATTTGTGTGTTTTGGGTGCTGAGTATGTCGCCGTTGGCTACCTCACAATAAGGCAGCAGCAGACTATGGTTATCTCCCATAAACCTGATCGTCAACATATCGTAGTTAGGGGGTTCTAACACCCCCTGCTCATCATTATCATAACTCATTATTTTACGGTTAGTTTCCTGAAGTACTCCCCACTAACATTAGCTACATCAGTGAGGCTCTTGGCCTCGTTGACTACACTGTTTAGATGCTGTTGAAGCATTCCCAGGGCATCCTTGTTCTTAGAGAAGTCGTGATCGCCTGTCAACAGGTTCTCAACCTTGCTCAACTCGGCCTCAACCGCCTTGTCGTCTACAAAGTTCATATCGCGGAATTCCTTGATATGTTTGAGCAATGTCCTGATGTTAGCGTCACTGACTACCTCCTTCTTATTGATTTTGTTCAAAGCTACCGAGCAATGCTCGACAATCTTTGTACGCAACGTTGCAGTTACTTCTCCTACAAAATCGCTGATCTTACTCATATGAGTATCAATCTGCTTATTGTAGGCAGTTTTGTAGCTTGTCAACGCTTCCTGCTTGGCCTGATTGGTTACCTGCTCGCGAAGGATTTCCTCCTGCAGATTGACCTCTTCGAACTGCGCAGGTAGCGCAATTTCAAAAGAAACAATATCGAAATAGAATTTCTTTTTGATATTGGCCAATGAGGGATAGTAGCTTTCCAAGTCTCCTACCTCTACAGTGTCCGAATGCTCTTTGTAATACTCTAGAGCCTCTTTTTTGTAGTCTTCGTACTTATAAATAAACTCAGCAGTCATCAGATTAAACTCCTCACGCATTTCGTCGAGTTGTTTATAGACAGCCATATATTTAGTCTTAGGTACAAAATGTGCCTGACTGACAAGTGGGAAGTCGAAAGAATTTACGTACAAGTATTTACGCACCCTCTGTTCGTAGTTTTTAAACGTGTTATACACAGCAGGCTTGATAAGCATTTTCTTGCCGAGCTTGATCGTCTCCGGCAGCTGCTTATCCAGCTTAATGTCGGCCTCTGTGAGGTTATAGCTCATACCCCACATACCGATATGTACATTGACTAGTTTACCGTCCTGGAACACCTTGTCATAATACTGCTGCAAGGTATCGGTTATTTTGTATTCGTTGTTATTCATAGGACTATTCTTCGTTACCGATTGCGATACTGAGCTTACGCATATTCTTTTCTACATCTGCGATTGGGTCGCCTTTTGACGTAACCATCACAAGCTTTCCTTGTGCCTGTCTACGCATAATTTTGAGATCCTCCTCGTGCGACACCGCAAAAGGAATGAACTCCGCTAACACTTCCATAACATGACTGTCATTGACTTCCTCACCAGCATCAAAAGCCTTGTATAAGGCATCTTTGAATACTTCTTCGATTTCTGCGCCAGTGAAGTCTTCTGCTCCATTAACCAGTGTCTTAATACTGAAGTTTTTGGGGTTGCGTCCGTACTTCCTGATTACTACATCGAATATTTCTCTGCGTTCCTCGGCGGTAGGTAAGTCTACCCAGAAGAGTTGATCAAAGCGACCCTTGCGGATTAATGCGCTAGGCAGCAATGTATGATTATTTGTTGTAGCTACAATGAACGCCGGGTTCTTTCGGTCGTTCAGCCAGCTCAAGAATGTGCCGAAGATGCGGCTGCTGACACCACTGTCACCAGAGCCACTAACAGCACTGTTACTAAGAGCCTTTTCGATCTCGTCGATCAAGATGACGCACTTGCCGATACTTTCGACAGTCTTGATCATTTCCCTCATATTCTTTTCGCTATTACCTACAAGCGAGTCGAAGATGCTGCCGATGTCTAAGGCAAACAAAGGACAGTCAAATTCCTTTGCGATAGCTTTACAGATCAGCGATTTGCCGGTACCAGGAACACTGGCAAGCAGCATACCCTTAGGCATAGGGAGGTTATAGTCTCTGGCGTCCTTTGTATAGGCTTTTTTACGTGTGTTCAACCAGCTCTTTAGTCCCTGCATACCACCAACATTATCGAAACTAATGTTAGGTTCCATATAGGTCAAGAGTCCGTTCTTTTTCAACTGGGCAATCTTTTCATGGAATACCCACTCTACAAACGAGGTATCGAACCTACCTACCGCTGTATAGGCCAGGGCAAGAGCATTCTCCACCTCGTGGGCGGTCATGCCTTTTGCTGCTTCGATTGTGCCCTCGCTAATACTCTGAGCAATCTCGATAAGTGGCTTGCCTGCAGCTGCGAGTTCGTTATTGATACTGTCTTTGATGAAGTTGATGCGCTCTTCGATGGCTGCCGCGTCCGGGAGGTCATAATCGAGTAACTGGATTTCTTTTTGAAGTTCACCAGGCACTGAGTACTTGTGACCTACGAATACAATCATATTACGCTTACGCTTCAATACATTGCAAGCATTGCGCAGCATACGGATGGTGAGCTTGTTGTCGAAGTGTAGATGAAAATCCTTCAACACAAAGATTGTATCGGTCAACTTATAGGTCTGGATGTGCTTCAATAGTTCGGCAATACCTTTTGTATCGTCTGGATGAAACACCTCCACAGGGCCGGATTTGTACACCAGACCATTCTGAACGTCCCACTCATTCACTGTAACATCAGGATTCTTTTCCCGAATGCCGATAATCTCTCTTACCAGCCTAGCCTCCTCATGAGTAACCACGAACAGAATAGGATAACAGGCGTTATGATAGTTTATGAGCTTATTGATGAACGACATATGTAGTGTTTGTTGCGATGAAGTTATTCTTCTTTATCTGTTTACAAATCTCAGGATTTTGGACATTAAAAAGTCCCAAGATATCTGAGGCCATTGCGACGGGCAATGACACTCCCATTTTGTTTGCCCTGTTACGATAGTATAGCATCTCGGCAGGGTGCATATATTTCTCAAGCCATTTTACTGCCTTGAGTAGAGGGTGCTCCTCTAACTGTACAGACTGTACAGATTTCTGTACCTCTACAGGAGGTGCAGCAGTTTGCGGAGACTTGAAGGGTCTACCGCGTTTTTTAGGTGCAGTTTCTTTCTTTTCCGGTTGCGGAGAAGATTTGGGTTTGTTTTTTGAACCCTTTGGCCGCCCGCGCCTAGCCTGCTTCACTACCGATTGAGTAAGTTGAACTAGTGCGGGCGGCGTTTTCGGTTTATTCTTTGCGCCCTTAGGGCGACCACGTTTTTTAACTGGTAGGTTATTGCTTACTATTACCGGTATCGGCTGAATCTTCCGAGAGATTCTGCGGTTTGTTAATTTTTCTGTCATGCGATTTTGCAACGTGCATATAGTAGGCGTCTTCCAGCTTTAGCTGTTCGATGCGTTTATACTTATTGCCACTATCTCTGATCAGGTATTTTCGAATAGTTCTGCTCATGATGCTACAATTGTAGCATCTTTACCTGCGTTTGTAGACTCTATAATGCTTTTTATTCTTGCTAGTATTAGGCCTATTGAAGATACTGACTAATGCCTCTATAGAGGAGGCAAAGAAGCTAAACAACTCGGCTACAGGACTGCTGGGTCCTTTTTGGTTTACTGGTTTTCTGCGATTATGATGGCCCATGATAAAATTAGAGATACTGTAGAGAAACTCCTCCATAAGAAAAATCCTAGGAGTATGTTTCTCGCTCGACAACTGATATTCTCAGTTCTTCCGGCTTCTCATTTTGTAGAAAATTATCTCTACGACAACGAAGGCCGACTTCAAAAACTTGAAGCTTTTCCAATGCTTAAGCAGATCTACGACAACATACCTCAGAAGATGATTCTGAAATGTAGTCGTAAAACACTTAAATCTACTCTCTTGTCTAATTTTATATGCCTGAACCTTATCCGATGGAATTATTTCAAGATGATGTATGTGGGCCCGCAGGAACTAACTACCAAGTATTTCTCAAGTAATTATATTCCACCACGGTTTGATAGCCCTAAAGTTAAAGAATTACTTATTAAAGGATGGTTCAAAAATGATGTTTTTGAAAAGATATTGGATGATACTCATTCTAGTGTATTATTTAGATATTGCAGTGATGACGCTACTCGTACTCGTGGACCGGCTATCGATTGCGTTGTGTACGATGAAGTACAGGACATTCAATACGACCAGCTCTCCATCATTCAAGAAACTATGGCTATGTCTCCGTATAAACGTGAGATATTTGCAGGAACCCCGTTAGATTCTACAAACACTATTCACAGAATTTGGTTGGCTAGCAATCAGCTTGAATGGATGATGAAGTGCGAGGCTTGCAACCATTGGAACTCATTAACTGAGGGTAACGAGCCTCTTCAAATGGTAAGGCCTCACGGATTGAGCTGCAGTAAATGTGGTAAGGTTATTAGTTCTAGAACGGGTGAGTGGGTGTCCACTAGCCCCAAAGACTCACATCTACTCACGGGGTATCATCTGGCGCAGCCTATATTGCCGCACTTTAACGAGGACCCTAAAGAGTGGAAGGAGATCTACGAAAAGGTACATAGTGGTAAAAACGAATTAAAGGTCGTAATGAATGAGACGTTTGGGTTGTCCTATGATGTAGGATCCAAGCCTATCACACAAGAAGAGCTTGTTAAGCTTTGTGTGCTAGGGCCTCAATTCAGCGACAGTGAAGGTAAGAATCTGGCGATCCTCGAGAAGAACAGGATGAAGTATACAGGTACATATACAATGGGTGTGGATTGGGGTGTTAGCATGGCTCAGTCGAGAACTGTAGCCACGTTGGGAGCTATGCGCCCGGATGGTGTGTATGAGGTACTCATGGCCAAAATCTATAGAGGCTACGACTATGAGGCCCATATACACGATATTGCAGCGAAAGCGAATGGGGTACAGGCCTACTGCGTATCAGACAGCGGACCGGACCCTATTCGAGGCATCAAACTATGCGAGCTTACATCACCGCAAAGATCGCAGCTAGCTGCATATAGGCGAACCAAGATGATTCAACACTTTGAACCAGGTACATACGACTGGAGACAGAACCGCTGGGTCTTGCACAGATCTGATGTTATATCACTAGTTATTCGTCAGCTTAAAGCAGGGAAAATATTGTTCCCGCAATGGAGTGACGTTGCAGAATATATGCAAGATCTACTGAATGTATTCATCGAGGTCAGAGATGGTTTGTATGGCCAGGAGCTTGTGTATGACCACCATCCAAAACAACCAGACGACGCTATGCATAGTCTAGTGTTCGCTATATGCTCAGGCTATATGGCGGCAGGAGACATGAGTCTATTGTCAGGTAGAAGCTCTACTGCAGGTCCTGAAATTGAGGGTTAGCAGAAACCTATACGTCCTTCTTGAGGAGGTGTGTAACCTGGATCCTCTTCAAAGTTATATATTTCTGCCAAACTCATATCTGCAGTTATCTGCAACGGATCTATACCTAGTGAAGTGGCGATCTTTTTGCAATTATTGACCGACAGTTTCTTGAATTCGTGGCTCAATTTTAGTCTACCTTTGCGCAGCAGAGCTTCATCAAGCTTATCTTTTTCTGTATTGAATGTGGCAACAATTGAGATGTTGATTGCCTGCCCGATAAAGCCGTCAGTAAGGTTCAATATGGTAGACACTATGTCAGGGTCTTGAGAAACTTCTCTAGACAGTAATGCTTTCTCGGCGTCCTCAAGGATCAAGATTATGTTCTTGTTGCTCATAAGCAAAGGAAGCATGTCCGGATGAGTAAGCTTGTTGATAAGCCCTACAGGGATATAGGCCATCTTTCTATTAATGCCTGCTGAGAGCAGATATTTGATGTAGGAAGATTTTCCGGTTCCTGGTTCTCCGTACAATAAATATAAGCCTGACGACTCATTGTTAAGACTAGTTACAAGCTTCTCATGCACCTGTAAAAAATCTTCACCATAGTTGAGGGCAAGATCCATGTCTGTTGCAGGCATCGGTAGTGCAGTGAACGATAGATCACCATACTCACTAGCCAGCATGTAGATTTTACTCTTTTGTTGGAGTTTGAATGGAGCCATCAGCTCGATCAATAGCCTTGCCTGTGCTGTGTTTGTGCACACGGCTCTCAATCCGACATGCAGGTTATCTGCCTTGGCATCCATGACGAGATGGTCCACAGACCTAAACACATTAAGCACGATCGACGAGTCGTATCCCATATGCGAATCTTCCTCTGCTTTAAAAGAGGTATGAATCATCATTCTTTCATAGGGGGTACCTTCCTTACCTACCCATATACCTTCCTCCATAAGGCTGTCGCCTAGCTTATTGAGGTTAGAGCATACCAAGTCGAAATACTCATTGATTGTGGAGATGCAAGACTTGTCGAACTCTTCTGAAAACCCAAGACTTGTAGGTATAGTGCTATAGGCCTTGTTATATAGATACTCAAGCCTCAAGGCATGAGAGTGTGAAGGAGCCGCATAGAAAGCGTTCCCTATTTTTTCAGGAATGTTTAGTTGTGACATTGTTTTAGATAGTCGTTTACCAATTTTACCTTTTCATCGAACAGTTCCTGAAGAGCTTCGTTTTTTTCATCGTCGTTACCTTCAGACTCATTCATGATGGCCTGCGGAAACAGCTTCGGTGATTTATGCATTCCATAATTATAGAATACTACACCAGCATACACTCTTACCTCGGGAGAAAAATTCATTTCTTCGGCTTTAATCAAATAAGCCTCTGTCATTCCGATAATGAGTTCTTCTGCTTCCAGCGGGTCCATCTCGTCCAGATCTTTCTCCTGATGATTTAGTAGATGGTTTAGAGTCTCGAACACAACGATATTTCCTTCGTATTGATCTGTAGTAAGTACGGTTATCGCTGCTTGAATTTTGTCGGATTGGAGGTCAGAAATCTCGCACTTATAGTCCTCTTGCAGCTGAGCCTTCAGCGTCATCGGGTCCCATTCATAGGCTTCTGAGCCGTAGGTTTTCGTTACAACCGAGAGCAGGGCAATAGCCGGAGCCTTTTGGTCTTCTAGTATTGTTTTGGATGACTTCATATGGTATATAAAAGCTGAGGCTGCCTATTTCTAGACAGCCTCGTTATTCTTTCAACTCATGGTTGATGAACTAGATGGGTCTCAATCCAGTGATTTCCTCAAGCAACTTCATGTCGCTTCTAGGCATCGTAGGCAAGATATCTGCAATTTTTTCAGGGTCAGCTGGATCGATGCCGCTGTCTCCAAAGGCTTCTTCGTACTTATCTTTGCTGATCTTGGTCAGATCTTCAAGTCTGTATTTGTCTCCATGCACTTCGACAAAGCTTAAAGCACTAGCAATCTTAGCTACGGGCTCTGTGAAAAACATATCTACAGGGTCACCGAGAAGTTTTGCAACTTTAACGTTATCATAAAGCCCTTCCATGTTTTCAATATTAAAACATGTTTCAGCAATCTTCATAACGTCAGAAACACTATTCATGTTTTCAAGGTCGTCCCTGATCTGTTCGTAAACATCTACATGAGCTTCTTTCGTAAGTTTGCTGCCTCTCCTCCACAATTCAAAATCGAGATTGGTTAGGTCGGGGTAATACATGCCTGCATATTTCATGAGGAGGTCAGGCATATCATCTACGCCTAGCTCGCCTGCAGCCTTCACAAAGTTTTCTGCCGCCTGTACACGCACATTGAAAGGGAAGTTGTGAATATTGCTTGCGAACGATTCCGCAGCCATAGCCAGGTCTGAAGCGGTCTTTACAGGATACATCTGTACAGGTGCAGCCATACCCTCTACGTTAAAATCCACCATGAATTTTTCTTCATAGTCGGAAGCAAGCTTGATGTTCAACGTGCTGTTATAGTCTTGCAGATCCTCTGTAATCTCTAAAATTTCTGCAGCCTTCTCAATGTTGTTTTGCAGTTGACTGGCGTAGTCTTCGCCATATAGTTTAACAATATCAGCACGTTTATTGATGAAGTGCGCATTCGATATGTATACAGTAGCAGGACTATTGATGGGGTATATTCTACGATCAGGATCAGCAAAAGCGGTTTTGGGTAAACTCTCTACTGCGTACGCGTCCTCGACTTCAGCCGTCTTCACGTACTCAGGCAATTCTACGTCCCTAAACATGCTATACATCTCTTTTCCTGAGTAGTCAGTCTGTTGGTCAAATGCAATTTTCATAATTATTATCTATTCTACCTATGTTGTTAAACAGTTTCAATTCTAAAATCAATCTACCCAGTGTAGTGGCAAAGCTTGGAGGAAATACATCCGACTATGAGTTTGTACGTATTCCTTTGTTCGGTTGGTACGCAAAATCTAAAACAAACGACTTTGTAGGCAACATTTTTGATTTCTTTCCTATCGAGGACTGGCGCCGACTTTATGGTATTGTATGTAGAGATTTTAACGACTGCTTTGATTTCAGTCTACCATATAGTGAATATGCTGAGAAGAACCTTTTTAAAGACCAGACAAAGATCATGCAGTATCAATCTGTATGGCTGTTGAGTGTGCAGGAAGCACATACCGCCAGAGCTAGAATGCATGATAAGGTTGTACACTTTAAAGACGTACTTGACGAGGCCGGAATGTCTGAGCTTCTTAATAACAAGTTCGGGTATCTGACTGAGAAGGTATTGAAAGCTTTTCCTAAGCTGTCACTAGATAGTAAGTACCGCTATAAGAAGACCGTGATGATTCCGTCGTTCTGTTCACCTAAACATATCTGCTCATTAGAGCTAGCTAGGCTCAGCGATTTAAACCAGCGCGAGACGGTGTTTCTTAATGGGGAATATGGATGGTATGGTCGTCAGGGTGTTGAAATTGTCCGGGATTTTAACGAGCTCAAAGTCAAGACAGGCAATACCTGGAACTATAAGAACGACCATTGGAATACATCGCCTATCCAGCTATCAGATATGCTAAGCACAGAGCAGCTCATCAGAATCTGGAGCGAAGCAAAGCACGCTAAATTCAATGTAGATATCCTGGAGCTGATGCTGGGCAAGCAGGGCAACGACGATCTTAGAAACCATGTAGCTGCATTAAACTATAATCAGCTACTAGAGCTGGAAAAAAAGAGCGGACAGCAGCTAACCGACTTCTGGATGAAGAGCCGAGAGCAACAATTCACTGTGCAGGGCAAAACATACCTCAAACGGGACAAGGCATACTATCTCGTTAAAAAGAACGAGGAAGAGCAGTTAACAAACTTCACGCTAGACATTCAGCAGATACGTAAAAAAAACGACGAGGAATTTATATGGTGCGGAATGGTGTATTACGAAGAACATGCTGTTCCCTTTGAGATGGAAGACAAATACTTTATGTCTTGCCATCTGTTCACCAAAGGGATCAGAAAGATGTTTTTAGGTATGGGGCTAGGCATACCATTCATTAATGAAAAATATGTAAGGCAGTTAATCACAATGATTCAGATGACCTGCCATAATGTTAAAATCGTGACAGCTGCCGAATAGCTAAAGAAACGGTGTATCGTACTGCATGCCCTCCTGCCACCATTACAGTGACAGGAGGGCGGTTACTTACAAGCAATATGAACAAACTAACACCAACTCTACCACAACAAGCGGCAGAGTTCGACAGGTCGAGTACCGCGAGAGATCACCTGCGTACAGGTGCTTCATGTAGTGCTGCGGGCCAGTGAGAGCCCTTACACACACTTAATCAAAAGGTGTGTTAACTTGAAGAAGTCAAGTAGCCTTACTATCTATCTGCCTGAATACTTACTCGTTATTGAGCCATGCATTCTTTCCGCAACTACTAATTTCATTGCGGCACTTAACAACTTCAACCTTAAAGGTCTATAAAACCAATTATAGTTGCGTTATAATATATTGTTCTTTACAGCGAACACTGCTCAACTGATTTGCTGCTTTTTCTTTCTCGATCTTAACCTGCCGAACGCTGCCGCTAAATCCAGGTGACTAGAAGTCTGACGGGCCTGGTCTCCGAGGGCGCAAGATTTCTCCTGCGCCTCCACCACCACATTTTTAAACTTGTTGTGGGCAAATAAGCGTCTCCGTCGTGGTTAGACGAGTTGCTGGAGACAGGCAACCTGAAACTTTCTAGGTAGCTTTAGCCAGAAAAGCCATGTAAACACGACACACGTTTACCCCAGATACATCAAAACACTCACGACTTATTTTTTCATGCGTACCTATTCATGAAATTTATTTCCTGGTCGGGAATCGAACCCTACGGCCGCTGCTATATCCCTGCGTTTAGGTCCTTCACCATGAGGGAGCAGCGCTCTACCACTGAGCTACAGGAAAATTGGTTGCAAGGGGAGGATTCGAACCTCCGATCTCCAGCTTATGAGACTGGCGACTTAACCACTTGTCCACCTCGCGATTTAACTAAGCGTAACCAATCAAAGAGTTGGGATTACTCTTTTGCAAAATTCCGTGAGAATTATACAATGTCACTGCAGGCAACAAATGCGTATTCTGTTGCACAGTGCCTTCTGTGTGTGAAGGTAATGCATTTCTCTGTCTGTGATCGTTTGCGGCCAGCATTGTGGCGAACAAAGGATCTAATTGGAATTGTACTGATGCGATTGGTTGTACTGTGCTTGCCATAAGGTTATTAGGCTAGCAGAAAGTGGTGGAGGTGAGGGGAGTTGAACCCCTGTCCTTAATACTTCAATATATGAACTTTCTACAGCTTGTTCTGATTATTTTCTATAAGTGCCCCGGAAGTCAACCAGAAAAACCGATTGTTTTTGCTAATGCTCAACAATCTTCTCCCCTGCAGGCATATTATCAGACTTTTAACGAGGTCTGACCATATAATTACTCGATCTAACGTTAAGGATTTTGTGGTGTTTCTCAACCACTAGGTAACCCCTATCCTAGGTCCTGACCTGCGAGCAAGCTCGCTGCGATTAAGCAGCAAGCAAAACTTCAGCGTCCTGGTACCCGAAGGAGGCCAGGATTGCATCAGCTTCTGCCACGCTAGGCGCGAATTCGTTGGAATTGGCGTTTAGTTTTTGCCCAGAGATTTTAACGAGGCCCACCAGGCTTCCTCGGCTGAGTTCATATACTAACTTACTAAGTCGAAACCAGATCACCCCCAAAAGGCTAATAGATTTCTACTGCAACATATTATACCAGTGTTTTGATAAAAAGTACAAGAAGTATGTGGGCCAGGGAATTTACCCTGACCCACGTCTCGTTCGCAAACTAGGAAGGAAGCAGCATGAGCGGCGTAGTCGCATTGACCACCTCTAAATAAGAGTCAATCAACGCAGGAAGCGTTTTAGCTCTCATCAGTAGCTTGTCGCGCAGCACAGGGTCATAGTATCTGCGCACCTGAACAGTTTCAGTGCCTCCGGCGCTTGTACGCACCTCTTTGTCCTTAAGAGACCTGTCGCCGATCGAAGAAAACAAGAGTTGCTTGATTGGGGATATTTCCCTGCGCAAAAGAATCCACTCCTCAAGAGAAAGAGTTAGATTGAACGAGTCATCCATAGGAATTGTGACGGGTGTCATCAAATTAGTGTATTTGACTCGCAAGGACAGCCGTGTATAGGCCTGCAGCTTGTCTTCAACGCTTTGCATCCATGCACTGATTTGTTGTTTTTGTTTTTCCACAGTCTCATACACCGGAGACTCATTAGAGTAATCTGCACAATGCGCCGAGATAAGCTGGCGTGTGGCTTCGACTTCTTCTTTCAGGCTCTTCATTTTTTTGAGTGCCTGCACAATCATGTAGCTTGACTGAATTGAATTATCCATAATACTTGATGTTTTGGTTTACTGATGGGTAACAATTTCCCATGCAAAGTATTATACCAAAAAAATACAGCAAATATTAGGTTACTCTGTCGTGAAGAATGAAGTGTCTGTTTTGAAGTTGGGTCTACCTATAGTGTTAGGTGAGTTAGGCCAAACAGATTCGAGAGATGTGCGCAACCCTTGGTTATTGCGCGACTCAGAGTTAGTTGAAAAATTGCTATAGTCTATGTTGAAGTATGTGGTCAGCAATACAAACTTACGAGGGAAACGTCCCGCTCCAGTTTTTTCTACAACCTGTATCTGCAAATAGTAAGTGCCTGCAATGAATTGTTCGGTAGCTACCGAAGGTATCCATAATTCAAAAAAGCCGGGTTGATCCGGTACATCGTAAACACCATCGTCCTGTGTTCCTTGCCATGTGATTGTCTGCGCCCTGGGACTAGATTTAACCACGGCCGAAATATCATAGACGCTTGAAGACACCGGAGTTCCGTCGTGAACCAGATACATATCGTAAACTACATCTTCTCCTTGATAGAAAACGTCGGGATTAGGTGCACTTCTCTCAAAAGGTATACCAGGGATTCCGTCCAGCATCAATGTGTTTACTGGAGACACATTGAACTGCCTATTCCTGGCCTTTATCTCTGAAGATTGCAGAGATTCTAGGTTGTTGATTACATCCTTGTATACAGTTGCACTGTCGCCTGTGGCTGTGGGTGTAAAATACTGCGGTGTTGTTTCGTCAATCATAGTTAGACGCAGGTCAATTCCAGCTTATTCTGAGTTGTGTCCCTACTATAATAACACAACTCATCTAGCTCTAAAATACTTTTCATCTGCATAAAATCTTCCCTCGTGAGTGAAGATAGCAGGTTTTCAGTCATTTGCTTATTTACGTCCGGCGTAGTAATGTTTTGCTTTCCTCCGCAGTTACATGATTTTTTAGGTGCAGTACTCAGCGGAGTGTCAATTAGCTTGGCGAATCTAGGCATTTTTTCTGCAAGTATGGGATGGCGATTAACCAAAACCAGTACTTGATTGACGCTGGTCAAAACCATCCGTCTTACCATCGGTATAGATTGAGCGCTTGGTTCGTTCATATGTGATATTAAATTGCAGGGGTTACAGGTATAGGAGCGCAAAGATCAGTAGCCTGGAAAGTTAGACCTACAAATAAAGAGTGCTCATTAGCTTGCTCTGCTAGTTGATCATTAATTGGGGACGGTATGCTTGTTCCTGGAGTAATTAATACGTTGCTTCCTGAGAGCAGTCTAAAATTGCCTGAGGCGTCTGGAGGAATACCATTAATGTACGAAACTAATTTATCACAATCAAGACATTCTATAGGTAAAAATGATGTACTACAGTCCATAGTTAGCCCAAAGCTTGCACCCACCTCCAAGTCTATTAACTCGTTATTGATATTTATGCGAAAGTTGTAACCTTCTAGAAACTGGATGTCTCCGGTCATATAGGTTGTACTAATGGAGTCAGTTAGTGGTAATTTCGGGTGATAACGATTTGCAGTATTGCTGTTCTCCACGTCACCTATCTTTTCTGGCTTTGTAGCAATTGATGATACACCTAGCCAAGCGTTATTAAATTGTACACATAACGCCGGCTCAATAGGAATACTTAACGGAATATTTGTGGCGTTGTTAGCTGCTGCATATAATGCTGCAGCCCCAGCACCAAAGACCGCCAGGCAGCCATTAGAATTTCTTACGTAGTAAGGATACGAGGGAATAGCTAGCGCTCCTACTGAGGCAGGTAAAACAAATGTAGCTATCGTGGCTGCAGGGGACAACGTACCGAATGAAACAAGTAGGGATGTGGATGTCCTGGTGATGTTAGTCAATGCAACTATACTGGTTCCTAGCTCTGTATATGCCACCAGTTGTAGGTCTAGTAAAAAGTCGTCCGGTATTTTTGTCAGCGTACCTACACTGATAGCTTTGCTGGCATAAGTCATCAGTGGGTATGCCCTCAACTCATTTTCATTCAACCAATCAATGACTTGTTCCATAATTCTATGCTGTGAGGGAAGGTATTGTGAATGCTGTGGTAGGTGTTCCGGCAGCAAGTCCTATAGACAGTGATGTAGCACTTGTAGGAGTAATTTTAATTACATCATTAGATACAAGATTGATGTTATTGGCTACAGGACCGACAAGGTTTATTTTACGAAGACCTTTAGCGGTGCGACCGCTTATAGAGCCGCCTCCTACAGCGTTAAAAGTAATTGCATTTAAACCAGCTATTCTGGCTGTATTATAAAACATAGAGGTGTCTTCGTCGGTGCGGCCTAGCAACACATCACCATAGCTGCCGTCAAAAGTATACACAGCGTCTTTTTTAGGTATACTTCTTACAGTCTCCGTAGCAAAGGGTAAGTTAAAAGTTACAGATCTACCTACAGCGGTACTCCAAAGATCTCCAGGGCCTGTTCCGAATGTGAGTGTACCTAGATATCGATTGGTGTCCGGTTGATATATTCTTAAATTTTGGTAAGCTTCACCCTTGATGTAGTCTGATTTAAGTAAATTTACAGCGCTGTGTGTTCCGTAGTCAAACACTATGGTTAACGTTAATCTATCAGAGTACACAAACAAAGAGTTCAGTGTGGGTACAAAATTATCAAACTGTATAAACTTCGCATCCACCAACAGCGATAGGTAATCTGTTTCCTGACTTAGAGGATACCCAGACAATTCGTTTTCATTCTGCCACTCAAGAGGGTTATATGCTGACATAGATTAGTTGAGAGTATTCCAGTATGTTGTGTAGTATTCTGGTTTTACAAACTGAGGCCAAAAGTAATACTCAGGACGCGTGGTGCTATAGTAGCTTCCGTCGGGCCTGGCTGGACGACCTGAGCATGCATCAGATCCTGTGGCGCCTAAGGCAGGCTTACTATAGTAGGTGTCTGGTGCCGCTGTATCTGTGAATCCGCAAATATCTGTAGGAGGTAATAGTTTATGTTTTTGAGTACACAAACTATCCAAAGATACTCCTGGTGTCTGTACATTAAGTGCTCCTGGTACGCCTGCAGGTTTTGAGGTACCTGGCGTAGTAGATATAATGTTTAGTGAAGTAGTTCCTTCTACAGTGGATACTGTGCCTGACCATGTGGGTTCGTAGCCTAATACATCTAGCGGGTAATCACTAGAACCTATGCCTTGTGCTGGTGTTATAGTGTATGTGGAAGTATCTGTAACGTCTGTGATGTATGTATCTGCGGCTATACCTGGTCCAGTAATTAGATCGCCTGCAGCCAACGTACCTAACTCGGTTGAGTTGACGTATAGGGTCTCTCCAGCCAGATAAGCTTTCCCCTGCCAAGCTAATCTAAACACCTTTGCAGGTATGTCTGTATTTGTGGTTTGAGCAATATTGACTTGCCAAAAATTTCCGTTACCTGACACTACAAACGTGTTTGGTTCTATACCTGCCCCCACAATCATGTATCCGGTTGTAATCGTTGCGGGAACACCATAAAAAACCACAGGGCTCACCCCTACAATATAGATATTGCCGTCATTGCCTGGCAGGTTGTTTTCGCCACCTATAGGATATGGAGCTACTTCATTAATTGTTTTGATGATTGGGTTTGGGCAGTTGTCTAAGTAGGTGGATTTGTCGGCAAGATTAAACACAGCTGCTGGATTGGATATTGTGAACTGTGTTGTTTTAGCGACAGTATTGCTTTTTTTGAGGTTAGTGAGTATTCCAAAGTTTACATCGCCTCGAAGTTCAGTATTTTTTTTATCTAAAATACTACTTACAGCTGGAGGGGTATAACAAAAAATAGTGCTTTCTTCTAATTCGGCAGAATCTTTCGTAAAGTGTAATGTATTGGTAATTGAAGCCAGTGCTACTGCGGATCCTACGGTTATACTCCCAGATAAATTACGCACAAAAGGTATGAGCGGCAGTGTGGTAAAATCTGTAGTAACATCACCAAAAAACATACCAAGCACAGTGTCGTCAAATACTGAAGCTATTGTAATTCTAACAGCCCCGCCGTTATGATAGATTTGTCTGATGTATAGTCTATGTTTACCGTACAAGGTAGTAATTGTACAGTTTACTATCAGATCGTCGGGTACAACCGTGCTGTCGTCGGCCTGAAAAGGTAGCCCCTGCTTGACAGGATATTTCCTGAACTGGTTTTTATTCCTAAACTGTAGTGAAGTTATGGCCATAAGTAATTATTTTTGATGATGTCGTAATTCATTACTTAGCTACTACAGTCATTGTGGATGACGTCGCACCTTTGGGTGCTGCGGAGAAGCCTGTCACCGCTCTTATCTTTACAGTATAGCTTGTGTTTGTGACCAAAGCTGCTCCAGCAGAAGTTTTATTTATTACTATAGGGCTGCTTGCATTAAGGACACCGACACCAAAATCACTTCTAGCCACCCATGCATCAGCCGCTGTAGATGGTGTGACTGCGCTGTACTCATAATTAACTACACTAAATCCTCCAGTGTATGTTGGAGGGGAAAAGGTTACGATTATACTTTTCGCTAATGTCGCCGTGATTGTGGTTGCGGCTACTGTCTTAGTCACAGACACTGTATATGTCCCGCGATTACCTGCCGCATAACCTGCAGCTATACTTAGCTGGTTCACTATAGTAGTACCTGTGGCTACATTTGTACCTGTCAGTGCTTCACCTACAACAATTACACCACTAGTCACATTTGTTACCGTCAATATATTGCCAGCGATAGCTCCGGTAAAAGTTGCTCCTGTGTAAGCTACGGGTGAAACTACTGCACCTGCTTGAGCTCCTGGAGCAACACCTACCGATGTTTCGCCGGGGCCTGGGCCTGCGGTGTTAGTTCCTCTAAGACTTATGTCATAGCTTGTACCGTTGATAAAAGTTGCTGCTCCTGAAGTTTTGCCTGATACAGCATCATATAGATATGTTTGTGTGATTATATTATTAGCAGGCAAAATAGACCATATACCTGACGAGTCTACAGAGTATTGGTATTGCGTTACAGCAGGTGAGCCTGTAGTTTGTTTGATGTTTGAAAATGTGAACTGCGTATTTCCTGGCGTCAAAGTATAGCTAGGTAGCGTAGGTCTTGGTGCAGGAATGGCGCCGGCCGGAGCATCTGCCCATGCACCTATACCTATTGCATTCTGCGCAGCGATTCGGACGTAGTAAGTTGTCCCGTTAGTTAATCCTGTTATGACTGAATTGTTCGGTAGCGTCACAACTCCAGCAAGAAAACTACCTGCCACGGTAGAGATCATGTAGAAATACGCACCTATAGGGTAACCTCCATTATTTGCAGGATCGGTATAAGATACGATTATACTCTTATCTGCAACAGCAAGACTTACATTTTGAGGAGCTGAAGGTACTGTACCAGGTATAGATCTGTAGCTATTTGATGGTGCGCCAGGCCCCACAGCAGTCACTAAACGCACCCTCACAGAGTAAGATTTACCATTAACTAGGATAGGTCCGGTAGTACTGATTTTACGTACAGTATTGTTCCATTTTTCTAAAACAAACAAATTATTTGCTAGTGTTCCTGAACCTAGAACCATGCTCGTAGGTCCGTTAAATAGTGCAGAGCTGCCCGAGCCATCATCCGACCCAGGGGCCCCAGCAACACCACAAAGTGTAGTTACTGTACCTACCAAAGTACCTGAGATGTATATTTTTCTAATTGTATTATTCCCATAATCTGCAACATATATAGCTGACGCATCTCCAGCTACTGCCATAGGCTGATTAAACGTGGCTGTAAGCGGGTCAGGGGTGGTGGCCGGAAGGATCGGCGGCGATAATGTGGTGTCGGCAGATCCGGCTGCATTGGTTGGTGAGCCTGCATAGCCATTTGCATTAAAAGATCTACCTACAGTGTAGAGTAGTTTGCGTATCTTGTTATTACCTGTATCTGCGACATATAGAAATGGCGGGACCATATGTACGCCTCTGGGAGAAGAAAATGATACGTCTGTATTTACGGTAGTGCTTTCTGCGCTTCCTGCTGCCCCTGTACTACTCCCTGAAAGGAGCGCAGCGAATCCAGTAGTACCTACTTTACGTATTTGATTGTTGCCTGTATCTGCTAGGTATATTATGCCACCATAATAGTGCATGCCTGTGGGGCTATTATATAGCGCAACTGTATTTGCTCCATTGGTCATGCCTGCTACACCGGCCTTGCCGGATAACGTCACAACTGTACCAGCCAACGTACCTGACAAAGTTATTCTCCTGATTGTATGGTTGCCTGTATCTGCCACGAACAACATAGTTACTCCGTCTGTACATATCCCTTGCGGAGAATTAAACCTGGCTGCGGCGCCTACACCGTCAGTTGTGCCGGACACACCCACAGTTCCTGCAAACGTAGTTACAACACCTGTAGATGATATTTTTCTAATGACATGATTGGCTGTATCTGCAATATAAAAATTGTTTGTATTGTCTTTGGTTATAGCTGTAGGGAGATTGTATGTAGCTAGCGTGGTACCATTGATGCTGCCTGTCACCGTGGGACGCCCAGAATATAGCAATGTTTGTCCTCCATACGTCTCATTGAATATTATTTTTGCCCAGTTTGTGTCGACCGCTCCGGGACCTAGTAGTACTGCTGACCATTGTTCATGATTATCAACATCATATTCATATCTATTAACTGCAGATGCGAGTGTGCCTGTAGGTAGTGTTATGTTGGTTAGTCCCAACTGCGCACTAGCTGGAGTGATTGTGACTATGGTGGGAGCAGCTGCAGGTTTTTGGGGCGTGGCAGAAACACCTCCGCTGGCGGTTCCCGCTAGTTGCGTACCTCCACTTAACGTAACTGCACGCACATATACTGTGTAGGTTGTACCATTAGCTAATTGAGGGTTACCTGCAGATGTCTGCGATGATATGCTGTAGCTAGGGGCAGGTACAGGCAACCAGTTAACTTTATTATCTGTACTATAATCGTATCTTAAAAACGATCCCCCACCTAACGATACACCTGTGATACTTAAATTAAGACTGGCATCACTTGGACGCACAGCTAATACCGGTGCGGAAGCGATGGATATTGGTATGCCTGCCGTTGAGGTTACGGCCCCTGAGGCATTAGCGGTACTTACTGCCCGCACAGACACATTGTAAAATGTTCCGTTTGTTAATCCTGTAATAGTATAGCTGTATGGTGTATACTGACCTACAGGTGTACCTGCTGTAGGTGTGAAAGCGACCCAGCCATTATTGTTATAGTTGTATTCAAATTTGCTTATGTATGGGATATTTGAAGTTAATACATTAAAAGACAATTTAAGTGTTGTATTGCCTGTGGTGAGTGCTAGGTTTGAAACAGCTGGCAATAGTCCTACATACGTGGCTGTAAAATCTGCAGTGGTGTTTAATGAGGAGCCGGCAAGCAGTTTGTAGCTCGGAGAGAATACATACGTAGTAGATAGCGGGGTTATAGTAGTTGCTGCGGAAGAAATTGTAAGTGAGTAATTACCTGAGCCGTCTGTGTTAGCTGTACTTATTCCGTCGGTGACCGAAATGTTAGGTACCGCTGCAGGAGCTGCAGTAGTTATGCGTCCTGTGACTTGCCTAAACCCTGTAGTGCCGGTGAAATCAACTACAACATCCGCTACAGATACACTGAAGGTTTTTGGAGAGCCTGCAAAAAAGTATCCTGTCTTAGCTGCAGATATTTTATAGGCTGTACCGGTTATAAGTCCTGTAATCGTATATTTGCCAGCGATGTCTGTGTTCACAGATTTGTTATCTAAACTTACTGTTACACCGGCTATAGCTGCGGACGTACCGCTATCTTTAATAGTGCCGCTCACTGAGTAGGTTTTAGTTACTACGTTGAGTATTATATAGCGCGTTGTGGTTCCTTTTGAGGCTGACGTAGAAGTCAATAAACAGGTAGTTGAACCTATGACTGATGGGGTGCCTGTAATTGTTTGGGTCAACCCTGTCCCCACTGCTGAGGAAGCAGTTGCATTATTTAACGTTAAACCTATAGGTAAGGCTGAGGCTGTAATTGAATTAACTGGGCGTATCTCACCTATAACGCCGCAAACACCAACAGCTATAGGGGAAATTGGGGTATTGACCGTCAGCGAATACACTGATGAATTGGCTGGCTTGGTAAACGTATACAATACTTCAAAAACGCAAGTAGCGGGAGGCCCAGCTCCAGGTGACCCATATGTGGTCGTGGGCCTATAGTTATAGCCTGTTATTGTGGTAGTGTAATCTCCAGCTACTGCAGTTGAGCTGAGCACTGTCCCAATTATACTTCCAGAGGTTGTTATGGTCAGCCCTGGAGGTAGTGTGTGAGTAGGTAAGCCTGACGCAGTATCCAAGAAAAAAATTGGACCGTTTGTGGCTGTTAACTTATATAACGGATTAACCGTATCATATACTCTGTCCTTTATGACCGTTAATTTTGAAGGTAAATTAGTTATTATCGGAGTGTCTATGGTACTAAACGTAACCAATACATCTATTACAGCGTACCCTATTGTGTTACTGACGGATAACTGTATCGTATACTTTACAACGGAAGCTACTGAATTGTAGTTTGCAGGATAAGCCGAAGAAAGCAGTTTGCCGTAGAATTTTCCGGAAGCTGTATCTAATGTAAATCCTGGAGGCAAAACTGAGGAACTGTAAGTTAATGTGCCTCCTCCTGTAGCCGTGGCTGTAAATAATGGAGACGCCTCTGGGTAATCTGAATAGATGCTGGCTGTAAATTGTGCAGGAGCTACTGGAGTTATAAATGTGGGTGGCGTAAGTATCGTGGGATAACTGATCGTGAAAGTTACCGAATTGGACGCACCATACCCGTTAGCTGCAATCACCGAGATAGTTTTTTCTCCAGCCTGCTGCTCAGTTAATTTACCTGATATTGCGCCTGTAGCTTCATTGAATCTGAGGCCTGTAGGTAATACACCTTCAATCAGTGTGTATTTAAATATCGGCGGGTTTGTAGCTACAAGCGGAACTATGTTTGCGTATATCGTAGCATTATCTATTTCGTATGTAGTTTGCTCAGGATTAGCTAGAGCTAGCTCTGGAGCAATATCGGACACAATATGTAAAAATACCGTAGCTACATCTGTACCTGCAGGGTTCGTAGCAAAAATATTGAGTTGGTATGTGCTACCTTTGGGTAGTGTTGGATTTAACGTGCCGTATACTTTACCGTTAGTTGTATCTACATTGAGGCCTAGTGCTTCATACAATGGGACTGGGGAAGTATCCCCAACTGTCACATTGTAGGTGTAATCCGTTTGCTTAGTTAGACTAGACAGAGCCACCATGTTATTTGCGGCAATGGTGAACAATGAGGCGGTAGAAGTGTATATGTCGGTCAGTTTTATAGATAAAGGTGTATTTGCTGTATATACTGATGGTGCAGCTATTACAGGCTTAGCCACAAAGTCTATAAAAATCTGATAGTATACATAGGCCCCTAAAGAATCAGTCACTTTATAGCTCAACGTATACAGAGCACTATTGATTGCTGCAGCTAAAGGTACTGCACTTGTCGTGAGACGTACCGCTTTTCTATCTGGAGGGTCCACGACGACGTAGTTATTGTTATACAGCAACCAGTCAGGAGCATTGCCTACCAACGAGGGACCTGCAGTATTTTCAATAGGTAGCAACTCTACACCTTCAAACAAGCTGCCGTATTCGTCAGTAGTTTGCTTTATCAGGTATGTGTGAAGCACATCCGGTGTAGCCGGTGTACACTCTGCCCCTGTAATGTTAAATATATTGTAAGGACCGCCAAGCAAAACGGGCGAGGCGGCATCTGTTATGTCAGAGACCGCTATGCTCAGTGTGCCTCCTGTTACACCGCAACCTATAGAATATATGGCTTCGACATAGGCATGACCATGGCAGGCTAGTTTTGTTTCTATATAAGCGGGGGCAACCAGACTTGTAGTTATCCCACCATTACGTACTTTAACGTAGCCCAGCAATGACAGCTTTGAGGAAGGTGTGAATACAACCTTTAGATTGGGCAATGTCGTGGATGGGTTGTATAGTATGACAGCTACAGCTAATAAAGACAATGGTACACCTGTAGCTGAATAGCTATCACTCGTGGCGTATTTCACCTCAAAATATGGTTTTGTTCTGGCTACATAATTTGAGTTATACGACAGAGCTGCGCAATTTAAATTACTGATGACGCCATTGTCATTAACTTTAAAAAACAACTTATCTGCTGCGGGAATGACTGGTAGCGGTGTGCCTGCTGCGACCTGCACGGTATTAGTATCGATAACTCTAGCTATGGTATAGCTTTGAATATCTGTTTCAGATATATGCAACTGAAGTGTCCGACCTTCATGATAATTTTTTAGAAACCCATTGTTTACTGTGATTATACCGAAACAGCGAGAAAATGGGTTGAGCGCGTCGTCAACCCCAAAATCTCCTTCATCCACATGAAAAATATACGAGCCTTCTGTGTCTGCGCTATAGCCCTTGCCGCGTGTTTCTGTACTGGAGGTCACTATCTTATCTAAGTCTGCAGCACCATCAGTTACCCTGTTTAAATAGTGCGCAAAAGCATTCATTGTCTCAGGCGAACACTTAGGCTTGCAGTAATTCTTGAATACCAATGAATGGTCTATCTCAACCACATCACGCATTGTTATCTGCGTAGGAGAGTCATGCACAGCGAACGAATAGTAGTCATCTAATTGATGCGCTGCAGTTAGCGAATCTTTTAAAGCTAACGTGAGAGGCTCTACTGCGTAGCAAGTAGATGGGTTTAAAAATAAAGAGCCTGACGCATTGGGCCTTACCGAGTTTATTGTATAGACTGAGGGGTCTTTTTCAGGACAATCGTTATACAGCCCTGCACCGGCGCCAGCAATCACAGAAAGCCCAACATAATTACTGGCTTCCTGTTTAAACGAGATGTTATGCATCAGTTGCAGCTTCGAGGGAGCCGTTGAGTCTGGGTATATAGTGGCTACAGGGTATATTGTGTAGTCACCGTTACTATCCTTTTCCCCTGAGTATGCGTTAAAGCTAACACTAGTTACTCTAGGAGTAGATAAGATGAAAGCTGCGTTAGCTAGTTCTGTTTCAGCTTTAGTGTATGTAGCTGAGAAATTGGGAGCGGAAGGCAATCCGGGACCTAGAACAACTTTAACTGCGTATGAGCCGCTGACACCTCCTGACGCAAAACAGACATTTTTATTGCTGTGATGGTTGATGATATCTGTCGCAGCTATAAATACCGAAGCTGCAGGAGCGGAGGTTTCGCTGTCAGCAAAAATTATCTGCAGTCCTCCAACATATTTTGATATACTGGAAATATAAACGCTTCGTAGTGTAGGAGAATACGATACGAATATGATGTCGTAGAACCAGCTATCGTCAATAGGGTACGGATTGGAGAGGCCCGCCTTTCTAGATTTAAAGGGGTGCGCAATAAGACTATTAGCTGTCAAATACTCCAAAACTGCCATATCACGTTATTGTAGCAGTTAACCCTAGCAGGCGCAATTGGAGTTTACCGTAGTTAGGTATGTAGATAGCTGCAAATTTGTGTTTGAGTAGCTGGTCTTCAAATCTAAAAATTTATTTTCAAGAGACGTAAGTCTAGTAGTTAAAGTCTCAAGATCCGAGCACCCTGAGCACGGCGTACAGCAGGTGTCTGTAATATCCAGCGTATACTGCACACTGTTTGAAATTTTCATACAGTCTATCCCCAGCAAATTAATGTTGCCTTCAGAGTCAGGCAGCACGCCATTAATACTTTGAATCGGGACGTAGCTTGTACATTTTTTGTTGAGACCTAGATTGTCGCCGGCATCAAGAATAACTGAAGGCGTTCCTGATGTATATGAAAAGCGTAGATTGTTCCTGGAAGTTAATGTGACTGCACCTGTCATGGAGTATTCCCCATTCGTGGAGTCTACAAATACAAACCTAGAAAGACCTACCATTCCAGGGATAATTGTTCTAGGCTCAAATTCTGTAGATGTGTTTTCAAAAATGAATAAACCTACAGGCTGTGTAACCAAATCATTCAAAGTACCTATAGTTATTTTGCCGTTCGCTCCTGCGTAGCTAGCTGTGGGTGTAAGGTAATAGTCTTGATCTTCAGTATGTGTCGATTTTTCAATATTTATAGCCCCTACTACAGCAGCATTGTCGTATTTACTTATCTCGATATTGACCGAAGACAGTTTATTAAATATTTTAGATATGTAGAACCTGTCTGTGACTGTGCTGGTGGCACACAGTGTAAAGTCAACAATTAAGGTGTCAGGTATGTTGAAAAGCCCGTCTGTGCTGGTGGCGCTTGTACCCTCTCGTAATGGATACCTACGAAGGCTGTTTAAACTCGACCAATCTAAACTATCGATCCACGGCATAAAAAATTAGGTTGCGGCTGAAGGAATACTCCAGTACGTCGCAAGTATTCCAATATTGCCTGTATAAGCTGATGCGATCGGAGCCACTCTAGTTATCTTAAAATTAACTATCGAATCTTCACTGACTGCCGCGCCAGGGATAACCAAAAGACTAGGTGAAACTTTGGTGGAGGTATAGGCGTTATATGTACCCATTGAAAATGTTGCAGTCACCGGAGGACTAGCTAACGTACCTACTGAGGTGCTACCTATCACAGGATATGCTCCATTTATTGCTGAAACTGTTGAGTACTCAAAAGTCATAGCGACGTTGCCGTTGCCTCCAGAAGCTACAGACACATCTCCAAATAAATGAAACACTATATATAGATCCTTGCCGGTGAAATAGCCTTTAGGTAACACAATTTTACCTACGAAGCCGTACGATGTAGTGTACACCGCCGGTAGTTTTAGATAGCTTGATAGCCCTCGGAACTCGAGTCTAGCGTTGACTGGCTCAATAGAATCCACTAAACCCACTGCCCCCTCTGACAGATAACTAATCTGCCACACACCTGCTCCAGTATCGGTGACACCGATACCTTTTGTACCTGTGAGCTTAGATACCACGGGGGTAACAACAGCCTTGAATGCCCCGTCAGTTTTAGAGTAAGCCATCGCTGCCAAGGCCCTACCTGCAGTATATGTGGCTGTGCTAGCTGTTGGGTAATCTGTAAGTGTACCTAGTGTCGAGGCAGCATAGCCCACTGCACTAATAGGTGCGTCTATATCTACCAACAGGTCGCCTGTAAGTGCTTGCTGGGTCGGATTATCTTTACTATAAAACTTGATAAAATTGCTTACCGGCGACGTCATCGGAGCCAGTGAGCTAACCAATTGTGTGCGTAGCGCTGGATTAAACTTTGCGAAGCTTATGAATGTATTAACCCTAGATGTGGTACCTAAAGTTGTCTTGATGCTTGCCCAGTTAGCGGGTGCATTAGACGTTGTCGGATATGACTGAGACCAAGGCACTTCATTCTGCTTATTGGAATACCACCATATTCCGTAGCTGTCTATGGAATATCTACCTAAGGTATCATACTGGTCATTATATCTAGCCAAGACCCCATTAACATATAATTGATTAAAGTTGGCTGGAATAGGAGGAAGGTTTTTTGATAACTCGGCTGCTTCCTGCTGCTCTGCGGTAGTAGTATAATTATCTAAAGTCTGCATTGTGTCTGCAGACGGTATATTATATCGGAACAATGCGCCTGTGGGAAAACTACCAGTAGCAGGCACCCATCCTAATGCATTTAAATTTACATTAGTAATTGTCCATGTCGCTGTTCCTGAGTTATACACAGGCGTCCCAGCCACACGATCCAAAATATGGAACCTGTAGTTGATGAAGAACTGCGAAAATTCATCGACATTTGTGTGCAGTATGAATTTGGTGGTGCTGATAGCGTAACCCACATAGACAGGAATACCTGCGGGGTCTCTTGTGATTTTACCAGGACTCTTTGCAGATAGGTAATACGGCCCTACAGCAAAAGTTTCTACTACACCATTAGCGTCTTTTTGAATAAGTCCTAGTGTAGAGTCATTCAGTGCTACATCCAACTCACACAAACCTTCAATAAATAGATCTGCTGTATTTTGCAGAGGATTGACAGATTTCACCAAACCGAACGAGTAGTTCGATGTGTTTGGTGTGAACATAGATGAAGAGGAGTTTGAAGTAAATCCTGTGGTTCCTTTGGCTAGCCCCGCTCCATCACTATCAGATTTATAATACGCTAAAGACAATTCTCCTGTAGCGAACGATGCTTTCGGGTGTATCGGCTGATCTGTCACCACCAACACGCTTTTGTTGGATAGTTGCGCGAACTTATCATACAGATGCTGATCTCTCTGTGTAAGCTGGTCGATTGGGGTGTTTAGTGTAGCTTGATCGATGATGTCACCATCACTGATTCTTGTTACAGTAGGTACCCAGGGAGTAACGCTCATAATTATATAGGTTAAGGTAACAAGATTCTAACTCCCCAAGTAATGGTAAAGTTGTAGGTGCTGTCGTATTTGATTGGATTGAAACTAGTCCTGGAAAACACCACATCGCCTGAAGCAGTGCCTGTGGGTGCTGAAATCAAGGCAACTTCATAAATACTGCAACTGGTATCAAAGTTTGCGCCGCCTGCTTTGGTGGCTGAAGTAACCATCGTAGAAAACAAAACTGTGTTTGAATCATACCCTGACGCAGACATATAGCTAGGGGTGAACGTTAACGGCTCACGCAAATAGCCAAAAGGGCTAACAAAGCTGGAAAAGGGGTAAGTATAGTTAACGTCGATCGTAGGGGCTGAAAAAGAACTGGTGTTGTTATAACCGATATACATTCCCCATATATTCCAATTGGTGCTGCCTCCGAGTGTCTGTGCAATAATCTTTGTGCCGCCTCTGAGAATCATGTTTGGCTTATCCACAACTAAAAACGATTCTCCTGTAGACGGATCTACTTTCCAAATCTTTACAAACCCTGCCAGAGCTTTGTCGGCATCTAAAATTTCTGTAGTTGACATATGGTAATTCTATTTCTTTTCTATCTAAAAGTCTATCAGTAAGATCGTAGGAATCTCTCTGTTAGTTGGTCTCCTGAATACAGATTCACCTATAGGCTTTACGCTCAATGGAATGTCTGTGCGCAGAAGTCCACATTTTATACTTCTATTTGCTGCTCCGGTGGCTCCTTCTACAATTACTGAGTCACTCATGTACAAAGTGTCCAGATTCAACGTTCCTCCGTATCTAGTTGTACCGTCTGCATACAATGGATATCCTGATTTTAAAGGCCCCTTGGATACACAGAACATGCGATTGACATAGTCCTTGTAATACATAGTATCTGCCGGGAATACTCCAGGTCTGACTCCTGTATTCGTGGAACCATCCGCACAGAAAGTTACTCCCGGGAAAGCTGCTATAGATAATGAAGAGTTTAAATTATCTAGTTCCTCTGTAGGTCTGTACATGTTCACGTACAGAAGCAAGTAAACATGAGGAGAGAGATACTGACGTATTACTCCAAACAAATTAAAAAATAGGTTAATCTGCGTGTCTGTATAAAAAGTCAGCCGGATAAACAGTGTGTTGTTTTTAAAAAAATGATTGAATACGAAATCTAACGGATTCACTACCATGGTTGTGGATGTGGCAGACAATCTAAGCACAGCCATGATCTCTTCTTTATTTTCTGGAAGATTAATATAGTCCTGAAATGACTGCACATCTTCAGCATTGCCTTGCACAGGGAACGTAATGCGTCCTGTGTTTGAACTATACGTGATGATTGATGCAGTATTCGCAAAGAACAGCTGCCTTGTAAGGCTCGCCGCAAAAACATGACTGGCGAAACCTAGCTTATCGGTGGCGACCTCTCGCTTCCACCAGGACGGGTCTACGGCTGTATCGTACAGGCTTGCATTATCTGTCAGAATGTCGCCGGCATGTAGCTTGGCGCCAACAATAACATAAGATTGCAACTGATAATCTACGGGTGCGCGATACACATTTTTGTCAGTGACTATATAGGTGTGAGTCGCCAAATCGTAAATGTCTTCTACCGTCTCTGTAGGCTCTATAACTATCGGCACATCCATCAATGCTGCAATAGCCTTGTTTAAGGCAGTTATAGTTGGTCCCTCTACCGCGAGGTTCATCAGCGCCTTCAATAGGTCTTTATAGTTCTGAGAGGTTGGGAGGTATAGGTCAAACAAAACTCCGAAATTATCGTATAGAGCTTCATGGTCTTGCTCAACATCATATAGCCACAATACTATGAATTCGTCATCCTGTGTCTTCCCTGAAGTATCTATATATGTGGCCTGAACACCTGTATCAGTAATAAGCTTTGCTCTAGGTATGCTAGGTTCAGCAAAAAGGTTTCTATTGAACAGTAACGCATCGTCTTTGAAAATTATATCCACTCCTGGAAGAAGTAGAAGCGATGGTGACAGTATACGATTGGCTAGTGCACCAAATCTTTTAATACTGAATGGTGGTTTGAAGCTGTAGGCGCTAGCGCTTTCCTTGGGGTAACCAACACGAAAAAGTTTGCTAGCATATAATGGATCTGCTGCAGACTGTAGACCAAACACTAGATTGTCTCCTGCCTGCACAGGCAGTGCGTTAAATTCAGATTTTTTTATAAGTAACGCCTTCCACTTTTCTCTATGAAAGATATCTATCTCTTTTACGGAAAACTGCTTCACTACCTCGACCAGGTTATAATAGGACTGAATCAGCTCTTCAGCCATACCTAATGTGTAGCCTCTCAAAGCCTCCTTATCTGTGAACAGCTGCGTCCAGAATGACCCTAGAGAGCGGTACAAGAACTGTCCGTCTGTTACTGTATTGGTCGGATAGTCGGAACTGGGAAGAAAATCCAGGGTCATATTATGCGATGTTTAACCCTATGTTATCCTGAGGATTTACAACACCATCCACTGTTTTATAGTAATCGATGAAGTATAGTGTTGTTTTTGGTGAAACTCCACGTGCCAAATTTTTAGGAATCTCCAATACGTCCGTGTCTGTTAATGTAATAGGCGCACCTGCGTCAGGGCATAAGATTTGTCCTGTCATAGTTATGGGAAGATCTACGCGCTTAATGTCGTAGTTGTGACAGATATCTACAATATTGGAAGCATGTAATTCTCCACCAAACGGTATAGAATTGACATACGTAAATATATCTTTTTTTAGATTTTGGAGATTAAGCGATTCGTAAGTGTCAGTACTTCTTTTTTTGGTCAAGTTTATGATCAATGACACCATGCAGGGCACAGCTGCCTTCACAAGATAGTCTGCGCAGGCCAATCTTTCCTCATCCTGCAGTAGCAGATCCTGCATCTCTAGAATATTGGGCTGATATGTGGCACTGATCTTGAACTGTGCAGTTCCGCCCACAGCGATCGCTGGAGTTTCTGTATATGTGAAGGTGACGACTGCGGATTGATACTTTGTGAATCTAGAGTCCGAGTTAACAGAGATCTCATTATTCCTGGCGTCTTCATAAAAAGCAGTAGAATAGCTTACAGACTTTGCCAGCAGCAACGTTCCTCCTAGGTTTAAATTAGCCGTCACCGGGATAATAGATTTGATTTCATAGAACCCAGGGATGTCGGTATTTTTTATAGTAGTCTGCCAAGTATCTGTGGATATTTTTGTAGCTGTCTTTACTATCTCCAGGGTCTCTGGCCCTAGGCTGCTTCTAACATAGACGTCTGCTTTACCGAAAGTGGAGATACCTAAAACATTACGTTTTGAGCGCATCATCTCGTCGTCATTTGCGCCACATACAGACAGCGTCTGGAAGCCAGGGAACAAAGTACTGAATCTACTAGCTATGCCTGCTGCAGTGGTCAGACGACTATTACCTAGCTTGTACTGTATTTTAGCCACCAGCTCTTTGTCAGTCTCAGGAGATTTACCTGTAGCAAAATTTCCATAAGCTTCAGCTTTTACAAAATTAGATATGTAGTACTTTTCCGCAACATCGAAAGTGGTTCCTGAGGACAACTGGTACTCAGGACCTTCAGTCTCAGCTACTACAGGAAGGATAAAATAAAACAACCCATTATCAGAGTATAGCTGCAATTCGCCAAGTGTAAGGGAAGGTGTCGGGCTTATTCTTACATCCGAGGTGAGGGTGTAATTCAAATTGAGTGCTGGCTGTACAAAGGTCAGACCGGATCTAAGCGTATAGCCTACGTTGTCCGATACAGACACTTTGATTCTTCCTGTCACTTTTATACCCGCGCTCCTTGAGGTATTATAGTTGGAGGCGATATAGTCCAGTACTGGAGAATATGTTGCGGTCACTGTAGAGTCTAACACAGCCTTAATAGAGGCGCCCTGCGACAAACTAGTGATTGTGTTATACTGATCGTTTTGAATTTGCGCAGCAAGCTTGAGTAACAGTTCACTGATGACTGAACCTGGTCCCGTCTCAACATCTGTATAGGTCTGCTCAATGAAGGCTGTGAGCCTGCTAAGTGTGTCTGCTATTGTCTCAGCCATAAAATTTATTTTGGTAAGGGTATAAGGAAATTCATAGAGCTACCCGCTTCGGTGGCTATAGCTACATCAAAAGAAGCAGCTCCGTTGTATAGAGTGATTGCTTGCAGGGTGGCTGATACAATCCGTTCGTCGTCCGGAATATCATTACGTGATGTTTGGTAGTTCTTTAAAAGGTTTACAGCATCATAGCTGGCTAGATTAAAAATCTGTGTAGCACGCAATCTGTCTACAGAGGAAACACCTCCCTGCATTGTGGCTAGAAAATTTGTACCGAATGTAGGGTAGTTCAACTGAGTACCTATATTGGTCAGCAGAACAATTGCATACTTTTGAATGATTTTCTGCAGCCCTGCACAAAACTGCCCATGCTTACCGAAAGCTAGCGTAATGTTCTGAGGTCCCGCCATCATCGCGTCAGGCGAGTGCATAACACTTATGTCTTTTTTCCTTCCGGTGTAATTTGTACTGGTAGAGACGATCATATTATTAGCTCATGTTTTTGTCGAACTCATCGAAAAGAGCTTGGGCTTGAGCACAAGAAGCCATATTCCTTACAGCTTTTTGAGATAGGTCATCTCTATAATAATGCATTCTTCCTTTATACCGCTGAACGAAACATTTGTTAAAGCTGTACAGCGCACTGATCTCCACCTTAAGAGCACTAACTCCTTTAGCAGATTTAACATCTTTATTCTGGTAGCGCTCCTTAAATTGACTGTTCAGCTCTTTTCTGTCTGTACATTCCCTGAGGTCTTCAAGCTTCAGAGTTTTGTCATACTCTATAGAGCTTAAGAACCATGAGCGTCCGGTTGAATCATTTTCCTGTACCCGTCCAGCAGGAATCTCTGCCTGCATCCAGACTTCGAATTTTTTGAGCAGATCATGGAATTTTTTAATCATCTATTTCCAGCCTTTCGCGAGTGTCGTGTTTATCAACTTTATTCTATTATTTAACGTGCTTGTAGACAAATTTAATTTCTTAGCTATCGACTTATTATCAAGTACAGGTTTTCCTCCAAAGCCTGTCATGTGTTCAAAAATTAATTTATCTGTATCCGCTAGATCATGGTATACAAAATGTACCCACTCATCGTTTTCGCTATGAAACAGTGCAGGTGCATCAAACATAGCAGACAAGCCTGTGGTAGTCTTTCTTGTCCTAAGCATGCTTTCTACAGCTTTCATGCTGAACCCTGAGTGATGCGACAGCTCTTCGAGTGTAGCTTGTCTGCCTAGAGTATGCTCCAGATCCTTTTCAATTTTCTGCAGCTTGTTGACCCCGAATTGCGTGTTCTCTGGAACTCTCAAGACGCTACCATACTGTGTCGATAGTCTTGACAGCTTCTTCAAGCTATTAACCAGGTGAGTGCTAAACTTGTAGCCTGAATGTGGGTCATATGTCTTGGCAGCCTCTCTGGCCAATCTGTGAGCTTCTAGCTGCACAGTAATCAAGGGGAGGTTAGTCGCATATCTAGAGGCCTCCAGATCGATCAACTTCTTATTGTCCTTAAGTAGCTTTTCAACGTCGTTCATGCTATTTATTGTCCTCGATAAAAGCTTTCTGTACAGCTTTTTCCTTATCTAGATCATAACCCAAATACTCGTCTTTTTCAACACCTAGAGGCTCTACACCCATACGACCACAGCAAAAGTTAACTATAGTTATGGCTGAACCTGAATTAGCGGGAGACATCTCTACCCTGTGTGTGACCTCAGTGACATAAAAAGCTATAAACATCTCTGTCTCTCTGATGTATAAGGAGCCGCTGGTACCAGGCACCCAATCAGGATTGAAGTCTAGCGTGATCGATCCTCTACGATCGTGAAATCTTTCCTGATAGAACTTGGTCTCGGCGTAATTTTTGAGTGTATCTTTTAAATAGTCTTTATACACTGTCTTCTTCTTCTGTTCGCTTTCTCCTAGCATTGACGATATCTGTCCTAGGTATGAAGAGTATTGGAGCTCTCCGATATCAGGCATCATAGATTCGTCGGACTGATCAAACTTTTGCCTACCTTCTTGTGCGTCTTCAGCTATAGGCGCTGTGTCTGAAAGCATCATGAATGGGTTAGCATTAACTACGAGCACTCCTGAAGCGTTGGATTGTTCTTGCGGGGCTGTATAGTGTACTGCTGCTCCTCTTTCGAAAGCTAGACTGCCGATGTATGTGCCTCCAGTATAGCCTTCGAGCGTGACTACCACGCTCGCAATATCTCGATAGCCTGTATCGTTATACATGTAACTGTTATAGTCTGCAGGATAGGCAACGTTCGGTCTATCTTGTAGCTGTCGTTTATTCGGTGGAGTATATTCCTGGTTAATCACAGAATTAACAGGCACCACAAAAATCTTAGTGTTGCTGAAAATCAATGTGCATCCTAGGTAGGCTAGGAAGTTCATGTAGTTTTCCAGCAATATGTTTGGCCCGCTAGCAAATATCTTACCCATCTGCTCCATAACTAGACCTTTTGCAGGTGTGCAGTTTTTTGCTGAACCGTCGATTACTGCAGAGTAGTCTACGTTTTTGAAAAGTTCCTTAGCCTCGTTTAAGGCTTTCTTGTATCTAGGGTCATCATAGATTTTAGCAAACGGGAAATTTCCATCAGTCAGTTTTTCATCCTGTAGGTAATTCCTCCACTTCTCTTCCTGCTGAGTAATTATCCATTTCATGATCTCCGTATACACTTCTATCGGAGATTTACTAAAGTCTACTTCGCCGCCGCCCTCGATTGCAGCCCAAGACCTAACGGCGTTATTATCTCCCTGGTCCGGATCAGTAGTTACTCCCCATAAAGGCACTTTGTACACATTGATGGACGCCGGGTGTAGTCCTGGAGTCAATGTGGTAATCTCAAGCAGTCGCTGGGCCTTATTTTTCAAAACAGCTTGGTATGTATTCCCACCTACCACGTTACCTATAGTCAAACCATCAAGCATACCTACAAACTTGAGGGTTGAGGTTTTGCGCTCACCTATCTGCCCTGTGAATGTTTTCACAGATATGTCCACAGTGATGTCACGCTGTCTTTTCTGGGCGTCAACATCTTCTAATATTCCTGTAGGCTTACCTTGTATCTTAATCACCCCTGCTGAAGCAGGAGCCAAGTCTACCGTTGCCACAGGTACACCCCCAGCAGCATAGTGGACTGTCACACCTATTGGTGTTACACCATCTAGGCCTGTAAGTGTGAGTGTTACGTCGCTCTTTTTTGCCATACAAGGTTAACTCTTTCCACATAGGCTAGCAGTAGTCCTGCCAATCTATATGCAGGGTTATAGTGCATATTCCACATGTTCTGATATGTCTGCGTACAACTAGACTGCATATATCTAAACATAGCGTCCACATTCTGCCAGTAAGTATCTAGTGGCTTAATCTTGTCGAGAATGTTGAAGCTGACAGGAGAGTCTACAGAAAATCGCCAAAATTTATTCGGTGTTGCGGTGAGAACTGCTTTACCTGCAAGTATACATGTCAGTCCTGTATCACCTATAGTTATAGGTAGTGAAACTAGAGGATCTGCGCCACTAGGTGTAACAGACACAGTCATATTATTGGCTGTCTTAGATGATGACTTTAATGGGTGGTAATACAATTCTTGGGTAGGTGAATGTATTAGTACTGTGGATGTGTTGCTTTGCTGAATGACGTCGTACACTGTAGTAAAACTTCTAGAATATTCATTACTCGCACCTGAGCCATAAACGAGTATGGTGTAGTTTGTATCGCTAGAAGCATTGATAGCTATGTTTCTAAATTTAAAATACTCCACCATGTCATCTAGCGAGTACGATATTCTACTGTCTACCTTTTTAACATCCTCCGCCTTATCTGTCAGAGAGATCGTTCTTAGGTAGGAGTATAATAGGAACTGTTTGTAGTGTGTGGTTATTGTCGAGGGAAACAAGACATTGTAGACCCTCTGTAATTCCTGTGGCAGGTCTATTTGAGTATAGTTCCGGTCTACTAGAGGAAGAAGCAGTCTATTCTCTCCTACTGCAGTGTAATCGCCTACACTGAGTACTCCTCCGCCGGCTGAGATACTCGATGTTCCGCCGAAAACCAATTCGTACTTCTGCACCACAGATTCTATAGCGCGCAGGTTGATATTACTCAATAGAGATGCAAAATGATTAACCATAATTATAATCCGTGGTTAACTACAGAAAACGCGAAGTTGAATTGTGCCATGGTATCTGGGTCACCTACAAGATTGACTTGGGCGCTCGTCATTATCGCTGTCACCACGATGCCGCCAATATCTACAGGCTGCTCTTTTCCTCTCAAGTTACCCAGAGCGGCTTTAAATTTCGCCAAGCCAGGTATACTACCATAACAATCTCCATACAATGTGCCCTCCACAGTGAGTGCACCTACACCCTTACCGAAATGAATAAACTTGATTACGTCGTCGAAAGTTAAAAAATACTGAATGGTTTCACCTAGCTGTAGGCTAATAGTGTTATATACTGCCAAACCATCCTTTTGAACAATATTGTCCACTTCAGGTATCGAGATTAAAGATTGGCCTCCCCCAATATTCTGTTTGAATACGTCGTTATTACTTAATGCAAAAAAAGCGGCTGGCATATTATAGTTGCTGTATAGCTGTTATGAGTGATGTTAGTCCTCCCCCCAGGACGTCGCCGCTGCTGAGAGTTTCTGTCAACTTATTCATGGCGTCACTCAGGTCTTTCCTGGACTGCAACTCAGGGCTGGTTTCGTTTAATGCTCCTGCACGTTGGGAAGCGATATTTATCTTATCTTGCGTAGTGTTGAGTGCTCCTGCCGCAGTACTACTCGACCAATAATCTCCCCACTCATCTTTATTGAAGGCTCCTTCTCCTTTGTTTTTATCTTTGAGCATCTTCGTCAAGTCCACCTTGCCGTCATTAGATGTATAGTAGTTCTTGAGATATTGCGCATCCCAACCGCCTCGTTTGCCTGAGGCTTCAAGTGCATTCAGTTGAGAACCTAGTTGATCTGTAAGTTCAGTCCTCTCGGCCTCAAAAAGCTTTTTATAGTTTGCTCCTGCAGCCGCCTGCATTGCTGCCCCTGAAAGTGCGTTGACTCCTCCTCGCTGGGCAATGTTCAAGGCTCGAGTATCGTCGAGTACTCCTAGCTTTTTATAGGCCCGTAATGTAGTTAGTCTATTTCTACTGCCGGCGTATTCTCTCGAATTCCAATTTTTATTCGAGGTGGATTCTTTCTCAAGCTTTTCTAACTCAGCCAAACCTTCTTCAGAACTTTTTAAACGCATCTGTCCGCCCATCTTTGAGGTAGTCAGTAGTTCCTCTATGGTTAATGTGCCAAGATTTTCGGTAGAGGCAGTATCTCCAGAGGCCGTTCCTGCTGCTTTTCTGGCGGTTATAAATTCGTTTAAAGCGTCTTTAAATCCGCCACTCTTGATCTTGGTCTCGTCCGACAAACCCTTCTTACCTACCACCTCAGACATTTTTTCGCCGGCCTTCTGTGCGGATTCTAGTGCAGCATTGGCATTGTCGGTGTTTTTGTTACTAGTGGCGAAAATATGTGTAAGTGCGCCGGTAATGTCTTTAGATGTTGTTCCTGAACTCAGAGCGTCCACAACTTGAGTAACTATAGGGGCGTATTTCGAGCCGTACTTCTTATCCATTTCGGCTTCGTCTTTAGCGCTCTCATCTCTAAGTGCTTCGAATTTTGCATACGCAGACTTCTCGTCGTCAGTACGCGTACCATTCTCCAGCATTTCTTGCACACCTATTTTAGAGTGCTCCCATACTCGCTTATCTTGAGCAGTAACCAAATATCTTCTAACCTTAGCATCTACCTGGCTAAAGTCCCCTTTAGAATTCTTGTACATTTCCTGCATCTGTTCGGTAGATAAACCTACACGGTTCAAATGTTGAAACATTGCAGATGTAAGGGCTGGCTTAGCTGCATTGAACACGGTATTCGCCGTGTCCTTATCTTTCATGGCCTCAGCCAATAATTCAGGATTATCAGAAGAAAGGCGGTATAACTGACCCACACTCATGCCTCTTATTTTGGCCATACCTGCACGAAGACCTTCATCTAGAGATCTGCCAGTAACTGGTTTATTTTTAAGTAGCTCCTTCAATTGAGCTTTTTCTTCGTCGGTAGCACCATAATATGCGGCAGCAATAGTTGCACCTACCGGACCAGCAGCAAATTCTTGTGCTGTCTTCATTTCTCGAGAAGCTATACCTTGGGCGCCTCCAGCTTTACGATAATCGGCAGCAGACATTGTAGCGCCTAGCGAGGCTGCAGTACCCACAGCTTTCATACCTAGTTCAGCTATGGCTGCACTGCTGGTGGATTGTAATGCAGGGTGATTTGCAGCCAGCTGTTTACCTGCATCAATAATAGATAACATTGTCTTGATGCTTATGCCAGCTACGCGCGCCGTTGCATTTACTTTGCGCAGCAAACCTTCTACCTCACCTGCACCTTTTTCACTACCTAAATCTACCTCTGTACCGGCGATATTACTTATCTTGGACACTAATTCAGCTCCTGACTTATTACCGAATACTGCTCTTGCTGCAGACATTGCTCCTCCCGAGGCGCTAACATAATCAGCCATGCTGGCAGCCATGCCTGCACCCTTGCGATCCCCGAGCATGCGCAGATCCGCCGCTTTAATGAAGCCTGATGTAAAATCTTCCAGTTTAAAACCTCTGGATTTTTCAAAATCAAATCCCTTGACGGCTCCTCCAGCCTTTTGGGAGGCTGCTCCTTTTTCCTGTAAAGCAGATAACGGAGAGCCTGACCTCAAGCCCTCCATCTCTTTCCTGAAAGCGTCCACATCTACTTCACCGAGGTACTTCTGTGCTCCACCCACTGTACCTCTTGTAGCCTCGGTCTTAAACTTGTCTAGCTCCCTATCAGATATTTTGAGTACATCTTTTACGCGTTTGAGTAGCCCCTCGCTAACGTCCTCTGTAATCTTACCTCCCCCCTCTTTAAGAGCTTTCTCTAAATCCGCAGAAAGCATGTCTGCCTGTGCGCTCTTAGCTGATGTTTGACTAGCTATTCTCTGCGCAACAGGATCGTTTTCATCTACTACATTAAAATTTTTGATTAGTTCTTCGCCTTTCGCATTGAGTTTACCTTCCTTATCGGCCTCAATACCTTTAAAGCCCATGTCTCTAAAAATCTTATTAGCATCAGGACCCTTGGCAATATTTCTAAGAACTTCCTTACCTTGAGCATTAAGGTCTTCTCTTACTCCGCCTGGGCCTTCGTAGTTTTGCCTCTTATAAAACTGCTTCTCTAGAGACTGCATTATTTCTTCTGTTTCGCCTGAGGATACGGCACCCATCCTACCGAAATTACCCATGACGCCTGCACCAGCCAATCCGGCGTACAACTGCATCTGGGCAGCCATTGGGTTGCCCCCCATGAACGGAGACATGGTGCGAGCCATCGCGCTGTCTGGTGTCGCAAATTCTCCCAGTATCCCTAGTAAAGGATTTCCGCCAAGTCCTACCCTGGAGGCCATCCCATTATTCATGAGACCTGACCTCTGCAGGTTTAGAAACTCTGTTGAGCGGTTGCGCTGCAACATAGCTTCATACATACTCTGTCCATTATCGGACGCAGGCATGTAATTTTGCCCAAACATCATCCGCATGGCCGTATTCATCCATGGGTGACCAAAATTTCTACCCAATGGAGAATACGACGAATACAGATTATCGGAAGAGTCGAACGAGTCTACATCATTATACATTGCTATTTTTTGTTAGCGTGCTGTAAGAATGTTCTCCATTCGTCTAGCTCGTCTTTAGATAATTCTTCTTTTTTCTTTATTGTATCTTTTGGAAGAGCAGAAGGCAATTTTAATCCTATTAACGATCTAGAAGTATCGAATATTGGAGCCAAAACGTCTTTGTTTCTGACGTCTAGCGTAGCGCGCAGCACAGTTTCCATTAGCAGCTTGTGCTCTAGCAAAGAATATAGTCGCTCATCTTGAACATAGTTCAAAATGAGCTCTTCTCTAAGATATGAAGATGGTTGCGGATACTCAAAAGTCAGCCAGCCGCGCAGGTAGCCTTCAGTGAGGCACTTTACACGCTGGCTTTCCAAAAATTTTGGGTATGTACCTCTTTAGAAAGCTTGAGAATCTTGGCTTCAAAGAGCTGGAAGGCGTCCAGGTATGCTGAGAGTTTGAGTGTAGGCCAATTAAGGGTTTCTTTGGCTCTAGCTCTTACATAAGAGGTATTATCGTCTAAAGCAATGAACTTGTCTTTGGTGATAGCTGAAAACGGCCTGTCGTCCACAGAAACCAAAGACAGTGCCAACCTATATGTGGATATCGTGATTAGATAGGCGTCATTGTCTGCAGCCACACCGCTAGACCTATCCATGACAATCTGGTTTACCACATCTGTATTTTCCTGCACAGTCAGCGCCTTAAACTTAAGGGTGAGTTGCGCATCAAACAAAGAAACTTCCTCAGTATAGGGAGTGTCTGCCAATACACTTTTCAAATAGCGCTCTTTATCCCCGGCGGACAGTTCAACATTTTTAACTGTCTCTGTGTTTGTCTCTATAGATGGGTTGATGATCGGTTGCTCTTCCATATTAGTTGTTGTATACTTTGTAATTTTGCAGTGAGTCTAGTGTAATTTCACCTGGTTTTTTGTCTGCATCGGCCTTACTGAAATAGGCCTCACCTGACTCATTAGGTTCCAGATTAACAGGCTTTGCTGCAGAGTAATAGAAGTTTTCAAATAAATCTTTGCCTGGATATGGTAACGAGGCATTGATCTCCTGTTCCTCCCAGGCTTTCAGATCATACATTTGGGTGAGTAGATCGTCTTGCTGCGCTAGTGTCGTCGGTATAGCGTCCTGTTCAGGAACAAGTGTTCCGTATTGATATGATGACAAAAACTTAAACTGTAGGTCTGTAAACTTAGATTCTTCCTGGAAAACAGTTTGGTTAAGAATGTCTTCCTTAGCAGACCTAATGTCTGAGAGCTGCTCTGTTAGCTTGGATACCTCTAAGCAGCCATAGAGCACATCAATGAAAGGATTTGGTGTATCACCATACAGGTCATATCCTACCCCTAGCGGTTGGTCCTTCTGCCCTATAGAGGTCGATACAGCGCCAGCCAATACCACAGCGCTGTCAGAGAGCAGCTCTGTCACATTCGTAGAGTGTAACAGTATGCTCGTATCAGCGAGCATGATTGTGTTAGATTTACTGTGCGTGATTAGTGAATCATGAGCAATAATGTCTATGTTATTTAGGGACTGAAACAATAGGCTGTTTTTTGCGTAGTTCACTATCTGATTTTCTGCATAATTGTAGATACTTAACTTCGACTTTAATACGATGCCTCCGATGTCCTCTACTGCAGCTTCGGTAGGATCTGGAGAACCTGGTGTAGCTGTTTCTCCGTTAGACTCTAGTATTATCCCTGACTTATTACTGTAGCAGTACAATGCTTTCTCTGCCTTAAGTCGCATGCCTTCTTCTGAAGAAGCGAGATCTAGATGCTTCTTGCAGGTCATGTTTATGTTTCCACCAGCCTTAACAATATTGTTTCTCAAGGGCTGAGACACAAGGTCTTTAGCGGGCTGCAGATAAATGTTTCCTCCCTCCATGACGATTGCAGAATTCCATGCATCTCGTATAGTGATTCCGCCGTTGGGCATTATGTATATACCTGCTGTACGCTGGACATATTCTTTTAAGTTTAATGGTGTCTCCTGATCTACCTGATCTAGATCCTTTAGGCTAGTTTCAGAGTCAATTTGGTCGTTTACGTAGAAATCTTTCTCGTGCTTTTTAAAGTTCTGATACCCTAGCTTTTCATTCACGTAAGCTACATAGTCTCTGAGCTGTAGTGCATAATTAAACGGATTGTCTTTAAAGTTATAGTCGTTCTTGAATTCGAACGGCTCCTTCTTATCATATTTTAATTCCTCTGCATTGTCACCATTGGGGTCATCTGGTGCAGCCTTTCTTAGAGGTACACGAATCCAGTTAGTCTTTTCTATGAAGATTTCTTTCACGCTGCGTAGATGAAAAGCCCCGTCTGTACCTATATGAGCGTCCCATAGGCCTGTGTCTGGCTTCTCAGGAGTGTATTCAGGATCTAGCTTGCGTACTTCTTTCTCATCCGGACATACCAGGAACACATGTAAGAAGTCTCCCAGCCCTCCTAGAAACCATTTGAACCGTTCGATAGCTTTAACCCGCTCGTCTTCTTTGATTGAGAAATAATCGGATTTGTCGTCAACAGTATGTCCACCCTTCTTCTCAAACATAGGGTCCTGTGAGTCGGTCTTTACTGCAGGTCTACCATAAGATTCAGCAGGTTTGTGAGTGGCTCCAAACTCAGCCATTATACTTTTACCGTCGTGGTAAACACTATACTCTCCTAGCGCTGTATAGTGTTGAAAGTTATGACTAATCACTCTTACGAGATCGTCCAGTAAGTGGCATTGAATCTGTGCTAGTTCAGAGGCTTTTAGGGTAGCCAGCTGCTGATACAACCCTAGTAATACTCCAAACTCATTACTTACAACATGCTCACCTTCTACTACGTCTGATGGTCTTCGATGATCGTATAGGTCCGGCGTATTACGCATGTGACCTGCCTTATTGGCTTCGTCAGAAATTGCGTTACCTGCACCAATACATGTTCTAGCGGGAAGCGCGACTTTCTTAGTAATAGTGTTCTGTGGAATCATTCCCACAATAAAACAACCTGCACCTGTACCATCCTCAACACACAACACTCTAGAACCAGGCTGAGGCATTGTAGACTCTTTGAACCCTAGGAAAGCAGATAGAGTCGAGACCACCATGATGCCTTGCATGCGCATGCCGCCATCGGCTGAGTTTGCACCAGCATAAGACTCTCTGATGACTGTTACTGCATTAGATCCTGCATTGGATGTGATTACGAATCCAACAAAAACACCTGATGACTTTTGTTTAGTTAGCGACATATATGTACGTGAAAAGACCTCAGTCTTAATATACTAGACTGAGGTCTTTTAGCAAGTAAATAGCGCTTATGCTTAGCCTGCACTCAGCTGCAAGAATTCAATAGTCACATTGTCCATGACTGTAAGACTTTCTGCCTCTGCCTGGATAGAGAACTGAGACACGATACAACCCGAGGCTGTATATGTGCTGGATGCACCTCTGTCGCATCCTCCGGCAAGCTGCAGTGTGATAGTGCCCGGCAAACAGGCCTGCCATCCTGGAGCAGAGAACAAACCAGCGCTGTCTGTAGTCAAAAGGCGCTGGATAGAAATTTGACCGTTAGGCATAGCTGCCCAAATAACAGCTGCCTTGTTACCGATAGTACGGCGGCGATTAACCTGCTGAGCATAGGTAACAGATACCTGAATAGCTCCGGTTACGACCTGCCCCCAAATGAGTGTGGCCTTGTCGGCTGTAATCGGCGTGGCCGGTGTGTATGCATTAAATCCAAATACGTCGTTTGCCATATATTTTTATGTGTTGTTTGTTTTTACTATTATAACCAAGATAAACCAAAGGCGCAATATTCCAGATAAACTATTTTAGTAGCCCTAGAGCTGTAGCTATTTCGTTAAAATTAGGGTCTTCTCCTTTGGTGTACCTTATCCAGCCTTTGCCGTCTCCCACAATACGATAGATCACGTTGGGTTTACCGTCATCTGAGTATATGAGAATGCCTGTAGCTTTATCGGTATCTAACAGTAACGGCTCTCTAAAATCCCCAGTGACGACAACTTTCATACTATAACTGAATCTTTTTAGCTGCAGTCTCCATATCACTATGAACCAAGTGCTGTTTGAGTAGGTCCGTCAAGGCAGCTAGGTTATCAGGAGATTGGTTATGTTGCTCCTCATCCAGATCTTTAAACATTGCTTGCGCTCCTGGATATTCCATAGCTCGCTTGAGTATGTGGACTCCCTGTTGTTCGGAGAGTCCACATTCCTCAGCGTATTTTATGAAACCCGCCTCGAAAGAGTTCATAATTAGACTCCACCGATAAGCTTCAATGTGAGGTAATTCAGCGGGTAAGGGAGATGCAATCTAACCGACACATTCACCTTATCTTTGCTGACCGGGTCAGTATCGAGGCTCAAGATGTCTGAAGGACTGAAGCTAGTGAGCTGATTACCTGCACGCACAGTCGCTGTACTGGTAGCTCTATAGTTCAACTCTTCTGTAATAGCTGCACGAATCACTGCGAGGTTTTCTACGTTAATGTTGTAGCGTCCTACGAAAGGAGCCAACACGTCACGCAGAGCGTAACTCATACTGTCCACATTCGTAGTGATAGAATCTTCCGAGGTATTCAAGCTAGACTCATCTGTAGTGAGCTGATGTCTAACATACGGAGTACTGCCGATAACAGACTGAGTAATGAGCCAGATACCTGCAGCGGCCATAGTGTCGAGCTCATCCTGACCAAACTCAATAACCACTTTGCTGAGGTCGTAGGCACCAAGGAACTCACTGTTAGTTAAGCCCTGGTGAGGTACGACACCCGAACGGAGGCCGGCCAGTGCTGCAGCTGCAACATAGCCAGGCTTGGACACACCCTTGCTGTCCTTGTAATAGTCAGGAAACACCACGCGAACGCGGCGATTATTGTATCCTCCACCGATTCCTGCGATGTTGCGCGCACGTTCAGCTTTGGTGTAGCTACGCACGAGCTGGACCTTCACAGAAGTGTAGGTCTGCGGGGTCGGTGTAGCGATAACGAAAGTAGTGTTGGTTACAACATGATCGACCAGATATTCATCATAAACAGGTACACCGTCAGCGTTGATGGTGAAATTAATACGCATCATGTCGTTAGGGCGGAGTTTAGTTCCACCAAACCCGTCACTTGCTAAGAAATCTGCACCTGGGACAGTAACGTAAGTTAGCTGCGTACCTAAAGCTGCAGGATTGGCTGCAACTGTAGCTGTATAGTCTGCGCCATTAGCTTTGAGGTTGTATGTAACGGCAGTAGGTTCGTCTTTGACTCCTAACCAAGCAATTCTCCAGCGGGCCACTTCAGGCGTACTGAAAGCATTTACGTGAGACACCACAGCTTCCTGAATTTCTCTATCGAAAGTCATGGGGACAAAGCTATAAACCTTATCACTCTTTTCGGCGATCTTCAAAGCAGCTAAATAACCATCCAGATCATCTGTGGCTACAGAAATGAAATAAACGCGCTGATTGGTAGAGTTTAAAACTGCATCATATACGCCCTGAGCGATAGGGTTATCTGGATCAATAGTATTCAGCTTAGATGTAACATCTGAAGCACTATCAACATAATTAATAGCGTTGACGTTGTCCTGAAGCAAATCGCGATGTTCAACATACAGATCACCAGAAACAATCGGCAAGCGTGCAGGAAGCGCACTCGCAACCAACTTAGAATCGTAGGTTGTGATACCTGCCTTAATAGTGATTTGATTTGCGTTCTGTACCCAGTTCTTGGTCTGGTAGAGCTGACTACGCACAGCTGGGACACTGACAGAAGTCTGCTGCAAATATAGTTTAGAGGACAAGGAATTCTTGGCCGCTAAAATTGTAGCGTTTGTAATTGTTTCTGCCAGCACAACTGTCTTCACTGCGCCTGCTGCAGAAGCGGTAGCAGCAATATAATAAACATCACCCTTAATCAGGGCGTTATTTGAACCATTCACAATGCTGCCTGCGGTAAACTTAGCACTGACACCGAAGCTACCAATGCTGAACACTGTATCTTTCTGAGGAAGCACAACTGTCTGTGTGTCCAGTGCAGAACCTGTGATGATAAGGCGGGCGCAGGTGTCGGCGTTTGTGGTGTCGTAAAGGGCACCACCACGATCAACAACCAGACTGTAGACCATGTCTGTGGGTCCTGTGAATGTGCCGGACTTAACTAACGTAGAGGACGTAACAGGTACCACAGCTGCAGTTACGGTTACTGTCCAAGAAGAGCCATAAACAAATGCTCCTGTAGCTGAAGAGAAGTCGATCTTGACGCTATTTGTTCCAACGCTTTCGACAGAATTGTCGAGAGTCAATACGCCCGAAACCAGAGCCTGATCTGTTTTTGTGGCGAAGGCCCCATTCGCAGAACTGATAGAGAACCTGCAGGTGGTCTTATCTCCTGCCCCTGAAGCTGTAGTGACTGTAACAGTATATGTATCCGCAGTAATACCTTTGGAGGCATAGCCATAATAAGCGTTAGCTGCAGAGACATAGGTAGGTGTAACATTGGTGTTGCTACCAGAAGACGCAACATAGGTAGGACCTGTATGTGCAGAAGTTAAGGTGCCTACGTTGGTAGATGCAGATGTGGCGTTGGCAATAGAAGAAGCAGTTACATCGGCAATCAGTTCAGTGATTCTAGCGCGAACTGTGCTAGATCCGCCGAGCACATCGATATAATCACCCACCTGCACATCGCGACCATAAAACTCTGTAGATCTAGAGTAGCCTGAAGTGGACTTAAGAACAGCGTTGGTGAATCTTACACGATTAGGGTAATAGACTCCAGAACCCGTGAAAGTCTCGATAAGAGTAACTGTATCGTGACCTACAGTAACTCCAAGTTCAGCGTTCGGGAAATACTGAGCGATGGCGTTTTCGACGTAAACTTTAGTATATGTAGGATCTACAGCACCACCAAGAGGAATGTTAGGAATGTCGTAGTTTGTATCTACAGCATATTGATAAGCATTGGCTGTAGTGATTGCCACACCGTTGAACAGTGTTGGGGCAGTTGTGAGCTTCTCTGCATCCACACTATAGCGAGCCAGATGATAATGTGGCCCGATAATGAACGCAGCCAAAGCGCGTGTGCTGTAGACTGGAAGCTGCTCGAACTCCTGCTGAATCTGAACTCTGGGTGTGATGTAAGACATATGGTTATTATTCCTCTAATTTGTATTAAGTTTAGTTGAAATTCTGACTGATGGCAATTCTTTTTAGAACATTTATTGACCTAACAACTGACTAGTCATGCAGTTTGTGAACACTGCGTACGAGACAGTCTTAAGCTTCAAATCATCCCCCTTAATCACTGCCCCCATGTCAAATACTGACTGTAGTAGGACATTAACTACGAAGTGATCTTTACTCTCTAAGTATAATGTAGGTTCGCTTAGCGATACCAGCTTTAATTGGCGCAAACAAAAGTCATTTTTTATAACTTCTTGATAGCGTAAGAAGACCTTGAAAACATACTCTGCAAGCTGTTCTGTAAAGCCTACGTTGGTAGCAACAACAGCAAGATTCACAGGCATCTCCAGCATGGCATATCTTGACTTCTCCGACTCCTTGGGATTGCTACCTATCAGCTGGTTGAGAGTGGGAAATCTGAAAGTTGTTTCGCCTCTAGAAACGTATATGCCTGGTCTTTTCTGGATAACTGTATCTTTATAATGATAAGCTATTTCTAAAGAAATATCTGACTCTAAATCGTCTGGATTATATTTCTGAGTAAATGCATACCCTTCGTTTTGCGGAGGGTTTGCGGTCATGTAGTTCTTCAGAACCTCATAACAGATATTTTGCACCGTCCAAGGGGTCAATACCATTTCATGCGCATCTCTCGCATCCCATTCTCTTTCCTGAGGTGTAGGTTCAATGCCTGGCGTACAAAGCAACGTAGTCATATAGCTAGACTGGAATAGGGATGGGTATGCTGTAGGTCGAATCTGTGTTAGGTATCAGATTGATTGTTGCACGTTGCGTTAGAGTGATATTTGTTCCTGGGAACTGCTTGGCGCCTCTTGACTGAACGCTATACCTATAGCCGTCTCGTGCTTCACATATAATATCTCTTACTTCAATGATAGGATAGCCTGGCAGGCGTATTTGAGATACATAGTTTTCTTTAACTCCAAGACCATGAGGGTCGAGCTGTTTGTCTTGTGTAGAATTATCTACATAGAATAGACACGGAACAGGTGCGAAATATCCTCCGTCTACACCCACCCCATAGTCTTCATTCTTTGTATCTGCTATAGGTACGCCTGAGACAGGATCTACATATTTTGAAGTAGAGGCGCTCCTTGTGCCGTAGGACTTTCTGCGTAACAACCAACCTTCTGTACCTACATACCTAGCTAGAAGTATTTCTTTCCTAGTTATTTCTGCAGCCATCGCATATTTGCGGGCGTCATGTCTGGTAGAACCAAACAGGACAGGCTGGGAATAGTATTTCTTACCGTTAGCTGTAGTAAGCCTTATCCTGTACAGATAATTGGGTGTCCAAGACTGTTTGATTTTTGTATCGTCTACAGCAAAAAACACATCGCCCAGATTGTCTTTAACTGCCGCTATTTCTGAAAAATCTATAGTTTCAGATATTTCTAGCGCAAAGTTATATGGTCTAGTTCCTCTAAAAAAAGGATCTAGCTGCCATTGTATAAAATGCCCTCGTACCCAGTCGGGTATTACATCAATTTTTCTAAAGACTTTTCTAGGATCGTACATCTTGGTTCCAGTTGACCAGCTTTTTAAGCTTTCTACGTTGTCTGTAGAAAGTTCTCTTCAACTTAAAAGTAGTCTTATGCTTAAGGGTAGAGATTAACTCTCCTAGCGTATTAAGCTGCTGCGTTAATGATTGTTGTTGCTGACTCATTAGTATCGACGTCTGTAGATATATTCCGAGTGCTTGACTCCATAGATCTGGGCAATGTTTTGATTCATTTTGATCTGCTGCCCAAGCTCTTTAAATTCCTGCTGCAAATCTTTTGAAAGAGACATGAATATCTGAGCCTTGTCTTTGTCGTTTACCTGTACCCCGTCCGCTGCGTATGTAAGCTGATTGGCTGCCTCGTTGATAGAGCTAGAGCGCAGTAGATAGGCGGCTGTACCCAAAAGTAGCAGTGAGCGGTATGGAAAGTTTTCCAGACTATACATCGTACCTATAGGCGGATTCATCAAGTTATAGTAATCTACAGTATTGATCATTGCCTGCTCGATCATTTCTGGAGTGAACCTAATACCTAACAGCAAAGTATTCAATTCTTCTCTGTCCTGCAAAAACAGCCTAACCTCTTCACTAGTTAATATAGGGCTAGCCATAATTTATTTTTTTGTAGAAGGATTGAAGCTTGTGGCCTTCATCGGTTTGCTTGTGTTTGTGCTAGGTTTTGGAGTCTGAGTAGGTGCGTAATTATTAGCCTGCGGTAACCCACCTATCCTAGGAGGACTAGCGGAGACTACGGTAGGAGATACTAGCGATGAGGTTTGATTTTGGTTTGTGGCGGTAGTGGGCGCCTGCATTTGAGGTGCAGCAGTTATGGTTGTGGCTGCTGGGGGTTGCTGCACCTTAGGTATTGCTGCCGCTGTTGGAGTTTGTTGTGCTCCTGACATTACTGAGGGTGCCGGAGCTTGCACCACTACCGCAGACTTCTCAAGAAAAGCTGTAAACTCCGCCAATATATTATCGCTACTCATGTTCATATTATAAATAATAAACTCTACGATATCAAGAGCCATGTAGGCAATAAAAAGGGGACCCGAAGGCCCCCTTTTTGTTATCTGAGTAGTTATTTAAACCTTAGCCGTTGAAGTCGACCTTCACGACACCCTTCACGTTACCGATGGCAAGTGAGAGGTTCATGTACTGGAAGTATTCCAGGAAGTAGGCTTCATTCTTCATGAACACGGTGAGCGGCTGCAGTCTGTAGTACTTGCCGAAGAATTCTTCGGAAGAGAACAGGTAGATCACGCCGTCAGGAACGAGATCACGCTTGATCGTGTAGATAGGCTTCACACCCAAGAGAGTCTTGGAAGGAAGACCGTTTACCCACATTTCCTGTGCGAGATCGCCACCAACTTCGCTACGGCTCATCTTGACGAAATCGTCAGCAGTAACGTTGTTCATGAGCATCACACCTTTGGTTTCTCCACCATCAGGCTGAGAAGGACCAAAGGGAACCTTAAGGCGCTTGATAACCTTAAAGGCTTCTGCGACGTTTTCGCGGGTGATGCCGCCAGAGATGCCGACGTGCTGGGGAAGGTTGAGTCCGTTGATGGACACACCGTTCGCCATATTTACAGCGTTCTTCGTGCCGACGATGCTGTCGACGCGGGCCATGAAACGCGTATCGATTTCAGTTGCGATGTCCTTGGTGGACAACTCAAGCATGATCGCACGGATATCATAGTCATAGCTGCGGAGCTGATCGATATCCTTGTTATACTTCGGACTCGTGATGCGAGTGAAGTAGGAAGGATAACGTGTACCATTGAACTGATACATATCAGGCACAACACCGAGAGGGATAGTTACTGCAGGGGCAGTATCAGGCTCACGGTCATTCCACTTGACGAGCAGTTCAGGGTTTTCAGCCTTGTCGAGATCATCATTAGCGATGTCGATAGGGGTGAGGATTTTTTCAGTGAAGCTTTCTTCACGAAGCTTCATGCGGGTGAAAGACTGCGCGCTGACAGCGGCCTTCTTTTCTTCACCAGCCTTTACCATCTCAAGGAAGGTATCATTAAACACTCTCTGATTTGCAATTTTTTCCATATAATTATTCCTTGTTTAAACTTAGATAGCCAATTTGATGCTGATGACGCTGACGGAGGTCTGGAAGTTACCGGTACCGAATGCGGCGGTTGCTTTGTTTTCAAGGACGTGAGCAGCTTCCACGACCTGACCAATGATTTTGGATGTAGGGTCGTTTGCAGTCTGTGCGTCAGCAACAGAAGCACTAGCATCTGTAAGAGCCACAAGCTGACCAGCAGCATTTGTGGTGACATACTGACCTACTGTAGGTGTGCCAGTGTACTGATCGGTTTCGATCACGGTAGCGCCGTCAAGGGCATAGATACCGATTTTACCAGATTCGATAACATCGCCAGATGTGCTGCTGTTGATAGCGATACCATAGACAGCGCCAGAGGCCAAGTTACCTAAACCTGATGTAATTGTGCCGCCGGAACCATTGCTGAATCCGCGATAGGCCAAACCATCAGCTGCACTAATTCTAACTACCATACCAGCCGTGATAGACTCAGGGCCGACAGGTGCCACGTAGTTTGTCTGATGCAAACTAAGGGCAGATCCTTTTTTGAAATTAATCATACTAAATTACTCCTTATTGTTTTGTTGTTGATTTTGTTTTTGTGCTTCCCACCCCGAGCACCGGCCAAGGTCGTTTCGGAAATGTTCTGCGAAAGTTATATTAATATTGTCGGTAAAAAAGCTGCTTTAGTCAACAATATTTTTAAAATTCATTATCTGTATCCAGCAGATTGTAGTTACCTCCAAGACCGAAAGCTCGACGCATGACTGGGTCCTCAGACTGCGTGGAAGATTTGACGGTAGCTACTTTACCCATATAAGCCACATCGGCAGCATTACATACACGTTCAACTACCTGAGCCAAATATTTAGAATCTTCCTTGGCCTTCTTCACAAACAACGACTTTTCTTCTTCGTCGTTAATGAAGTCTGAGTTGTACATGGCTTCTGCAGCCTTTTTAAGTACAGCGTCTAATTCACGATCTTCTTGAGCCAAATCTGCAGCTTGTTTAACTTGAATTGAAGTTAGCTTGTGTTGCAGATCTGTAATTTCTGCTAGAGCAACTTTAACAAACTCTTCAATCTTGTGTAGTGCTTGTTTGGTCATTTTTTGCGTTCTCTAAAGTTATTAAACTGGCGATGTATTCTAGCACCTTACGTTTATCCTCATCATCAAGATGAGCTAGTGCTTTAACTGACTGTTGCTCCACAGTAGGCATATAGTAACTATGGAGCAACAGCGGTTAACACAAACACCAATACAAATTACTTAGCGTCGCCTGCGGCGATTTCAGACTTGAGCTTATCCAAGACTGTATCGGCAACAGAAGAAGCCAACTTGGCCTGATAGGCCTCAGTAGCCTGCTCAGCTTCGGCCTGCTTGAAGAAGCTTTCGTATTCAGCGAGCTTAGCTTTGAGCTGCTCATTTTCTGTGGCTGCTTCTTCGAGGGCGGCCTGCTTCAAGATGTTTTCAAAATCGGAAGCACCAGCGGCTTCGGCTTGTTCAAGAGCAGCCTGCTTTTCAACGATTTCGTCAAAATAAGCATAACCAGCGGCTTCGGCTTCTTCGAGAGCGGCCTGCTTTTCAGTGCCTTCGAGATCTTCAGCAGCCTGAGCGATCAGGATGTCAAAATCACGACGACCTGCTTCCTTCATAAGCGCGATGTCTTCAGAATCTTCCTGTGTTCCGGCGGCTTTAAGTAAGGCGGCGCAGAATTGACGACCCAATTCATAAGAAGCAACCTTGGCGGCAAGGTCTTCAACTTCAGAAGCCTTTTTAGCAGAAGCTAAAGGCTTCGAGGAATCAGTGGAGTCTTTCTGTCCATAATCCTGCTTGTTTTTGTCGGCTTTCACAGAATTTTTGTCGACCTTTTCCTGTTCATCACTAACGCTTTCTGCGTTGTTTGTGTTAGGTCCACCGTCGACAGAAGACTGAGCTTCGGCCTGCTTACGGATCAAGTCGAGAATCTCTGCACCGAGATCGCCAGCAGACTTGGTGCTGGAGACAGGCTTAGAGGGGTCGTCGGAGGGTTTCTGATGATATCCCTGGGCAACATTCTCAGGACCGACAGAGTTCTTGTTAGTGGTTTCATGCTCGTCACTCACGCTGGTAGGTTTTGTATCAGCGCCTGGAGTACCAGAAATGTTTTTCTGGGCTTCTTCAGCTTGCTTCTTCACCATACTGTGAAGCTGTGTGAGTACTGCGGCATGTTTAGTTAATTTGGCCATATTTATCTCCTAATTTTTTGAATTTTATATTGGGTTAGTGTTGTTGTAAACTATTTTATAAGTTAGCTTCGGCTTGCTGTGCGAACTGAACAGCTTCTTCTTCAGAAAAGCCGTAATCCATTGCACGCTTGAATACACCTTCAAGGTATGCAGCCTTCTTTTCTTTGTCGGAAGATTTTCCGGCAGCATGTCCAATAGCTAGACCTGCGGCCCCGGCACCGATTCCGGTGTAAGTAGCTTTATTTGATCTCAGGTGCTCTTGTGCTCCTGCGGCTGCACTGGCTGCACCTCTTCTAACACCTTCAGTTTTCTTGCTGATGTAGTTTTTGGCACCTTCAGCTTTATTACTGACGTAATTTTTAGCACCTTCAGTTTTCTTGCCGATATAGTCTTTTGCCCCTGCAGTGGCTTTAGATGCAGCGCGCATAGTCTTTTTGCCTGCGATTCTAGCTAACTGCTTACCTTTATCATAGAGCCCTTTGTTAGCTGCGTCTTTAACGATAGCTGCAGCTTCATCTTCTGAGAAACCGTAAGCCAAGGCTTGTTTAAACATACCTTCAAAATAAGCTGCTTCTTTTTCATTATTGGAAGATTTTCCAGCAAGATAGCCTGCGCCGGCGGCAGTTCCAGCTGCACCTAGAGCAACGGCTGCGGTGCGTCCTGGATGAGTACCAGCACTTAAGGCAGCATCTTCGTAACGCTTCTTTGCTCCAGCCCTAATATCTTTTGCCTTATCACCAACATACTTAGCAGCTGAGTTGGCTTTGTCTGAAACAGCTTTGCCTACTGCTCTAGACTTGTCTGTAATAGACTTACCTACTGCTTTTGATTTATCCGTGACATATTTTCCTGCTGTGCTGGCTTTACCTGCAATATAATTTTTAGCTCCTCTGAATGCGTCACCAATACCGGCTTCCTTCTTCATAGCGTCGACAGTGGTGGTGAGTGCGTTATCGTACATACCCACTGCTTGATCTACATCAAGACCATAATCTAAAGCCTGCTTAATGAAACCTTCGATGTAATGCGCAGACTTAACAAAGTCCAAAGCTGCAGCTTTTTCTGGTTCTGCGCCAGGCACCTGAGCTTCTGGGTTCTGAGCCAAATGAGATTCAATGTCTTGAGAAAGACCGGCGACATCATCGCCGCCATGGTCAGGGGCGCCTTCTGTAGGATGTCCGCCAGCAGACAGCTGAGAAATCAATTCCTGCAGTTCTTCAGGAGAAAGCTGAGACAAAAGCTGTTCAACATCAACACCACCAGGACCATCGCCATGGGGATGTTCTTCGCCGCCCACACCCATAGCATGCTCAAGCTCTTCAGCGCTTGGGGTTTCGGCGGCCTCATGCCCAGGACCTTCTTCGGCCTGTTTGGAGAGGTAGTTAGCGATCAATGATTGGATTTGGTCTTTTGTCATATGGGGTCGAGTTATTGTTTAAATGTTAGCTGAATTTTCTGACTATTCCAAGTGTTTTTTATCGATTTTGAACCAGGGCATTACACATGGTATCATAATCGAGCTTATCTTGAGCGTCAAGATAGCGTAACGCAGCGAGTTTATATGATGCGTATTGTTTAGCTAATTGCTTGATTGCTGCCTCCTTAGAAATTTCGTCCTTGCGCTCTAATTTAGCGTGAGGGAGCCTCTTGACGATAGTGATCTTCATAATACGGCCGTGAACAGGCTTATCGAATAATGAATGATCATCGAAAAGATTGCGAACTATTTTTAGTAAATCTTTAGGTACACTGTGACTGTGTGAGGGTTCATATTTATCTTCGTTGACTTCCTCATCACCATCTTCTTCCATGTCAGAAAACATAGAAGGAAGATGTTGGCGTATTTTACTAAACATGTCTTCAGATTTATGACCCATCGATTTAGCGCCAAACAGGTACTTAACAAAGTCTTCAGGGGAGAAGATAATTCCTTGATCTGCAAGAGCCTTCAACAACTGTGAGGGTTCAAATTTACGCAACTCACTCATTGTATCTTCCGATATATTATCAGAATGCTTCAGCTTCGATTTTTGTTCAGCAATATACTTCTCTGAAGAATCTTTAGGTCCCTGTTTAGCGATTCCGTCGATATGCTTTTCAATAGCTGCAAGTTTTTTAACCAGGTTACGTTTCTCTTCCGCATACTTAGATATGCGCAGCACACCTTCATCATCGTCAGGTACTACAAATCCTGGATATAGGGTTTTATAGTCGCTAGCTGTTTTGATGTATGTATTGTCTGAAGCCAGTTTAAGTGACATACCTATACGATCTGCGGGACGCCCTACGATAGACAATTCGAACCAGCGTGGATTAATGTTATCCATACTGCACATCTCTCCCTGCTTGTTTATCTCACCAAGACTTTTCGGGATATGTTCACAACGATGATTGTCTGTCTTGGCTTCGTGTCCGCACCAGGTGCACTTATCATAGGCTACCTTAGCAGCCATACTCACATTAATCTGTTTACCTTCAGCCAGTTTTTGAATTTCTTCTGCACACTTGTCGTTATCCATTCCGATAACCAACTCAATGCGCTTCATCTTACTATTATATGCGGCGGCCTTGATGTTTCCGTACTTAGGGTCTTCAGGCTTATTCTTGTGGTGGCGGTTTAAAGCTCTACCATCATACTTACCGTCTTTCTTGCTTCCGGATTTGATGAATGTTTTGTAGTGCTGAATACAGGCGGCTTCCTTGAAGATGTCGCCATTTCTATTTGCTCCTGTACCCTCATACGCCCCCAAAGCGATAACCAAAGCATCTGTCTGGCCTGCAGTCTTCTCGACGCGAAGCTCGGAGTTATCTGAGCCTGCCTTGGTTAGGGTGTTGACGTTATGAATCAACTGAACAGGATCCACATCCCAGTTCCAGTCTTGTGTGGCACTGAATTTAATTAATCCTTTGTACATATTTATTGTATCTTGTCTGCTCCTTCAAAATCTCCTCCAGACTGAAGCAGAGTCTTTTTCCAGTCCTTAATCTGATCCTCAGAATAGGCTTTGTCCTGGATAGCTTTGATTAATTTGTAGAGGCCTGCTCCTCCTGCGGCGATACCAGCTCCCGCCAATAAAGGTGTTCTATGGCGAACTAAAGATCTCCTCAATCCTGATGCCTGATGTTTAAGGTCATTGGCTCTGGCATAACCTGTATCCATGATGGCACGCATACGAGGACTGTTAGGATCTATACCTAGATTGTGAGCTAGAATATTTTTTGTCAGTTCTCTATCTAGCGGTCCAGAGGATGACATATGTCTCTTCTCTAGAAGATCCATAGCTCCCTGGTCTTGACTAGGTGCAAAATATTTACGGAACCAATTTTGTAGGCGGCCTCCTTCCTTACCTGCAGTATTCAAGCTCTCTCCCCAATATTTTCCAAACCCTCCTTTTTGCTTAGCGTCCTGCAACGAGTGATGTAGGTCTACATGTTTACCTAATCCCTGGAAACCCTGACTAGCATGCGCTTCATCTACAATTTTTTTAATAGCTGCTTCGCGCTCAGCCAGCTGAACTTTATGCAATGCTTCGGCAGAGGCTCTTTGTTCTTTGAGATGGCCAGATCTAGCTTGTTGAACTTTAGGGTCGAGGTGCGATACTTCGGTAGCGCTGTCGATAGCCTGCATCTTACCTTTATGTAGCTCCTCTAAATCTTTTTTAGCTTGGACTGCTGCGTTATACTTGGCGCTGAAACTTTCTGGAGTAGCAGGGTCTAGTTTTTCTAGACGGTCAATCAAGTTTAGTCTGGTTCCAGGAGTCTTTTCCATATCGCCGAAAATATCAGCGATATCAGGAGCAACTGGACTGTCTTTTTTAGCATGCAACGCATCTAATGGATGTTTGCGGTCTACACCAGGATTCTTTTCCCGAGACATACTGGCCGGCTCGGTTTTCTTCATGTTTTTGTGCTGAGTAAGCAAATTAGAAGCTATTCCCAGACCGGCGACACCTGCACCAATACCTGCAGAATTCTTCAATGCGTCTGTAATTACAGCCTGGGCAGGATGAGCATCATAGAAGGTTTCGCCAGAGTTTTGCTTCAACCCTGTCAGATACTCCAAACCTACCAAACCCTTACGTACATCTTCATTAAGACCTTTTATATTTTCTGCGTCTGCACCTGTAGCCTGAGCATCAATATCTGAAGAAATCAGGGGCTTGACCGCCTTGTACAGGTCTGAGTTTGTGCCTGAATCTGGGTCGTTTAATGCTTTCCTAAATTGAGTATCTTTGAGATTCATATTTATTAAAATTGCGGGTTACTGCTGTGTGCTAGGAAGCAACCTGCTAGTCACAGCATCTGTAACCGGCATCATAGCCATATGCAATCCTGTCTGCGCAATATTTCCTTTAACTCCAGGAGCAGCTAATACATTGTTCGCCTTTGTTGCGACATTCCCTAAAAGACCTTTATTCTTCATAAGCCTAGGTAAAAGTCTAGAGCTGACTAGGCTTGAAGCGACCATAGGGGCAACCATCTGAGTTAATTGAGGAATGAAAGCTTCTTTCTCAAGAGCGCACTTGCGCATGCCTCGCATAAAAGCTTGTTCAAATTCGTTATCCATACTCTTAATTCAGGGTTACTACTCTTTCTCCGGAAAATGTATCAGTCAAGGAGCGTAATGCAGTGAATGCTGCTTGATACCTGGAAATAAAGGTATCTTCATACAGTAATGCTTTGGCCTGTGTGTTAGTCATGAAGTCAGCCGACTTCGCATCAAACAACTGAGTATAGGGCATGTCTGTACGTACAAGAATAAATGCTTCAGGTAATGTATAAGAGAAAGCAGTAGGGTAGGTAGGATCTGCAAAAGTTCCACCTACATTGATTGTAGGTTCCCCGAACTTACGCATCAACTCTTTATCGCTTTCGGGAAGAGCCGCCAGATCTAGCGAAAAGGTGATGCTCCAGATTTCATTAACTATAGATCTTTTGATTCTTAATAGCGTAGCCATACATTAAATTCTAAATTGTTCGATGTTGCCTTTGTTAAACTCGGTAGTTGCGATGCGGCGTTTAAGCATACCTACATCCAGCTTGGTCAACTGATCTGCTTCAAAAGTGCTAAGAGCCTGTGCAGACACCATTGCTCGCAAGTTAGCGCGAACAACTTCCTTCTCTTTAGAGATCTCTGGAGATAATCGAAGAATCTGCTCAAAAGCTCTAACCACTTTAACTGGGTTAACTTTAGAGAGGATTGGATCGGTGTGCATCAATTCCTGTAACAGAAGCTTACGCTCCATGTTGTCCAGGGTTAGATTAGTTGATGCGCCGAACGGAGCCTGTTTTTTTTTAAACCCGGCGTTAAATGCCTCGGTCACAGGCTCCCGTAACAACTCCCCCAATAAACTACGTGATCCCCCAAAGGCCTCCTTTTCCATGGCCTGCTTAACGACAGGATCTTCAGTATAGCTTCCTCCGACAACATAAGACGAGTCGGCTGCCTTTTTCTGCATCTCGACTAATACAGGGTCTGTATATTCTTCGTCGACCTGCGCTACAGCTGCAGCTTTCTCAGGCATGCTTGCTTTAGTCGCTGTAATGTTGCACAAAGAGGCAGCTTTACCCATAGCTATGTGGCAATCTTTCAGGTAGGCATTCTCAAACGCTAAATTTTCGTCGGCTTCTGCAGCCTGTTTTTCGGTAGTTACAAGCGCCTCGCCAGCCTTCATCAATTCATCGAACATTGCGGCTTCTTTGCACTGATCAAACATCATATAGCCTGAATCGTGAACGCCGCGCTCTTCGGTAGGGCAGGCTAGCTTATGAAGAAGGTCGAGATAGGGTTCTGAGGCAGAACCGTGCTTTGCAAAAACCTGCGATTCAAATTCTTCAAAAGATGTGCGGTGCCCTTCATCTCTCCTAAATGTGTCCGACAAATTACAAAACTTCTCATTTAGAGAAATCTCCGCAGCTGTTTTATCTACAGCTGCCTGAGCTGCAGTTTTTTGAAGTCGATCAATGTAGTTGGCAGATTTCTGATAGATTGTGTTGAGCGTCACGCTATTTGGTTCATCGTTTCCTTCAGCTGAAGCAATCTCCAAAAAAGCGCGCTTATATACAGGGTTGCTCAACATACGGTTGTAGTTAAACACCGTATCTGTCAAATCACTGACTGAAAAGTTCTCTGCAGCATATTCTGCGGCTGTCTTTTCTGTGCATGCAAAAGTATCTTCTATGGCTTTACCGATATCAGCAATTTCAAACTCAGCAGAACGATCGGAAGCAGATTTAAAGTGCTTGTAGTGTAATGCAACGTTTAATGCTTCTCCAGTGCGCTGAATATAGTTCGGATTAAGATCTAGTTCATTAGCCACCTTCTTTAATGCCTCTGTTGGAGACACCCCCGAATTTACCTGCTGCACTGCCTCGGTCAGTGCTGTTTTAATGAGAATATTTGGCTCTTCCATAAGTTATTGTTACCATTTATAGCACGTTTCGGATACTAGTTCAATTCTGTAATTAATTTATATTCCGGAGTGGGGTTATCCTTCAATGCAAGTTTGGATATGAGCTCCATTGCAATTCGATCTTCTTCCTGCAGGCCTGTGTCGTAGTCGGTACGGTCATTCACAATTCTGGCAGTGCTAGCGTCCAGATTTCTAACTTTAGACCTATAGTAATTGATCTCTTCCCTCTTGATAAAGAAAGAGGCTAAGTTGTTTATCACACCATTATATGCCAGAGCGTCCTTCTTGTCCTCTATTGCAAAATACAACGAGGCAACATTATCAACCATTGAGTCCGCGAGATACGCATTCAATTTATCTTTCTCGTCTATCGACAGACATGAGGGATCTACCCCGGCCTTAAGACCTAGCTCACCTAGAGAGCCTATAATTTTGAAATACCTCCTATCGACATCACTTATAATCTGATTGTCGGCTAGCTGAGTGAAATATGCCGACCTCGCTACCACATCTGTGGGAGCGCTAGAGAAGTCAAAAAACAGCTCACGAATAGCTTTTACTTGAGTAGGGTAAAGCTTGTGTCTGTAAGCTATAGCAACATCCGATAAACCTGCAAATATGCAATAACCTATAACACAAAAAGTTCTCTGGTGTTCTGGTGAATTTCTATATTTGACTGCAAACTCGTACTCAGGAGAATACTCTAGCTTTATCACGTGACGCAAAAAATTCTGCAGAGGCTTATCAGTAATCAGTGCAATATGTTTCTCGTTCCAAACTTCTACATCTTCGTTATAGGTAGGAATGAAAATTTTTTTATCTCCCTGCTGACGAAGTTTGTCATTAAATAGCTTGTAGAAGGTGTGCTTTTGCTCAGCGGTCATTTTCTCAAGAGCCTTCTTAAAGAAAGGGGTGAATGAGAATATCACCGTGGATCTTTCGGCCAGTTCTTTATGATCGTGCAGGTAACGCTTCAAGCATCCTGCACCACTGTCTGGTTTTCTGCGGCAATAGGCTAGATTAGCTCTATGCGGTTCCAGATAGATCAAATAGCGCCAATTAGGGAAGTTGTAAAATGACCCTACCTGATTAAGTCTAATGGGGGCCAAGGTTTTCATACTCGTCTACCAATGGGTTATTTGAGGACAAGGCTCCTGCTAATCCTCCAAAGCCTGCACCCCAAGCCGTAGCCATCGGAACGTCCTTTTTGATATGAGAACGTATCGTGCTCCCTACCCCATTCATTAACGGATTAGTATTGGCGTTAGCCTTCAAAAAGCTATTTATTCTAGCTGAGCCTACGTTCGGGATCTTGGAGGCTAATCGTCCTAGGGCATTTGCGGAAAACTTACCTGCGCCTGAAAGAACTGCAGGAATTATGGCTGTTGGTAATGCAGTGAGTGCTCCTAGGCCTGTACCTAACAAAGTGTTCTTTATTCTTTGCGTGTTAGTTAGAGGTGTTTCACTTTTACGCTGACGAATAGCGCTCAACATTTCGGCTGCAGGCAAACTAGTAATGTATGGGTCTTTTTGCATGACCTGCTTTGCTTCCTGCAGGGCATCATCGGATAGCTCATAGTTACCTGCAAGCATAGGGACAGCTACACCAGCTGCCCCTGTCAAAACACCTGAGGCCAGGGCATTATTGGCTACATCTTTTACTGTGTTTTTAAGGTGGGCTTTATGCCTTGCTTTAGCCAACCACCACTGGTTTGCACCAGGCAGCTGGTTTTTTCCGTATCCTCCAGCATTTGGAAGTGCGTGCGCTTTTGTGGAGATAAGCTTTTTAATTGCCTGAATCGGGGCAACGGGGGACTGCAGCTTCCATGAGTTTTCTTTAAAGGGGGATCTAATACCTAACAGTGCCGAAGCTAGACCGAAAGTTAATCCTGCTTTAGCAGATTCCGGTACAAGATGTGTAACGTTGTGCCACATCTCTCCAAGCAATTTAGATTTAGACTTCTTGGAGGCTTTGATCCTTTCGATAGCTGCATCAATCTGCTTATCTCTTTCCTCTGGATCTTTTGAAATGATGGCTGCGGTAGGAAGAACGTTTTTAAGTATTGGAGCTACAGCTCTGGCTGATCCTGGTAAGTCTTCTGCGATATCTGTATAAGCGTACCTTTTAGGGTCGCTATAAAACATGTTCTCCCGCAGCAGCTTCAAGGCTACCAGCCTATCCTGATATGATGTTCCCTGTGGTGCTTCAGGCATACCTTAAGATATGTTAGACGTCTAAGCTGTCAGATTTAGCCATGTTGATGGATAACTCTGGAGACTTGCGTTTAAGGAAAATAATAAGCTCACCGGTGTTTTTAAATACGTTTGTAACCAGCTCAACTAGTTCAGGCAAGTCACCGCGCCCATACATTTCTTTAAACTTGTCGGTTTCCCAATGCAGCAAGAAAAGGATGCGTCCAAGGCGGTCCATAGACTCGACCAGGGATGGGAGATATTCTGAGATTTTGTCGCCCACAGAAACATATTTTGCGAGAGCACCAATAGTGTGCGTATCGAAAATTTCTTTCTGTCCGTTCTGTGCGAGCGCCACAGCCTGCTGCACAATTTTTGGGTCAATGCCTTTTACTTCAGACATGGTACCTAAATCCTGACGGGTTGGGTTGCCTACATAACTGTCAAAGTTAGACAACGTGTTTTCTTGTCCAATTCCTACTGTAGTAGGTTGACCGAACTCGTTAGTGTAGGGCTGTTCTTCAAACGGCTGAGGATATACATCCCCAGTAAATGCCAATTTGATGTGTCCTTTTTTAGTGAAGCTAGGTACAAGAGAGTCGACCAGCTCTGAAGCTACTTTTTCATCCAAGCCAAGGTCCATAACCATTGCAATCTTGGCTTGTAGAGGATCGTCGTATCTTTTCTTAGCTCCGTTGATATCTACGAAATATTCGCTTCCGTTTGTATGCACACTCATAGGGAACACATTTTTGTGTGCAAGGAAAGCGTTTAACGATGCTGGAGAACCTGGTTCAGCTTTAAAGATTTTTTCTTTAGCTGTCTCAGCCTCACGTTTAACTTTGTCCTGATCCTTTTTCTCTTTCTTGGATGTGCCGAAATCCATCGAAGGATACGTGGGCATGCTGCAGCAACCAGAGACCACAGGCGAAAGCTTAAGCAGCTTATAGCCTACAGGGACATAGATCATATTGTCTCTGTATTCAAGCCGGTCGCCCTGACGCTTTGTCATCACCAAACAAATCTCTCTCGCCTTTTTTGGGTGAGTGTAGAAGTTACCTCTGGGAAGGGCATGCACACTGCCTGGGCGATCTGTCTTACCAGCATACTCACGATCTCTACCTTCAGCATGTTCTGAGTACGGCTCTACACAAATTCTACGGATTCCTGAAGCATCTTTAAAATTAGCATTAATTCTAAAAGGCTGTGTTACCTTCAGGTTCTCGTTAATTAATACGTAGGTGTTTGTATACCCTGGCTGTCCTTCGGCCGCATCAACCATCATCTTATGTATGGCAGAATAGTCCTGTACCTTGATCTGATCTTTAATGAATACCTGCTTCTGATCTTTGATGAAGGTTGTGCCTTCGTTACCCTCAAGGTCAACCACTAACACGTCATCTACAGAAAAATCCTGCTGCAGTTGTTTTGGACGTACAAGAATCAACCCGTAACGTAAACCTCCAAGTCTAGTGATATATGAATAGAAGCCTGATTCGGTGGGATTGGCGAACTTCTTAACGTAGTCTACTACCCCAAAAGAAGATTTTTCCCCAGCGTCGCGATCGTCAATGATTACATACCCTTGTGTGAGGAGTTTTTGCTTATCCTCTTTACCGAGTTTTTTAGCCTCGGCAGTATCTGTAGTCTTAACCAGTTTGAGTTTTTTTGTAGCTTCTGGAGATTTGCGATAGTCATCTCCGTCATCAAGAGCAATTGCTTCAGCAATTTTTTCCAGTGTATAGAAACGTAGAAGAGCTTCACAGAACTCGGCATCCTTCTCAATCAACTCTGTGAAAGCTTTTTTGGTAGGATTACCCACATCTTTCACATAATCAATCACAGAAGCGATAGCGTAACGCCCTGTTCTAGGAGGCACACTCATCTGGCGATAGTCGCCCTGAGTAGCGTCTCGCATAATATCTGTCCTGTTCTCTTTAGAATTTTCACCCAGACCCAAGAGCTCATCCTTGATAAACATCTCAGCAAAATCTTCATTTAAGGGGTAGAACTGCTCGTTATTCTTACTATACAACAAATCTAGATTTTTAACCTTACCGTTAATAAAAAACGCCGGCACAAACAAAATTTGCCCATTCTTGGATCTAAAGCCAAAAACTCCTAAAGCTTTAGTATTGCCCTCGTTCTTTTTAACAATCTCAAACCCTACAAGGTAAGGAATCAAGTTTTTAAGTGTGTCTTGCAACCGCTGATACGCGAGCTGAAAAAACGCGCCCTCGATCTGGTCGTCCGCTGCGTACTTGGTTAAATTAGGTTTGCGCATAGTATGTAATCTGAGATTTACTTAATTTTATGAATTTTCTCCTTGTATATCAAGAACCATCTCGTTTTTAAAAAGGTTAACTCTTTTCTCCAAAACCTACACCATACGCTAGTCCTGGAATGGGACTGGCGCCTTTTAAGTCTGATGTAGCGCCTTTATTAACCATATTAACGAAACGTTTGGCTAGATTGGTGCTGTTTAAAACATGCATCCAATCGTCATGGTGCTCTGGAATATCTACAAGACGCACCATCACAGGCTCAAAATTAGGATGCTCGTCATGAACAAGCACAGCTTCGATATTATGCTTTTTAAGCTCCGAGATGACGGCTGAGGTGACCTTTGTACCTATAGTGTAGTGAAGTTCGGGCTTTTCTAGATATTTACCATATGCCAGATCAAGCCTAAGCATCTTTGCCGCAGGTCTAGGTACATAGTCTTTTTCTATCGCTGAATAGGATACTACCTGGTCGGGGAGATAGTCACCCATTCCTTCAGGGTCGGTGATCTTTACATGATCGATAGCTGCCTTAGCTATCAATTCAAAATTACGCCTGTTGACTGGAAGTTTGCTATCGTCGAAAGCTTTCTTCATAGCCTCCATATAATACTTCCTTCCATCACCAATTCCACGGTACTTTACCACTTCTCTAGGGTCTACTAGACCAGAACTGAGTACTTGTCCTTGCTCTACACGGTCACCCAGTTTCACAGTAGGAGTTTGATCTATACCTATGTAATGTTCATGGTCGTTTACCGAAATAAAATGTCCACCTGCAGCTGCTGGCGCAAGCTTGGTGACAAAACCATCTTCCTGAGCTAGAGGCGCTCTACCTATGAATGTTTTGGGTACATTCGCAAGCTGATTAATAAGCTTAAAGCCCTGCTGACCCCCTAGACTGGTTGCTGCCCCTCCAGAATGCCTAGCTTTCATGGCGCTTTCTGTGAGAGGTTCTGCCACAGCCGTACCTGCAACTAGACCTATATAACTGTCCATCGCAGCCATACCCTTTTCACGCTTACCTACACACATCTGACATAATCCGCCGGAATGATGCTTTTTATTTGACTGACACGTCATCGGAGAACGTATGAATATGTGGGACACTCCTTTGTTTTTAAGGTCTGCCAACATCTTTGCGGTAACCTCATTGTTACGGTTGTGTCCGCCCACAGTTTTGGCTAGATACGCTCCTATAGACTCACGATCACTTATAGGGATATCTATACCGTTCAAAGTTTCGCAGTCAGCTTCAACGATCTGCAAAGGCATTAGCGCTCTAGCAAACTGTTTTGATCCGTAACCTCCTTGAGCTACCGAAATTTTCTTCAGTACCTCTCCAGATCTAGTACCGTAGGCTGTAGTCAAATATTCAGGAAGAGTTAGGCCTTCTGCGAAAGAGCTCTTGATAGGTATATCCATCTTGGGCTTACCTGACGCATCGACAACTATACCTTGCGTAGCTATAGTGCCCCTATACTGTGCAGGGGAGCCTCGGGAACCTGCCAGAATAATCTTAGCCAAAGATTTATTATCCTTGAGTCCTTTATCCAGGATGTCTCGTTCAATACTAGACATCATGTTATTGTAATGATCAAAAATCTGCTTATCTTTTAGAGCCTGAGAATCGTTGGAAGATTCTACTGTGGTTTTAAATTTCTCAAAATTATCCCATAGCTTGTTCTTGTCTATCGGGGATATCAGATCCTTGAGCGTTATAGATGTACCCTGTCTGGTGGATATTTCAAAACCTAGCCTTGTCAGATCAGATGCTATCTTACTGTATTCGTTTGGAGCCTTTTCAGCCAGCTCGGCAAACAACTTGGATATGCCTTTCCCGTCAAGCATAGCCCCATCAACAAGCTCATGAAATTGATGAGGTATGAAGAATTTCAATAAGACTCTTCCAACAGTCGTGGTTGCCATTATCTTTTAAGCCGGTTTTGAAGTACATCAAACAACGATACTTGAGCAGTCTTACTTACCTGGTTATGCACCTGGCCCACTCCAGGAAAGTCTTTAGAGTCTGCGGCATCTAGAGAAAGTTTCTTAGTGTCCTGTTGTTTGTTAGGAAGGACTATTTCTTCTTTTTCTTTCTGCATCTTATTCAGTGCATCAAATTCCTTAAACGCATCACCCATCAATTCTCCCTCAGTATTAGACTCAGCTTGTTGGTCGGGGGTAGCCATAGTAATATCGTTATCACCAAGCTCCTCATCCTCGGAGTTATTGATTGTTCGGGGATCTGAAAAATCCTCAGCTATCTTTGATTTGATAAAACAGGCAAGATCATAATTTTCATCCTCGCGAGCGAAGGAATCCAAGTAGGATGCTAGTTTTGTAAAGTCCGGCATACAATTAAAGATTATGAGCCCATTGGGGTAGGGTATATGCCTCCTCCACCCATCATGCCTTGCTGATCAGTTTGCTGCTGTTGTTGCGCCTGCTGCTGGGCAGCGTCTGCTTTCTGCTTACTCTGATCCATTTTCTGCTTATGAGTGTCCGCTAATTGTTTAACCTTCAACAAAGAGGCTGTAGCTGTGCCCTTACCTACAAGGTCTAGCAGCTCGCGAACAGTTAATGTAACCTTAACGTTATCCAGCTCATTCTTTGCTTCGATGGCCGAAGCTTCCGCTTGAGAAGCGTCTTCTTGCGTCGCGTCTTGCCCCTGCTGTGCAGACTCCTGTGGCTGCTGAGGCATACCTTCTCCGCCGCCCATCATTTCTGGGGAATATCCTCCACCTCCACCCTGTAAAGCTGCATATAAATCTTCTTCAGTAGATGCCTGCGCAACCATCCCTCCTTGCTGAGGCATTCCCTGCTGCGGCTGAGGTTGTCCTTGCGGTGCTCCTCCCTGCTGAGCCATTTGGGCTTCTTGTGCCTGTATCTGCTGCATCAAGGCCATCAATTGCTGCTGCTGCTGGTCAGGGGGCAGATTCTGTAGCTGCTGCAGAGTGGGAGCAATCTGCTGCTGAACTTCAGGAGGAAGATTTTGCGCCTCAGCCATAACTTGACTCATCAGATCTTGACCTGCAGGCTGCTGCGCTTGCTGCGGAGCCTGTGCAGCTTGAGGCGGTTGTGCTGGTGCAGCTGCTGCTTGCGGTTGAGCTTGCTGCTGTTGAGGTGCGCCCTGTTGCTGAGCCTGTTGCTGTTGAGCCATGGCATCAGGATTAGGCACAAATGCTTTTTTTACCACCGGCTTAGAAGCCTTTTTAGTGATATTGTTATAGTTTTCGATTAGTTCGGCAATTTTCATGTAGCGTTCTCCAGTTCAATTATCTTAAAAATTTTTTCACGTAAGTCTTTTCTTATAGTAGACAGTTTGCCTTGTGCTGCGGTGTTACTAAGTTCATGACGGCCTTTTTCAATAGCGATAAACGTATTTAAGTACATCTGCAACTCATCAAGCTTTTCATTTTCACTCAACTGCAGCCATATATTTTCATCAAGCATAACGCAAACCTAGGTAAGAATAAAGATTATTATTGTGCGCCTGCTCCGCACAACTAATACTTATACATCCACCCGATCGCCAACATCAAGCTTTCCCGCTAAAAAATCTTTCACAACTTCTTGAGCCGAAGAATATTTCTTGGGAGTATTTTTCTTGTCTTCGAAACTAGCTGCAAACAATCCGGTCGCAGATTCGTTTGATGGGGTATACATCGGACCAAAAGTCCTGTGATAGATTAGGTTTTTCTCGGGCAGCAATTTCTCTTTAATTTCCTCCTTGGCTTCATCCGTAGCCGGGAGCTGCACATTGAGCTGGTCTCCGTCAGAGTCTGCTCCATAACCTTTAAACACTAGTGGACTCATCTTTATAGAGAAGTCCTTGGGATCTGGGTTCATCTTCAGGTACATTCCCTGAAAATTGTATTTTGATAGCTGTGGATCTCTAGTCACGATACCCGGCCGATCTTCCATCTCTAGATGTAGAGCAGTCAAGGCTAACGGATGCTTTTTCTCGAGATATTCTCTAGCTTTTGTGGCAGGTACTCCTTGGCGCACAAGTCGACGAATAATGAACGGTCCAAAGATATTCCAGGCCAGCGGCTGAGGAATACTTGCCTGATTAAGATCTAGTTTAGCGTCAGGTAACAATACAGCTCTACCTACCAGGTCAATAGGTTTGTTAACAACCTTCGCCTGGAACATAGACTCTTTCGCTGATCCGCCTTGAAGGCCTAGAGCCGAAGCAAGCAACCCTTTATATTTTTTCTCAATACTTTTCTGTTTGATGGGACCGCCGAGACCATACACAGCCTTAAGCCCGTTATAGATTTGTTTTCTTGCGGTGTGTAAATGCTCCGGATCAGTGTCTGGATTGTCTTTTGCCTGTCCTAGCGAGTTGTTAACAAGCATAAGATCTTTATACAGCTCATTAACATCTGCAGTTAATGCCTGATCTCCCTGAACCATGACAGGGCGATATTGGGCAGGAATGACCGGGATGTTAGACAACAGTATGTCATCTAGCTTAAGATTATTGCTCTTAAGCATTGTAAGGAAGCTCAGACTTTTAAGTGCGTTGTCTCTCCCTGTCTTGCGTTTAGATTTTACCAAATTCTTAAGCTCTGTAATCTTATGATCGATATCTATACGTTTAATTTCTTTCTCAAGTTTGCCTGAGGCAATAGCTTCCTCGAAAGCGACTTTTGTCATGTTAAGTAATTTACGCAAATGATCTTCAACCATAGGATTTGGGATCCTATGGTGTAATGCCACATGATTGTAATGGTCGCCATGAATACCTACAAGGGTAGGGTCAAATAGTCCGTTGTCTTCTGGAACTAGCTCATCTTTTTTGATTTTATAGCTGAGAGGTTCTTTAATTTCTCCTCGAGACATAGCTACAATGTCTTTGTCTGTCTGAGGTAGAATATGGAATTTAGAACCTTCTTGCTGCACATTTACACCTGCCCCTTTAAGGTGACCTATAAATTTTCCAAAGATAAACGGCACTTTAGGGGGAGGAGGAGGCTGACCTAGTTTTAAAGCAGTCCAATACTCGTCATTCTTTGTAGCCCGTACTGTGGCAATATCTCGTAGCACAGCTGTAGCATCATTAGATAATGCCACTGTGGTAGCTAGATTACCGACACGCTTAGCTTTTTCGTGAGAGCCTGCCTTGCTCGGCTGCATATTAATATCGTACGTAGTGGCTGCAGACCTCGTAGATACTTTGTCTTCTGCTATATGATGTAGCCGGTTAAAATATAAAGGGCCTGTCAAAACATCGATATGCTTACCTGATTGAGGGTCATAGAGTTTTTCTGTATCTTTGACTCCGTGCTTATCGAGAATATCTATGACTTTCTGTACGGCTGAACCTTCTGTGAACCCTGTCATCTTAAGAGGTTTGCCTAGCTTTTGAGCGAGTTTGCCTAGTCCGATAGTGTTAACCAATCCTGGAGCTACACGAGATGTAACACTCATCGAATTAAGCATTACATCTATGGGCTTACCGTCCTCTCCTTGAGGCATGTGAGTATCTGGAATGATATGTACGACACCTTTTGCACCGAAAGGCATATTAAGCTTATCTCCGAAGCTCATCGGTCTTTTTGTTTTAACAGTAACAGCAATCAGCTTACCTGAGTTAGATACATCCGTTACCTCTCCATCATATTCATACTCCCAGGGGATGGATACATCCGAAAATGCATTACGAATTACCTTTGCCAGCTTACCTAGCTGGATATCTACCGATTTAAGTGTCTTTGGCTGAAAAGCCAGAATGACAGGGTCTCCGTGCTTTAAAATAGTTCCTTTTTTGGCTACACCTGCCGAATCTACGCTGACCAGCTGATCATTATAGTACTTGTTTGGGAACAGTGATACATACTTATCCTTGTCGACAATCACTCCACGGGCAACCTCCATTCTCACAGGTATCAACTGCTCTCCCTCTAGCTTTTTTGCTGCAGATTCGGAAATTGCCAGAGAATCTTCAAAGTTTAAAGATCTGAAAGGCATAATCGCCGTTTTGAGGTTCATTCCAAGACTTAAAGAACCTTTGTGGTCTGAATAGTTTGAAGTAGCCAGCAACTGTCCTGTCTTTACCTTATCTCCTACTTTTACTGTCGGTGTATGGTGGAGATAACTCTCTCTGCCAATAATGTAGTTACTGTAGAGATCGTGATGATGCTCTTTTCCGTCAGCATCCTTAATTATCAGCGAATCGTCACTAATGTGATGTACTGTACCTGTTGTTTTGGCAGAAAGGCTGACCAGCTTACCGAAAGATTCGTTGAAGCTCTGCTTGCTTCCTTTGGCAGAAGACTGAACAAGTGGAGCCTCCCTGTTCACAAGAGTCATGGCCTGCAATGAAGATTTGTCGCCAATTAGTACACGGGAACCCGACACAGAGCTGAGCCCAGGGATTAGATTTGTAACAGGACTGAAAAACTCTGAAGGATCAGGAATTCTGTACTTAGCCTTTGTAGATGCTGGGACTTTGGTCAGCTTACCGTGCTGAAGTATATATTTGTGACCTTGGGTAGACATAGAAGTGATCGTACGGCACGAGATAAAAAATATCAATCTGCTTATTCAGATCTGTTAAGAGTCTGACTCATCCTGGAAGCGTAGCCCGCATCTCCACAAAGCTTCAGCCATGTCGTCGGAGATCTCATCCACGACGTCGTTCTGTATTTCCCACAGTGCGCAATGAATGAACTCGTCGATGAGGGTAGATAGCAGCTCTTTGCCTTTTTCCCTCTCGTCGATATAGACGGTCTTATTCTTGGTTTCAGGATGCTCGCACATCCCACGCGCTCCTTTGAGGCGAGTAACCACAAAGTTATACCTCTTTCCTCTGATGGTAATGGTCTTGATCTGCTTTAGGGCCTTTGCGCTCATAAAAAACATTATACCTGGGTTTCAGAGGCTTGGCAACACCTCCCAGAGATGGTGGGGTGCGCTAGGCCTGTATTTAGTTGATAGTCCTCCAAAACTCCCCAACTCATTCTCATCTTTACTCGTGACATTCCCTACCCCATCGTACATCTCTAGATAGTTCTCATGATCATTCCAAAGGCTAGAATCTCCAGCGCAGATGTAGACGCTCTCATAAGCTGCGCAAGCATTGACGACTCCTATAGCTTCTCTTCTGCTGAAACTGAGGCTCATGATGTCTCTCTCACTCCTGACTCTTTTGACTACGACTATACCTATGCGAAAACTGTACCTGCTCCCTCTGACAGTCTCATAGAGAAGTTTAACTCTCACTCTAGTGACCTATACAATGCTGCTTGTAGTGTTCGCTCCTCTAGGAAGGTTGTCTCTAGATATGACATTAACTGGACTAGCATCGAAGACTATACGATGCACTGGAATCTCCTAGATAAAGAGTCTCAGGTCTCTATTCGCTCTCTGGTTCTGAGTGACCATGCTAACGCTAACAGGTTTGGTCTGAAAAAACGAAATCTAGAATCTCATCTCTTGCTTCATATAGGCTGTGACATGGACAACATTGTAAACAACGGCGGTGAGAGTGTTCGCTCTAATCTCAAGTCTCCAGATCCTAAAAGCCCCAACAAGGGCTATTCAAGGTCCTGCCTGCACAACCGTACTGTAGACGCTAAAACAGCTCTCAGGGCATACAAGAAGTTCGACAAAGAGTTCTCTCCTGCTCATCTCTTCAAACTAGGCTTTGTTGCCTATCAGGCTGTAATCACTCCCAAGAACTCTCTAGCTCTGGATATTGACCCTCACAAAACCAAGGAAGCTATCCACAGCTTCTTTCGCAAGAACACAGAGTTCCTGAGCAAGCTAGCCAACAAAAGGCGCAAGATCATGAGCTATGCCTACAGTCATGAAATCAGTGTAGATTCTATCCTCGACAGTGTGTACCGGCCTCATACCCATGTACTCTTCTTTGTGAAAGCAGACAGATATGCTATCGAGGAAAGCCAGCGCTTTGTAGAGAGTCTAGAGGAATCTATCAATCTAGAGCTAGCTGACAGAAACTGGAGCACCCACAAGCTGTCTGTAGACGGAGAGATGCTTCCATCTGTAGCCAGAAAGTATTCTGAGATAGAAAGAAGCTTCGAGTACTTCCATCGCGCATACAGTCTAGCTGACCAGTATATGCGTGAAATCAGAGAAGACAACGTACGAGAGCTCAACAAAGCCACAGTAGAAGCCTATAGAAACCTGATCTGGTTCTTCAGGGGCGAGGAGGGTGGAGCTGGAAGAAGAGGAATCGCCAGATTCAGATCAAGTCACATCCCTAGAAAGGACGAGACTAGCAATTACCTACATCCACTATTGTCAAAAGCTAAAAAAACCACTACAATCAAGAAAGAAAAATTAAAAGTCAAGAACTATGCCCATAGTGTGGCTGCTTCTACAGTTGTAGAACCATCTATCCTAGAGGCTAAAAATACTCTACCTAGCTATGCAAAGACTGAACGAAGAGCCTCAAGAGCAGGAAAAATCTGCATCGCTTCAAGAGTATCTGAACTACTTGCGCCTAGAACTACACAAGCAGGCACAAGAGCTTGGAGAAGACTGCCCATACAGCAAAGAAAGAATCGACGAGATCACCAGCAGTGCCGAGAGCTTCGAGAAGGCTGCACAGGAAGAGGCTCAGTGTGTCTGGGCAGGAATCGAAGACGTCTTGCGCAAAGAGGGAGCAGATCAAGACTTCATTGACGGATTCAAGAAAGAAGCTTTCGTAGGAGCTATGCTCAGGGGGGCAGGAAAACTAATTCCTGCCGCAGGCAAAGCAATAGGAAGAGGACTAGGTAAGGTAGGCCCTGCACTAGGAAGAGGTCTAGAGCACGGCATGTATGGTTCTATGGTAGGAAGCTTGATTCCAGGAGTAGGAACCACTGTAGGCGGGCTTGCTGGACTAGCTGGAGGAACTCTAGGATATGGCAAAGCAGGTCTGCTTGCCGGAGGAGCGCTAGCTGGAGGAGCTATGCTAGGAAGAGGAGCTTTTGGAGATTCAGGAAAAGACACTACAGGACTAGAAGCATCCAGAAACAGAGCTCTTCCTTTCGCATCAAACAAAACTACTGGGGCAGTAGGAGGAGCATTGCTGGGTTCGCTGCTTGCCAACGAAATGGGTGTGAGCGGTGCAGGTGCATGGATGATGCCTGTGCTTGGAGGTCTTGCAGGCTATCATCATCTTCCTAACCTGATGGACAAATGGAAAGATCCATATGGCTATGGTGTGAACGCTATAGGTGCTGGTGCAGCAGGTATGAACAGAGCAATGCCACTAACAGAATAATATGACTGAACTATACCTTCCTGCATTCTATCTCGGAGTTTCAGAAGAACTAGCCAAGCAGGCAGGCATGCAGGTTGACAGCATGCCCTTGAACGAGAACATACTTCCTACTATCTCAAAGCAGACCAAGTGGCGGTATGTTCGCACAAAAGACGGACTCAAGCTTACTGACGGAAACCTGGTATACAGCTTCGGAGGACTTCCTGAAGAGTTTCCTGCTGAAGACGCTAGAATCAGCAGACATGCCGACGACAACATTCTAAACTTCGACAAAGACGCTGTCTCTAAAGGCACAGCACAGATCCACAGGGCCAGCCCAGATAACATCTATATGACTCTGGCCAACGGCAGTCAAAACCCTACTTTCATGCTTCAGCACGAGGGAGGCAAAAACTGGAGATATTCTCCTGCTAAAAAGTTTGTGCAAAAATTAAAAGCTCTTCAGGAAAAAACTCCTCTTCCAGAAGAGCCAGTGAGTGTAGATCCTACTGCCCTGATCGAAGGAGCTCAGGACACAGTCAAGCAGGCCTCTATGCTGAGTCTTCCTGGTCTAGGAGCAGGAATGCTTACAGCAGACACTGCAGCGCTAGGACTCAACAACATCGGTCAAAACCTACTGCAGGCAGGTCAATGGATGGGAAAGCATCCTGTAGCTAGCGGGCTAGGTATGTATGGACTGGCTAGAACGGCTGTTCCTAGCTTTAGGAAAAACATACTCTCTCATCCTGAGCAATATTATAGAACTAGAGATACTCTGCTGCCTATAGCTGCTGCTGCAGTTCCTGCTACTCTAGCGTCTGCAATCATGAAATAATATGGATCAAGGAATGCTCACATCTCTACCTATCGCTGCCTATTCGCGCAGAGGTATGAACATGTATGACCCTAGAATAAGTCTGCATGAGCAAAACGTACTAGATGAGCATACCAACATATTGCATAACCTGGTGCAAAAAGATCATGGGCTGGACAAACATCAAAAGCATCATCTGACCACAATGCTCAACAGTCCAGAGTATGTAGAGCATCTTTTGGCTGGAGGCACAGGCACAATGCTCATGCACTCTATCCATCACTATTCAAAGCTTCCCCGCCCAGTACAGACACTATTGAGCTTGGCTGGTTTTGGAATAGGTAATATAATCTATAATGAATTTCACGAAGACAGATTTTCAGAGCATCATCCTCATTCAGGCAAATCTAGAATAAAGTATTAATATGGAACTTTCAAAATGTGCACAAGCTATTAAAGACGAGCTGATCCTCGAGCTGCAAAAAGCCGGATCTTCTCTTCGGGAATTCGAGGAGGGACTAGCCAACATCAACACTGGAGAAGGAGTATACAAGATTGCCAAAGACGGAGGCAGTATATTGAACTCCTATCTAGACAAAGGAATGGGTATGGCCGGAAGCATACCTGAAGTAGCACTCAAAGGTTCTCTGGCTGGCGGGGCACTGGCAGGACTTACACTGGATGAAGCAGACAAATCTGTAGACGTACTCAACAAATCTCTTGATAGAGAAAGGGAGAAGGTTAACCTTGTTCGCAGGATTACCAACAACCTAAGAAGAGAACATGGACTTATTTAATTCAGACAGAGACGTTAAAGCTACCGAGCACTTTGATTTTGGCGCCAGCGCCAACGATCTTTTGATTACCGGCAGCAAAAAACGCAACGTACGCAGCGAGATCACCAACAAGGGTTTTGATCCTGAAGTGGTAATCGATGCGTTTGAGCAGGCCAAAGGTATCAAGCGCAGACCCAAAGTCTCAGACCTGTCAGACTACACATTCAAAAACATCGTCCTAGATCCTGAGAAACAGATGGATCAAGACATGCTGAACGAGCTCATGAACAACAAAAAGTACATGATTGCTCTATGGAAAGATACATGGACACAACACGGCAACTTCAGAGTGTTTGTGGTCTACGGTACGAAGAAAGAAAAAGAAGAAAGTAATCAACCAAAATAACGCAATGAGCTATAGCCTAACCAAAAAAGCAGCCACCCCTATTCCACTGTCTCCAGACGAGCAGTATGAAGCCTCTCAGCTTTTCGGTAAAAGCTTGTTCAGCGCTCTGCAGCTTGTGAGAGAGCAGCAGAGAAGAAAAAACATGTTGATGAGTGGCGCAGAGGGACAGGGAGGAGACGATAAGGTTTTGAGAATTCCTATTCCTGAGCATATGATGCCTAGCAGCAAAACAGCTCAGGACGAGGATGCTCCTTACACTACTTTGCAGGATCCATATGAACCTGTAAAAAATCCAGGCATACTTGCACACATCAAAAGAAATCTAGGCAAGTACATCGGCAGTTATGGTGGCGCACTAATCGGCGGAGGACTAGGCGCTAGAAAGGTTATGAAAAATAATCCTGCTGCAGGTGTGATCGAGGCTTTGAAAGGTGCTGGTAGGTCTGGAGTTAGAGGAGGTGTAGTAGGAACGATAGCCGGATCTATGATGGATGATGCGGTTAAAGACAGCTATCGCGAAGATCTAGTGAATGCGCAGAGACAGCATGACATGATGCAGAACATGTACGGCTATAAGCAAGGTAGCGAAACTGACGAACCTGCTCCAGGACTTCTAGGTAGAGCTTTCAAAGCGCAGCAGAATCCTATTCGCTTGCTTGTAGGCGGGCAGTCAGGATTCAGAGACGCTAAGCAAGACTATTATATGCGTCAACGTCACCTAATCAATCAAGAGCTAGAGAATGCTCAGCGTGAGTATGTAGATCTACTCGGCAAGATCAAGAAGGGCTCGGACGATAGTGAAGAAACACCATATACGGACGCTTTTTGTAACGGTATCGCATATGCTACACTTTTCGGTAAAGAAGCTGAGGCTGAAGATGTGGATATTTCCGACGGTTCCATGAAACGCTTGATGGGTGGTGTGCTTGATCAGGCCAAGAAACCCTTTCAGCCTGTGGTAGACACCGCCGCTAGCGGGCTACTAGGTACAGGTACAGGTTCAGCATACCTTACATATCTGTTGAGGAAATCTATGCGCGAGGAACCAGACAGATACATGCAGGAAGGTCTTCCTACCCGCGTCGAACTTCAACCCTACACCTAGCATGAAACTAGATATAGACCAACTTAATAAGGGTATTGAGGCTGAAATGAGTAAGACATCGATGATGTCTGTAGGTATTCCCGCCGCCGCCAGAGCTGCAGCTCCTTCAATTGCTGGTACAGCTGGTAAAACAGTAGCCAAGTATGCTCCAGTTGTAGGTGGACTTGTACATGGAGGTCTCGCAGTCAATGATGCTATGAACGGAGACTGGACCGGCGCAGCAATGAATACCGGGTCAGGTATAGCCTCAGGCCTAGGACTTACACCATTATCTGTCGGCCTGGATGTTGCCAATGCTGGAAGATCGATGGTGGGTAGTGCAGGTAACTGGGCAGGTAACGCTATAGGTAACACTGTAGGTAAATATGCGCCGTTGGCTATGGCAGGCATAGCCGCTTTGGGCGGCGGCAACAAAGCGCGACAGTCTCCGATGTATGCTCTACCGTATAATGGTCCCAGACCTCAGTCTATTATAAATCCGTCCTCAGACCCTCACTCTCTCGCAGCACCGCAAATGTTCCAGGAAAGTCTTGCAGGTACTCCACAACCATATCAAGGAAAGCTGGCTTCTTATGTAGAGAAAACATCCGGGGTCATGGATGCATTTGCCGGCGCGGCTGCCCGTAAAGCTGTCGATAATGTTTTCAATGCAGCTGTTACGCCTGAGCAACCTGCTCCAGCAGAGCACAAAGAAAAAGAGCTCGAGATTACTTCACAGTACCCTGAGATTGCAGAGCTTCTTAAAGACGAGCAGAACAAAGCCTACCTCCAAAAGCTTTTAAACACATAAATCTTTGCTTGCTTTGCTAGCGGTAGACTATTAGGGTAGGACTAATTATGTCAGCCGCAAATAAACAAATTTACATCCCTGAGATCAGTATCAAAGGCTCATTCATGGAAGAAATTGGTAGCGTTGAAGATAAAGTTATGTATCCAGGCCCTACGTTTGACATTTCTTTATCTGCAGACGACTTTGCAAATGCAGAGGAATATCATACCACATGGATCAACATCACTAGAGCCGTAAAAACTAAACTCAACAAGAATGCATCAGTCCGAGCCTCCTAAAAATACTCGCGCGTTTTTCGATCCTGAAAAACTGCGGCACATGCTATTCAATACGGCTGTCGATTCTTTCGGTAAGAAGATCAATTCGATCGAGACTCAGGACTATAAACTCAGTGTCAAAAACCTGAAGATGGACATCCCTCATGTCACATCTACAATGCAAAAAAAGCTGGTGCTTGAGAAGAAGGATTTGACTGCTCCACTGAAAGGTACAGTAGAGCTAATACACAAGGCTTCAGGTAAAGTAGTTGAATCTAAACACACTACGATAGCTCACATTCCGTATGTTACTAATCATAATACTGTTATCTATAATGGTTCTGAATATGAGGCAGTAAATCAGCAGCGGCTTTTACCTGGCATCTATTCAAGAATTCGTCAAGACGGTATACCTGAAGCGCACATCAATCCTGAAGCACGTACAGGGCAGTCGGGCAGAATTCTTTTCTTACCTGACAAGCAACTTTTTGTACTAATGGTGCGTAACTCTCAGGTTCGATTATATGGCATCCTTAGGGATATGGGTATAACTGATGCCGCATTAAAAGACGCGTGGGGTGAGCAGATACTGAACGCTAATCGGACACAATACAAGGGAGACGAGATCGACAAACTTTACACAATCCTAATTGGCGATGAATGAGATCATTATAGATAACGATGACGCCCCTCACACATATGTGAAGGAGAGCACAGTTGAGGGCTATGGGCTTTTTGCTGCAAAAGACTTTATCAAGCATGAGCTAGTCATTGACTACAGGCTTTTTCCTAGAGACTGGAAGAAAAAATTGTTCACAGAACTCTCAGAAGAGCAAATTAGAAAAAACTGGTACGTGATGCTGAGCGATGAGGAATGTATCGCTAGCGATAAATGGAGCAAATTCAGCTATATCAATCACTCCAGAGAACCAAACTGTGCTTGGGTGCTGAGCATTCACAAAATTATCGCTAACAGGGACATAAAGAAAGATGAAGAGCTATTTATTGACTATCGGCTTGAGCCCAGACCAAACAGAGTATGTTACCCAGAATGGATTTGACGCTTGCCTTGTCTGGGACTTTATGCGATTATTAGCCTAGCAATGGAGTAGATCAGCGATCCTCTGGAGACTTACTAAAAAGTCTCTGTTGCATCCCAGGCTTTCCTTGTAACTTAGTAAACAACAAAACAAAACAAAAGTATGCCTACAGCAGTAACTACAAAATACGTCAAGAAAATGTCCGCATCCTCTTCCGATGTTGCAGGACTCAAAAGCACTCGCTATGAAAAGCTTCAGGTGAGCTACGGCTCAATCGAAAGAGGCTTTTCGGGAACAGGCTCTATCGCAGGCACCGTTCTCACGGTAGCCACAGTCACATCAGGGTCCATCCAGATCGGCACGGTAATCTCCGGCACAAACGTCACACCTACTACCCGTGTCGTTTCTTTTGGAACAGGCACCGGTGGAGCTGGAACCTATAACATCGTGACTGCCGATACCCAGACTGCTGCCCTCGGTAATATTTTCGGCACCTCCTATGCTTTCGGAGACACACTTGTGTTTTCTGAAGTGCCCAGCCAAGACATCGTCAGGGCTACTATCGTCGCCCATGCTGGTGCCGCTGGTCCTGCCGTGCTCGATATCTACCCTGGTTCAGATAACTCTGGAACATTCACATTGGGGCTGACTGACGCCACTGGAGCGAACACTACTCCTCCGAAGATCAGCTATATCATTGAATATGTGCGTGGTACAGGTAGAGTAGGTCCCAGTACCTATGAGTCTGGTGAAGGTGAACTCCTCAAAGTGATCATCGCCAATACTGGCGGCGGCGCTTCAGACGCTATCGCTGAAGAGCAGGTTTCTGCATAATTAGTGGTTAGTTTAAAAATCGAGACGCATCCTTAACCGGGTGCGTCTCTTTTTTTGCAAAAATTCGTTGCACCTTATCTTGGTTGCAGCGTATATTGGATACCTGACGCCAACAAGCGTCTTTAGAAACCCTATATATGTCTGAGCAAGAACCATCTAAAGAAGAAAAGATCTACAACCTGGTGATCGAACTTGAGATTGCCAAACGCAACAAGCGTGACGTTGTAAAAGCACACAACGAAGAAGTGAAACGGATTCAAGCCGAGATCAAAGAACTTTTAACCGACAACCAAGAACTAAACTAATATGAGTAACCGAGTAGAACTACCTATTGTGACAGAAACTGCCCCGGAGAATACGCATGTATCTTTGCTGCTCATTGCGGACGGATTGCGTCAGGCTGAGCAAAATCTGAAAGAGCAGGAAGAGAATGTAAGGAAATTGTCAGAACAGCTCAATCAGCTGCAGCAGCTACGTGTTGCTACTACTGCACAAAGAAACCTATTATCTGATCTTCAAAACAAAATTATAGAGCTGTCAAACACGCAGCCTCCTACTAAATAGCTTATGTTTACGATTGTCGCTGTAGCTTTCATCGTAGGTTATCTTATGCTCTTATGGCTCAAGACAGATGCCTTTGCAGAGTATATGAACCTTTTAAGGTTGAATGATTGGTTGCACCTGGATGAGTACAATCAACTTCATCGTGAAGGCTACAGCGGCAACTATCCTGATTTTTTGTACGAATACTACAAGGATAAGTTTTTTGTAAGATTGGTTACCTGTCCCATGTGCTTAAGTTTCTGGACAGGCATTATCTCAGCACTATACATAGACTCATTCAGTGGGTTGCTGTGCGCTCCTTTGATCTTGTTTTCTTACTTGTTATTTAATAAGATGCTTTAATGTCGCTAAAAATTGATCCTACGTCGGTACATCTAGGTAAGAACGCTGGAGGAGCTATAGACAATGTTTATGTCGCCAGTTACGTTCCCACCGATCCTGCCACGTTACCAATTACATGTAATCTTCCGCCTGCATTAAATTACACTCCAGGCAGCGCGACACTGATACCGCTTCAACCATCTTGTACATACAATTTTGCTGATGTGTTGGGAATTCCCCCAACTCCTCCTCCCCCTAATCCTGTACCATATAAAGCTTGTGAGTCGCTAACAGCTACTTCAAATATTATAACCACAGAGGCTACCAAAAATTCTTCATTAAGCCTCGTTGCCAGTGGTCCTATTATATCTGAAACCGGTACAGCCGACTGTACAATAAAGTTGGTGGGTATTTTAGATATTTCCGCCTGTAGTGACTTTTCAGCCAACTCTATAGTTTCTTTCAGCAATGCAGCTGCAGGTTCTTCTCTAGCAGTAACTGCAGCTAGTGCTCCTCATTGTGGAGTCACTCTTATAGGTAACATAGATATTAGCGCTTGCGAAAGTTTTACAGCTACCTCAAAAATTACATACGGAGGAGCACTGCAAGGCTCGTATCTGAACTTTGTTTCTCGAAGTATCCCAGATTGTGGTTTCGACCTGACCGGCGCATTCAATATTGATGCGTGTGAAACGTTTAACGCTCAATCGAATATTGCCATCACTGGGGCAGCAGTCAAAAGAAGTATTTTTGAAATATCTCCTCAGTCTACACCAAATTGCGGATTTGTGCTGACCGGTGACGTAGTCATTGACGCCTGTACAGACTTTACAGCGACAGGAGGAATTAACTTTTTAGGCGCCGCAGTGAAATCTAGTTCGGTTAAAGTTGTTGCTGCAGAACAACCTAACTGCGGACTGGTATTATCTGGAGATGTAGTCATTGATGCTTGCGCCACGTTCACAGCAGTAAACAACTTTAAAATCACTTCATCTAGTGGTGTAGTGAATACGATTACACCAATATCAATCGTATCGCAAAGTACTCCAGACTGCGGGTTTACTCTCAACGGTGAAGTCAGTATTGACGCTTGTGCTAGTGCAAACGTAAGCATCATTCCAGACCCTCAACAGCTAGGTTTTATAAACTTAAGGATAGGTGTGCCTCAAGGGCAACCAGCTAGTGCCGGATTGATATATTCTTCAGCACCATTGTCTTTACGTAGTAGCACAGTCTATCAGGAAGGATGCAATACGACCTTATCCATCTCGATGGACTCTATTGACCTCCAGCTTCCTGGATACCCTGCAGTTATCGACTATACTCCGGGTGTTCTGGATGGATGTATGTGGGAGGAAAATACGGACGGTATATACCTATATCAAGATCCGTACAGCGAAGCTTTATACATCGCTGGAGCTATACCGAAACCTTGTTTTGTATGCGATTCGAGCAGCTATAAGCAGGCAGATGGGCAGGTTCGACCTTTTGTTTATACTGACCTAGAACTGAACACTCTCAGCGTTAATAAACTTGTTGCTCCGCAATGCTGCACGATCAATGCAGATAATCTACTAGACCTCTGTAACGGGTATTTTCAATTCCTAGATATTAACGGCGCTCAGGTAAACATAGAGTCCAAATCTATCCAGATATCTTCAGATGCATACAACTATACGCAGATCTATCCATCAGATATTCGTGTAGCTGACGCCTACCGTAATGCTCAGCTAGAGTCTGGGTCACTCACACTAGACGATACATCTCTGCCCAACTCGTTCATGTATGCTACCGCTCATTCATTGAGCTACTCTGATGCACTTAACGATGAGTTTAATCTAACTGCGCAGCAGCTCTCGTTCACTGCTCCGGACTTGAGCAATGTCATTGTTAATACGGAAGGTGTGTATGCTAACTCTTGTGCAGGCAACTACGCCGCGATGCAGGACAATGCACTCACTATGGCTCCTTTTGTTGGTTCGGCCACCTATATGCAGTTAACCAGCAGTATTCTTAGTCTAGTGTCGAGTGGTACAACCTACGCAAATCACGCACCCAACTACTCGTACCTCTATACACCCACGTATTACAACTACATGGATAGTTACGGTTTAATGACTAACACCATAGGTACAGGTCAAATCGCAAAAGTCCGCCCTACAGGGTTTTATGTGGAGACGGATGTAAATCATGGAGCCTGGATGCAACCTGACTATATGGGTATAAAGGCGTCTAACGAAACTTGGACCAGAGTTGATCCCTACCAGGTGGCTGTATATGGGCTAAATAGTTTAGGTGCAGCATCTGCTGCCAACATAACACCTACTAATGTATATGTTGGAGGTCACTCTGGAGGCTACCCGTACACATATATGGCAGACAACTATTTTTCTGCCAATGAGTCAGATCTTAAATATTCAAGCATTACGCCAACCACGCTATATATCCAGGCTGACAACAATACATATTCCTATGTTTCTCCGTACGACATAAAAGCGGTTAAAATTGACGGTAATGGAACACATCAAGCATACCACAACCCCTGGGAGTTCAGAGTTACAGCAGCCAATAACATTAGATATGCTAATTTATCTGAAGGCAGCGTATATGTACAACAGGACACTAGCAACTATTCCTATCTCGCTTCGGGCGAAATAAAATCTGTCAGTGGTGTATGTTATACGTACCAAAATCCTTGGGAACACAAAGCCTCAAGTACCGACTCTACCGATTACGGTTCTCTAGGACGCACGTGGGTGCAAGTAGGGAAGGACAGTACTAAAGGTACCCTAACTAAAGACACACTAAAATTAGAAACCAGTAACATATCGTATACGCAGATGACCCACGGCACGATAACTATTAACGGTAAAAACGTATATCTTGAGCCCAAAAATGCTAATAACGCCTATTTCAGAGCTCTAACTGTATGTACAAACGTATCTACTGGTGCAACCGCCACTATATACGTATTGGCTCACGACTAAAACAATAAGCTTATGCCTCAGCTACCGGCAGTCGGAAATTCCTGTAAGTGTGATTGCAAAAAAATAGATCCGCCTGTAATCACTAGCGCAGGAAGTGCATCTGGTGAAGCTAAAAAAGCTTTTTCTTACACCATAACTGCAACAAACAGTCCGACTTCTTATAATGCTACAGGCTTACCGGCAGGGCTGAACATCAACACATCCAATGGAGTTATTAGCGGAACACCTACAACAGCAGGTACGTACACTATAACAATATCTGCAAAAAATGATGGAGGTACAGGAACAAAAACACTTACACTGACTGTAGCTGCTGCCGTAATACCTGCGACTTGGCTACGCATCCAGGCTACATTCGACCTCGGCGGCTTATCAGCTATGGCGCGCCTGAGTAGTGTAGCTGGACAATACGCTGGTGCCGAAGCGGTGAGTAACGGCTATCGCGATTGTATGCAAACTTCTCTTCTAAATAATTCTACATATATTAAATTTACAGGTTACACACCGGCCTGGACAATAACATGGTTAAACGGACGCACTTTTTATGACTCAGAGCGTTATTCAGGCAATCTTGCTTTTACTGCTGATGCTGCTCTTTACAAAGAGGTACAATTAGGCGGGTACCCAAATTACAGCTGCTCTTATCTATGGGATATAAACGTAGCCTTATGGCGACAATATAACCCAACTGTTCAATTCATGAACGGTACCATACCTGGTATTTGGCGCCACGACGCAGGAAACTATGGGAACCCAAGCCTAGGAAATTTTAATATATGGTCTGCTTTTTATACAGCGGCACCATTAACAGGTTATGATAACCCTAATGGAATTAGGCAGCCCAATGCTTCCGCCAGTTGGATTAGAGGTACCGAAAAATCTTTCGGTGTACCTTCAGGTTGGTGGTCTGGAAAGGGTAGCTGGTGTTACTATTTTGTATATGCCAGAAATTTTTCGTTTTCCGGGAACAATACGGCCGCATTTTCAATAGATACCTGGAACAGTACTTACACATTGAGCTAATGCTCTGGTACGTCCACTGTAGAGCTTAAAAATTCCTGATGATCAATCCATACAGGTTTTCCTGTAGAGTTATCTATCACTTGTCTGTATAACTTACCGTCGTCTCCTTTACGGATGTTATTCACAAAGAAATTTACTACACCGATTGTGGTGGCTTCTACAGTTTGAATAGGGTCCAACAAACCAAATTGAGATTCATTAACCTCTCTAGAGCTATCTGGAATTGCCTCAGTAGATCCTATGCCTCCAGCCCCCATCTTGGTTACTTTGTGGGCTAGCATATATTGCTCCATAGGATTAACCCCTTCGATGTTTTGAGCCAGTGAGTTTCCTACAAAAACACTCTTTACTTGGGGAGAAAAAAACCCTGCATGTAACCAAGAAAGATTTCTTTTCTGCCTAAGTTTGCTCTTAGCTTTAAACTGTACCTTACCTGCATCATGGTCGATATGCTCTTTCAGATAGTCTTCTGCTCCTAGAAATTTAGAAAAAATTACATTGTCTCGATCGTCTGCTTCTACATGACGTCCAAAGACTTTTAATAGCTTTTTTGACGCATCTAGTATCAGTTGAGGAGTTACATAGCTGATACTATTGCCTAGTGTGCGTCCCATGACCCCTGCATCAAGCTTCATGTTCTTGAAGTAGGTTTTCAACTCATTTATTTTTTCTTGTTTACTTATAGCCATATTTAGCTATAGTAGATGAAAATTAGTATAAACTCAAAACAAATGACGTTCGAATTTGACTACAACCTAGACACCGACGAAATATCGATCGTCTATGAAGGCTCATTCGTTCTTAAGGCAGAGTTTGATGGCGAGCGTCCAACTTTTCGTAATTTTGAAAAGGTTAAAGACGAAGAGATCGAAGCTATGCTAAAGAACCTTTGCCGTGCTGCGTTCAACGTGCTAGCCTAGCACCGTATGAATAACACAGAAAGGATTCGTCCCAACTGGGATCAGTACGGTATGGTTTTGGCTTATGCTGCAGCTACTAGATCTCCAGACCCTTACGTGGCGGTAGGCGCAGCCGCATTTAGAAAAGATAGGTCTACTGTGGCTACAGGCTATAACGGAGCACAAAGCGGGGTGGAAGTAGACTGGAGCGATAGAGATGCTCGCCGGCCTTTCGTAATACATGCAGAGTGCAACTGTTTGAAGTATTCCAAGCCTGGAGAGATATACTACCTATACGTTACACTTTCTCCCTGCTCGAACTGCATGGACTTGATAAAAGCTCACGGGGTACAAGAGGTCATATACGACGAACTGTACGAGAGAGATACAGCTGCATTTGAAAAAGCTAAAGAGTATGGCATACTCCTAAGGCATTGCTCCCTACCAGATGATTACGAAAAAACAATATAGCCTAGGTCCGAAGGCATATGTCAGTGCTGTTTCGTTAAAAACGAACATAGTTCTGCATGGCTCTTTTTCTAGAACCAAGTACAGTTACAATTCAGTACAGTCGGCAGAAACTTGCTTGATGGATAAGTGGAACACTACCGCTGATGCTTGCGGAGGCCACTATGTTATTGGACGAGACGGTACAATATACTCGTGCATTGATCCTCTATATTGGTCGAGTCATGTAGGGGCAGGCAAATATTTTCAGCAAGTCAACAGACGTACTATAGCTGTATTCCTGGTTAACGAGCTTTTTCTGGAGAAGTCTAACAGTCAGTATTATGCCTTCGGCTTTAAAGACCTGCATAGCAGCTTATACAAAGGTAAGGTGTTCGAGTCCTCGTTTAAAGGATACACATACTGGGCAGACTATGATGAAGCACAGATACAGTCGCTTGCCCAATTACTCAAAGAGCTGTCTAGGGAGCACAGCATCCCTCTGACCATGCTGGGTAAATCTGCAGGGTATATGCAAGACGCTGACCTTAAAGCAGGTATAGTCTCGGGTTCAAATCTGAACAAATCTTCATATAGTTTGCCGCTACCTTCATGGGCAATTTCAAGCCTTGAAATGGAAGGCATTCAGATATTGAGATAAAGGCAAGATTTAAATTTTCGCACCAGAAATTTAAGTTCTTGTAGGCAAAACCTAATTTTTGTTACTATATTAGGTCTACTAGGTGGCTAGTAGACAACCAAAAATAGTACACATATGAGCAAAGACTTTTTAAGTAAATTGGTGCATTACAGAACGTACGCAAAGTACCTCCCTGAGGAGATGAGGCGGGAGAGCAAGAACGAAACTATTAAGAGGAACATGGATATGCACATCCGTAAGTTTCCTCACCTGGCTGAAGCTATCGAAAAAGCCTACGAGCAGGTTTATGCAGGTCGTGTAGTTCCTAGTATGCGTAGTTTCCAGTTCGCAGGAGAGGCTATCGAGCGTCGTAACAACAGAATGTTTAACTGCAGCTTCATCAACATCACCAAGTTCAGAGATTTTGCAGACTTGTTCTATATGAGCATGAGTGGTGTAGGTGTGGGTTTCAGTGTTAAAAAAGCTCACATCAAGCAGCTGCCTGCTATTCCTGATGGTGCTGTAGAAGCTCCGTATGTAATTGCAGATTCTGCAGAAGGCTGGTGCGACAGCTTGATGGAGCTTTTCCGTAATCCTGACCTACAGTTTGATTATACTGCAATCAGACCTATGGGTGCCGCTTTGAGTACAGGAGGCACAGCCAGCGGGCCGAAGGCACTGATCAAAATGCACGCCAACGTTCGAGCTATCCTTAGAAAAGCTGTAGGCCGACAATTGACACCTTTTGAATGTCATCGTATCTCTTGCCTGATTGCTGATTGCGTTGTTGTGGGTGGTGTACGTAGAGGAGCACTAATCAGTTTGTTTGATGTAGATGATGAAGAGTTGTTGAACTGCAAGGCAGGCAATTGGTGGGATAAATATCCTGAACTCGCCAGAGCGAACAACTCGGCGGTTCTACGCAAAGACGATCCAGCGTTTAAGGAAAAGGCTGGTAAGGTAATCGATGCTTGTTTTGCTGGAGGGCAGGCTGAACCTGGCCTAAGCTTAACTAACGATGATGAGATGGGCTTTAATCCCTGTCATGAGATCGCACTCAAAAGCATGGGTGTGTGTAATCTTACAGAGATCAATGCTGCTCAGTGCTTTAGCAAAGACGACTGGCTCAAAGCTGTGGTAAGTGCGACAATCATAGGCACTCTTCAGGCTACCTACACAGATTTTAAATATGTGCAGCCTGAGTGGAAAAAGAATGCGGATGAAGAGGCTTTGCTGGGTGTGAGTATTACTGGTCAGGCTGAAGCTCAGGCTATCCTTACTCCTGAAAACCTGTCCGAGGGAGCCAAGGCAGCTGTCGAAGTAAACAAACTCTGGGCATCGAAGCTAGGAATTAATCCAGCCAAGAGAATTACCACAACCAAACCGTCTGGCACCAGCAGTAGTTGGTTGGGTACAACTGCAGGCGTACACGCAGGTCATGAAATTAGATATATCCGCAGGGTACGCATGGATAAAGGCAGTGCACTAGGTAAAGCATTGAGTAAGCGTTTCCCTGCCTTTGTTGTCGAAGACCCATTCAACAACAACGACATGATCATGCAAGTTCCTGTTAAATTGTATGACACAACATTGTTGCGCAATCAGGAAACTGCTGTACAGTGTCTTGAGCGTGTTAAGTCACTATATGACAACTGGATTGTTCCTGGCCATGTAGAAGGACCTAATACGCATAACATCAGTCTAACGATCAACTATCACGAACATGAAAAAGACGCCATCAGAAGATGGATGTTGGATAACAGAAATTCTTATTATGGTATTAGTCTTATTCCATATGATGGGGGTGACTATAAGTATTTGCCTTACAGCCAGCCTCCGCATCCTGAAGTATTTGAGATCCTCGATAAAGCTTTTGCATTGATTACAGAAGACTTCCGTTTCGAAGACATCAAAGAACGTAAAGATAACACCGATTTTAAAGGAGAGGCTGCATGTGCCGGTGGAGCTTGTACCCTAGAAATCTAGCCTGTTTAATTCGACGGGATTAGCTGATAGCTAAAAAAAAGAGCCGCTTGCCCAATACCCTGGGCGGCGGCTCTAGTTTTGTTAAGGGTTACATTGACGGGTCACACGTGTTCTTGATCACGCCCGGGATTGCGACAAGGCGCTCCAAGAGCAACGGTGCTTTCGCAGCCATCGCTCTACCTGTCTCTCCCTCGTAAAACGCCGTGATCTCCGCAATTTCCAGCGGTGTGTAGATCTCATGCGCTTCCATGATCAATTCCCACGTTTTGAGTTTAACTTGCTCAGGCAGCATGCTGAGCATCGGCTTCAGCATATCCATCATCCCTGTCGCCTCCATCAGCTTTGTTACGGCAGAGGCTGAGGCTTTTCCAGTTGCAGGGGCCAGAGCAGGAGCAATGATCACCTTATCCTTCCACTCGTCCCATGACGCCCTGATCATCTCCAACTTCTCCTCAGCAGTCTTATTTTCAGCCACCAGCGTACCTCCACTACCACCAAACAGGTTGTAGAGTAAGCCGTCTAGCGCCTGAGGCTGATTAGGATCACTTAACGCCCTGAACGTGACAATCTCCCACTCTGCCTCCGTAGAAGCATCCTGCTTGAGCTTTTCATGGGTGTACAGGATCACATCTGCAGCCACCACCGGGTCAGGTGTCAACGAATGGTGCCCCCGGATGTTTTTCCTAGGATCTTCCTGAACCCCTTTCCGGGGCTCAAAAGAAGCCACCAAGGTTTCGCCTCCTTTCAGTGTTACCAGCTCTCCTTTGACCAAAGCAGGGTTGATTGGGACAATCAATATTCCCGGCTCTTTGCTCACCCCCTTTTCCCAGTTAGACTGCACTTCGGTCAGGAGGTCGCTCCATGTGCAGTTCAATGCATGTTCACGTTTTTTAGCGTAGTTGTTAATCTCGATCATGTTTGTGGTTGTGGTGGTTGTTGTGGTTGCCGTCTTCATGTTCATGTTATTGCTTGGTTGGTTAACAGCTAATTAGCTAGCCAAATTATTATCCCATTTTTCGACTGGTTATTGGGGGAGGGGAGGGGTATCATTCTTTTAGATATGCCGAAGCCGAAGCCTCTGTTTTTAATATATGCAGAGCACCCGATGTGTAGCATAGACTGCGTGGACGGTGTTCGCGATGTGCTCGAAAGCTCGAGAGAATACTCTGCTTTGCTGGTAGGTCCTCATAGCTTCCCGTACATGGAACTTACGGAAGATATACTTGCTGAAACAGCGTGTTTGGTAATTCCAGGAGGACTAGGAGATTCAGACCAATACGACACTTCGGAATTGAGACCTCACGCAGCACTAATAAAAAGCTATGTAGCTTCAGGCGGCAGGTATCTGGGTATATGTATGGGAAGCTATCTAGCGGGATATCACTACCTGGATATTCTCAAGAAGAACACTAGAGCGGTGCAATACGTTCAACGTAAAGGTCGCACAATAAACCACGAGAAACCTGATGTGGTTGAATTGATGTGGGGAGATAATATAGAACCGATGTATTTTTTTGATGGGGCTACCTTTGTACCCAGAAAAGGCTACGCATCTATCTCTGGAGATATTGTTGCCCGCTATCTTAATGGAGATCCTGCAGCCGTAATTCAAGCCTACAAGAAAGGAAAGGTAGGTGTGATTGGGCCCCACCCAGAAGCACACAAATGGTGGTTCTATATAGAGAAAAACATACGTGACAGATGGCAAGATTGCGTAAAACACCATCTTCTACTAGACTTCGTAGAAAAGCTGCTGTAGTTTGTATGCATGAGTATTGCAACAAAAACAGGAGACAAAGGAACAACTGGAATGTTGTTCGGCGCAAGAGTAAGTAAGTGCGATCAACGCATTGCAGCTGTGGGAGATATCGATGAATTGAACGCGGCTATAGGTTTAGCTAAACGTCAATTATCTGGTAATGAAAACTATACCTGGACCTGGGCACTTGACCGTCTCAATAAGATACAACGGCAACTGACCTGGCTTATGGGTGAAGTAGCTACTGAGCCGGATAAGCGTGCAGAGTATGTGAACAAATATCCTTATGTAAATCTAGCTCATCTAGAAGAAATGGAGGATGCTCTGCACAATTACGAAAATAGTACTAACACTAAACAGACAGACTGGGTTATGTATGGTAACAGCGATATTGGTGCCTCGCTCGACTACGCTTCTAAAGTTTGCAGAAGAGCCGAAAGAACTTTTCTTGCAGCCAAAGAAGCAGAACAGCTAGAGTCGGTCGATTGTCAGTATAGACCTTTGCTCACAATGTACTTGAACAGGTTGAGTGATTTGCTATATGTAATGGCTAGGTATTTTGATTTCGTTGTAACAACCAACTAGTAAAATATGCATTCAACAAACAACAAAAAACAAACAGTAGCCAGGCAGTTGCAGCACTTTAAAGAAAGTCTCAACACCATCAAAAAGTTCCTTCAGAAAAAAGACGTACAGCAAGAAGGATGCTGCGAATGCGGCAGTCCTGCATGTATCTGGAGCAAATACGATCAGTATGTTAACGAAGATGTGCGATCTGAAAATAGCCCTATTTCTGAAGTAAGCAACGTTATGTTTACAGCGGGAGCCACTGTCGAAGACGCGGAGGTTTTTGTCAATAACACTAAAATTACAGGAGTAACTAAAGCCGCCCTAGAGTACGATCCTGAATTTGGGCTTCCTGTGCTCAAACTCGAGATTGTGTCACCACAAGTTCGCCTCTAGTTAAAGCATTCCTCCCAACCCAACCAGCCCATAGTCCTAGTGATTATGGGCTGGTTTTTTGTTGCCGTATATAGTATTATAGTTTAATGATATTTACAATACTCGTAGCATTTTCAGCGTTATTTGTTGCAGGTTGCGCAGCTTTTTTCAGTATTAAGGGCCTAATCGTCCTTTTTTCGGGCAGTGCGCTAGCGATAGGTATAATGGCCAGCTCGCTTGAGATAGGGAAGCTTGTGGCTGCGTCCTTTCTACACACCCACTGGCACAGAATTAACTATCTGTTAAAAACATATCTGTGTGTGGCTGTATTTGTGTTGATGTGTATTACCAGTCTAGGAATATTTGGGTTTTTGACCGGGGCCTACCAAGTACACTCAGCAAAAGTCGGAACTTTTGATACTCAGATCGCAGCTCTGGCTAGTGAAAAAGCTACCATAGAGGCTGAGATTCTCGAATACGCTAATCGTGTCAAAACACTGACAGATTTACGCACAACTCAAGAAGAACGACTGCAAGCTGCAGGTAATCTCAAGGCTCCTAGAGAGCAGGCCTATAAAGCTATTGCTGAAGCCAACCAGGAAATTCAGAAAAAAGAAGCTGAGATGTCTCAAGGAAGACAGCGCAGCATAGCTATTGAAAAAGAGCTCTCAACTCTCAAGATTTCATTAAACACTACAACAGATATAGGGTCGTTTAAGTTTATTGCTGATGCTTTACACACCTCAGTAGATACGGCAGTGCAATATTTCATATTCCTGCTTATATTTGTATTTGATCCATTGGCAGTTACACTCGTCCTTGCATGGAATAACCTAGTGGAATACAGAAAAGTACTAAAGAGACAGGAAGAAGAGGAATACCTGGCAAATCTACGGAATGTTTCGGTCAGTGCAGTGATAGACTCTGTTGCACCTGCTTCTGTGTCGGCCCCCATAGTTGTTGCCAGTTCAGCTCCTGTGTCTCCAGCAGTAGAATTGGCTGATATGGCTGTACAAAAAGACGTCCATGTACATGTATTGGCGCAAGATGAAGTTGAGTCAGCTGCCGTAAAAATTGAAGAGGTTTTAACTTTACCTAGCATTGCACCAGCCTCTATCGAACCCGCAATAGAGGTTGCGCAACCTATATCAGCTACAGCGCCTGTAGTATTTGCTACAGATTTTGAAAACGACCCGAATTTCTTAAAGCTCACTGAAGAGCAAAAGAATATTGAACGTGCCCGCAGACGAGTCAAAACAGGCAACAACGACTCGGTAGTTACTGCTTAGCTGCTGGATGCAACATATTAGCGTTGTCGTCGAACGTTTTGACAATGAACTTACATAGTTCAGACCTCATAATGTCGTCGTTATTGAACGCTAGGCTGTAGATACCAAATGCTGCTGCTGCGTCGGTATTAAACATGTGTGAGATCTTCTCAAACCCTCCCTGTTTGGCTTTAGGTAGATCAGACTGAGCATTATCTGCACACAAGATCATTTTAGTAAACTTCCCTATACGAGTAAGCAGCGTTTGAATTTCATTGATTGTCAAATTCTGTGCTTCATCCACACAAATGAACCTAGCAGTCCAGCTCGCTCCTCGACAGAAATTGACAGGCTGGTACGTTACTCTATTTTCGCCCTTGAGTCGCTTTACTTCGCCTACAGGCAGCAGTTCTTCAAGCTTATCCTCAAACGGTCCCATATAGGGTTCGTACTTTCCCGCAATGTCGCCAGGCAAATAACCGAGCTTAGAGTCCGCAGACTCTACAGCTGCTCTTACGAATACAAGATCGGAGACTTTCTTCTTATTTAGCAACTCTAGACCTATACGTACAGCTGTGAGTGTTTTACTACTCCCTGCAGGACCAGACAGAAAAATTATACGACTGTCTTTGTTTGCCCCCAGATCAATCAAGACCTGCTGCTTTTCGGTCCATGGCAGCTCTCGGATATGTAAATCAAAGTCTATTTTTTCCCTCTGATATACTTTAGGACTGTTATCTGGTTTTGGTGTTTTAGGTTTAGGCATAAGTTGATTATATGGTATCTTTGCTTTGTCTGATAGTTAAAAAAAGGCCTGAGAACCGAAGTTCCCAGACCCATATGATTATTTTTTCTTGCTAGGGTGACCTGCTAGATGTTTACCCAACTCTATTCGCAGATCCTCTAAATCGTCCTGAACATGCATCAGTTCTGTGCATGTATTTTCAAGTTGTGTTAGTCTTGTTTGTAGTTCTGTGAGGTCTTTTAATCTTACGTTTACTTGTACAGATTTGAAGGATCCTATTGCTCCTGCCGTCAAAACAATAATTAAAACAATATTATCAAGAATCTGTTGTTTGACTTTTTGTAACATATTTTGTGTATTTACGGCTTAGATTTTCAGCCAGTATAATGTTCACGTACATGCCTGCTTTTTGTAGAGCCTGTTTAATTTTGTATGGTCTCCGGAAATTACTTCCGTCGTCTAGATACTCACTTTTAAACTCTAGGTCATATAGAGCAAAAATCTCTAGCCATACTTTTCTACGGTTATAGAACTCTTGCACAGCCGCCATACACCCCCACAGATAGAAGTCTCTACCTGTGCTTTGATATATCCACATAGCTATCCCGAATATTACTTGCTGCAGCTCCAGATATGCTTCAGCTAGTGCTAACCTACTCAAGGCTTCAAGCACCTCAAATATTTCTTTCACACAATGCTTTACGTAATAATCTGCAGTATGCTCTTTTCCGCCAAGAATATCCCTGTACACAGTGGAAGCTCTGCGAGAAGGAATCATTTGATTAGTTTGTGTGCTGCAGGACCCATATAGTCTGGTCCATGCATCGACGTATGTTCTAGAGTTATCACTGGGTCAGATCCGAACGTAGATTTATAGCTACCTGGATGTATATCGTGATCAGTAAGCTCTAGATAATGCTGCCCGTCGTGTTTGCCTAGGTATCTAAAAGCACTGGGATTTACTTTGGCTCCAATCTCCTCATGCAGCTCTCTGGTAGCTGCCTCGATAGGTGTTTCGCCTTTTTCGATTCCTCCCCCGATATGTCTAACCTTACCAATATTAGTAGGCCATTGAGGATTGTTCAATCTTTCAAGAAGATATTGCCCTTTATAAGGCAATACAACTCTAACTCGTTCCTGAGCTGCTGTTTTACTACTCATACGTTTTTCAACATCGATAGGTATTAGCATCTTGGGGGCATGTATTTTAAACCCGCTAGGTTTGTGTGTAAGCCCTACATACTTACCATCAGCTGCAGTGCTGTCCACCTTGAACTGTTGCGGATATTTTTGCATGAGGCTAGCTAAAATCTCATGCTTACCTCCATAATCGTTTTTATCGGAAAGCTCCTTGGCCTCGATAAGCTTTTTTAATGCATATGACTTAGCCAGCTTTACTAGGTTTAGTGGGAACACTAGCATAAGTATTTTACATTACCGTAAGATTATACCAATTTATAGTTATAATGTTCTGGAGCGTATGGAGCCTATCCTCCACAAGCTGCAACAGCTTCTTCCTGGCTAGAATAAAATGTGCCGCCGCACGCCCACAGCGAACCATACGTTCCACCGGTCCAAGGATTCTGATTTACTCCGGAGTTATTATTTGCCCAAGTCGAAGATGCTGAATCATATGCAAGTCCCTCTGAACCATACCAACCTGTATTACCTATAGCCCACTGTTCTGTATATGTCCCACCATAAGGATTTTTCTCAATTGTGTAGCCATTTTTACCGGCTAACCAGTCACTTGCCGCGTTGTCCCTGGCCTCCAATTCAGAACCCATCCAGTTGTTGTTGTAAGCCCACTGACTAGCGTGAATGCCGTAGGACGAAGGAAACTGGCGTACTCCACCCATAGCATCATTTATCCAACTGTTTGCGTAAGCGTCAGCGGCATCGTTTGCTGTGTCGTACCAGCCATTATTGAACCAGACCCATTTATTGTTGTAGCTTCCTCCACCTATCCATTGATTGATGCCTAGATTAGTATCTTTCCAAACGCTTGCCAAACCATCATCGCGATAGTTATTCGCATCAGTTTCATTCTCGAACCAGCCTTGATTAGAGTACGCCCACTTTCCGTTATGTGTACCTGCTCCAGAATATTGATGCACACCTGTATTTGCAGCTAGCCAGTAAGCTTCGTTTGCTTCTTCTTCGGTGCTATACCATCCATGATTGTTCCATGCCCACTGCGAACCGTATGTACCCCCGGTCCAAGGGTTCTGATGTACTCCTGTATTACTGGTTAACCAGGCCGAAGATGCTGCATCATAAGCCAGTCCCTCGTAATAATACCATCCATGATTGTTCCATGCCCAACCATTCGCACCTGCGTAAGCAACACTTCCTGCCCAAGGGGTTTGCGCTACACCTGAATTTGTAGTTAGCCACGCTGCAGATGCAGCATTTCTAGCAGCATCTTCAGAATCATACCAGCCGTGAGTATCCCAAGCCCATTTATCTCCATATATTCCTCCTCCAGTAAATTGATGTATACCTGTATTAGCATCTAAAAAAGCCGTAGCTCCTGCGCTAGCTGCTTCTGTAGCTGCAGCTTGAGAAGCATACCAACCATTATCATTATAGGCCCACTTATTGTTGTTGGTTCCTCCTCCAGTAAATTGATTTATCCCTGTGTTTGCTGCTAGCCAAGCCACAGAATACGCATCCTGTGCATCCGTTAAGCTATTATACCAATCGTGATTGTAAGCATACTGGTTGTTGTGAGTTCCTCCTCCAGTCCACTCATGCACACCTGTATTAGCGGCTAACCATGCCGCAGCATTGGCGTCGTTCCAAGAATTATACCAATCATGCATATATCCCCATTTAGTATAATAGGTCCCATTGCCCAAAAATTGATTGACACCGTTATTGCTTCCTATCCAGGCGTCAGCATAAGCGTCTTGTGCCGCTCCTTGACTATCGTACCAAGACTGATTAAAGGCCCATTGGTTTTGGTGCGTTCCACTTCCAGTAAATTTATTGACTCCTGTATTTGCCGCTAACCAAGAAGCTGCGGCAGCTTCTTGGTTAATGTCCCTGTCGTATACAGCATCCCACATATAGCCAAACCATCCATGATTATCCCAAGCCCATTTCTCGCTATTTGTTCCCCCACCATGCCATTGGTTAACACCTACATTAGCAGCCAGCCACAACCCAGCGTGATAATCATTATAAGCCAATAATGTATCGGCTTGCTCTGCAAACCATCCATGATTATCCCATGCCCATTTATTGTTATTGGTTCCGCCGTAAGGATTCTGATGTACTCCTGTATTAGTGGTTAGCCATGCCTCAGATGCGGCATCTCTAGCCTCTAACTCTGAGATATATGCTATACTGTTGTAGGCCCATGTAGCATTATAGCCCATATCATTATTCGGATCGTAAGGAAAATGGTTAAGTCCCACATTATACTGTGTCCAATTACTATAGGCATCGGCCACCGCCATGGCAGCAGCCTGAAACCAGCCGTGAGTGCCCCAGGCCCATTCTTGACTGTGACTTCCTCCTCCCGTCCATTGATTTACGCCCACATTTGCATTTAACCAGCTATCCTGGGCAAAATTATTTGCTTCTTCCGCACTATTATACCAACCATAATTATCGTATGCCCATTTATTGTTGTAGTCTCCTCCCCCAGTCCATTGGTTTGTGCCGGTATTAATTGCACGCCATGCCTCAGCTGCGGCGGTCCCTTGAGAGTTATACCACCCATGGGTATCCCAAGCCCACAGACCAGCATATGATCCCCCTTGCCAAGGGTTCTGATTTACTCCACTGTTTTGAGATAACCATGAATTTGAATAATCTGAAGCTGAATTATTGGCATTAGCTTCGCTATCATACCAACCTGTATTACCTATAGCCCACTGATTGTTGTAGTTTCCTCCACCTGTCCACTGATGTACTCCTGTATTTACATTATATAGCCAGTCGAGTGCAGCTGCATCCGCAGCGAAATTATACGAATTGTAGAAATTTGAATTAAACGCCCACTTATTATTGTCTGGACCTCCACCCGTCCATTGATTTAACCCTACATTCGACATAAGCCAAAGGGCAGGAACGCCATTATTTGGGTCGTTCTCAGGAGAATACCATTCATTGTTATACGCCCATCTATTAGCGTATATCCCTACAGAATAAATATTTTTGTGTACTCCTGTATTGCTGGCAAGCCAAGAGAGTGATGCGTAGTCATATGCATTTGACTCAGAAGCCGTCCACGTATTGTTGTAGGCCCACTGCCCGTTATGTGTACCTGCTCCAGAATATTGATGCACGCCTGTATTTGCAGCTAGCCATTCGGCAGCATTAGCTTCTGCATCAGAAGACATCCAGGCATTATTATAAGCATACTGGTTGTTGTGTGTTCCTCCTCCAGTCCATTGGTTTGTGCCGGTATTAGTCGCCAGCCAAGCTGCTGCAGCTGCATCTTGCGCAGCCGTCTGACTAGTGTACCAGCTTGTGCCGTAGGCCCACTTATTGTTGTTGGTTCCTCCTCCAGTAAATTGATTTATCCCTGTGTTTGCTGCTAGCCAAGCCACAGAATACGCATCTAACGCCAGTGTTTCTGTCGCATACCAGACCTGATTATACGCCCACTGATTGTCGTGTGTTCCTCCTTCAGTAAATTGATGTATTCCTGTGTTTGATGCTAACCAAACAGCTGCATTAGCGTCGGCTTCTGAGTCATACCAAGTGGTACCATATGCCCATTGATTTGCATGAGTGCCACCATAGGGATTTTGATGCACATTTATGTTGGCCGCCAACCAAACAGCCGTAGCGGCGTCCCTGGCTGCGAGTTCTGATGAGTACCACGTTGCGTTATACGCCCACTTATTGTTGTTGGGTCCGCCGCCTGTCCATTGATTTACACCCGTATTTGCTAATAGCCACCATTCTGTAATGGTTACTTCTCCGGCACTGTTAGTATCAATATCTCGCTCATACTCTCTGAATGACTTTGAAGCGGCTACTGTAGGACCAGAGGACGTAGTATATAGTATCGAATTATTCACCAAAATTTCAACAGCCGCAAAATAGTTATTGTGTGGATATGGGTATGTCGAAACTGTGCCAGAAGTTCCAGAAACCGTAGCAGCTACCCAAGCAGTCCCGTTCCATTGAAGTAACTGTCCAGCTGTAGGTGTAATAGACGCGATTGGGTTGCCTCGTAGATAGTATGCATTCGCATTAGTGTTGGGATGCACGTGATCTTCTCGTGCATACTTGACAGAGGTTCCTACTGCAGCTGTTCCTGCCTCTGAAGGCGTCGCAGTACCTGCAGCATCAAGCATATATCCTGTTGGTTTATTTAGAGAGTTTGACATAACTATTTAATATATTCTAGCACACACCTATCTGGATGGAAATGGAAAACTAGCCAGTCTCTAGACTACTGCAGGTAAACATAAGAACCGAAGCTCTTGAAGATTTTCTATTTTACGTCCCTTATATACTGCAGAATACGTTACCTCTTTTTCCTGATTAATTGTTGCAGAGATGATGTTTGTGGCGAGTACATGCTGCGAGTTATAGTCCGCTTTCATCTGTATGTATTTGACAGGATCCTGGAGATAGTCCACAATTTCGTTCAATTTATGGTAATTTATTTTTTTACACCTAGCTGCAACATCCATAGGTAGTGGTTCAAGTTTAGCTAGATGTAGCTCAACAGTGTCCAGATCATCTAAAGACAGCTGAGTTAGTATTTTCTCATAGTTAGAAAGCCTACGTTTTTTGATGATGGACATGTTGCCAGTCATTCTTTTCCGTAAGTCTGTTTTATCTAGATGAAGAATTAATAAATTTGGTAGTGCCTTTACTCCGGGCACATCTTTACTATGGCAAAGATTTACTCCTGGACCACCAGCACTATTGAATACATTTGCTTTGGAACTGACTACAACTTTACCGTGACGCACACACTCGCTTAGATTGTATGGATTTAATTTAAAATGCTTGAACTTCTCGATGCTCGGCTCAAACAGATCCTCTAATCTAGGTGAATTACTAAGCCACAAACCACTCAACGCAGAATTACCTTCGTGTTTCTGTAATACCTCCAAAAACGAGTTGAAGCTGAAGCTGTTTAGTGCTGGATCAAAATACGCTATAAATTCGTCGGTATCTAAAAAGCACAAGAACTTAGCGGTAGCTCGCACCAAGTCATAAAAACTTTGATTGAGTTTGGTGTCGGGGAGTACAATGGGATTACCTTCGAAATTAAATAGTGTATATGGCTTGTCTTTGTACTTTTCATACACAGCCAGCGTATATGGGCAGTCGCTACCATTATCTACAACCACTATATTATGCCAGCCGACCAAAGCTGCGTGATACTGTAACCAAGCATCAAGTAACGCACCTTCATTTTTTGTTTTGAGTATTATCTTGAGCAATGAACGCTCGTCTTTTGCTGCAGGTGTACTGTTCACTGTTCTCAACGCCTGCTGAATCGCAGCATCTATATTGCTGTATTCAATATTTTTTATTTTTGATACTTCTGCCAGTAGTCCACTTAACCTGTTCGTATGTACTCGATCATTTAATTTTGCAGATACAAAAGAATTGAATATCTTCGGAAACGGAGAACTAAAACCTCTCAACTTTGTAGTGGGAGACCTTCCGTCAATAGTGGCTTGAATGACATCAGTGTATAAGAAAGGTTGATCTTTTGGAGTACTGAGGTTGAGTAGATACTCGGCAGGATTTTTGTAATACTCTGAAATTTCTCGGTTGTTATGCTTCCAGTTCTCTTTGATAGATTCGTTCTTATCAAAAAACTCTGCGATACTCCATTCAGGATTCTCGGACATGACGTGATTTATCTTACTTTTAATTCTATCTTCAATCTGTGTTTTATGGAGGTGTAACATCAATAGTTCCGGACAATAAGTAAGGTCGCGGCTGATGCTGTTGTGTGTACGCATACTGTTCTCCGTACTATTCAAGAAAATTGCTTTTCCTTTTACAATATCCCACCAAGGGTTGGTTACAGAAAAGTCAGTTACATCCACTATATTCTCGTAGTCTTTCCCGTAGTAGTTATTGAATATCCAGCTTGTAGTCAGTGTGTGATTATTCTTATTCTGTTTTAAGAACGGCACTAATTTAGAGTTATCTATTACCTCTCTTTCATAGTCATAAAAACAAAGATACTCGTCGGTATCTAGAATTGCATGGAATAGACTGCATTTTTGTATGTCTTCGTAAAAGTTTAAAAACCTGCGAGAGTTACACAAATGCTCGTGGAAGCCGTCGAACGGATATACAAGTACATTGTATTTTTTATAGATATCCTGCACCTTTTGACTAGTGCTGTTGTTGTCTATTACTATGATGTTATGGTTACCCACAAGAGCTATGTGGTACTGTAGCCAAGGCTCTAATAAAAACTCTTCGTCTTTTGTTTTGAGTACCAGTTTTAAAGCTGTGTGCTTATCTGGAGCATAAAAGCTACCTGTTCTTTTGCCTAGATAAGATAGCCAGTGCTTGTAAGCAGCTCTATCGTCGTTAAATTTTATGTTTAGGCTCTTGCTGTAAAAAACCGCATCAAACTCAGGGTCTACACAGTCTACATAACCATAACGGTCTACATATAGTTCCTTTAGACCTTTAGCTGAAATATTGAATTTTATTAAATCTGGATAAGCTCTAGGACAGTACTCTGGGTCAAATATAAAATCCTGCAAATACGTGTTCGCACCGTCTAGATTCTTAGTGGATTGCGGTTGTCCGTACGTACCATAAACGTATGTACCGTAACGTGCAGGGTCATCAGGATTTTTACGATTTAATACTCCCTCCATGTACGTATACGACGTTTCAACCGAACAGTCAGGGAACACCACAGTATTGTAATACTCTTTAGAGGTTAGATGGTTTTCATCAGACCAGGCCAGTGTTTTACATACCTTGATCCCATCAAATTCTAGTTCTCTAAACGCTGCAAGATATTCTTCTGGTTTGTAGCCTGTCTGTCCTCCATCCCAACCTTTTGGTAAGTTTGGAGACCTGTTAAACCTCAGGTGTTTTACTTCTTTGTTGTTGATCATCATCGCCAACAAAGCATATATGTCTATGTTCACTATAAACGGCAAGTCGTGTTGAATGAGTAAAACATAGTCTGTAGTTACATGAGAAAATCCTGTCTGTACGGACTTTGTCAAATGTCCCCATTCGTCGCGTTTAACTATCTGTACGTTTTTATACTTACACTCACTGACACAATACTCATGCAGGTTCTTAAAGTATTCGGAAAATCTTTGCTCTGCTTTGGTTAATGTAGCTTTAATGTCCGGCTTAATTTCATCATGAGCCAAAACAATCTTGGTATTAAGGTCCAGAGACAATAGATCGAGCGAGTCTATTACGGTCTTAATCAAGCTGATGCTTGGGTGCGAAGGTATCAGGTTCGCTGTAATTACTACAGTTAGTTTGTCTGCTAAATTGTTCATTGTGTTAAAGTTCTTACAGATTAATTGAACTATTCAAAACATCCGCTATGTACTGATTTGTTGGTTTTGTAAAATGCTCCAGTACATATTCTCGTCCTTTTGCATTATACTTATCTTTATGTTTTACACACAGCGACAGTATTGCTTGTTTTGCCGTTTCAAGGCTGATACTTCCGGGCAGCTCAAAATACATCTCGGAAGATGAGTCTAGGTTATGTGTAGTGTATATGTTTTCTTTAAATACCAACACCGGAATATTGTAGTACAACGCCTCCACGACTACATAAGGACAAGGGTCAATTTTGGCGGTTAGCGAGAAATAATCAAAAACTTGAAAATAGCTGTAAGGCTCTGCAACGTTCTTGACATGATACAGGTTATTTATTTCTTTATTTGTAATTTCATCATACCCTCCAACCCATAAGAAATTGTAATCAGGTAGCTCTTCAGCCAGTTGCATAAACAAATCAGGATTCTTCCGTTCTGAAAGATTTCCACACATACCTATAGTTAGCTTGGATGTGTCCAACACACCAAATCGATTAGCTACCTCTACTGTAAACTGAGGGGCACGCTCGAGCGCCTTTAGTACTGCCTCACTAAAAAATGGTGGTTGTACTTTTGGTGTGCCTGCCCACTGATCAGCTATTCTGTGTGACACTACATAGTCTGGTGTAACTCCAGGCATAACCACATCAAAATGCTCTTTAACCTCGTGGCTATGGTATATGAGTTTGCCTGGGAAAAACCCAGCAATTGCATTAATTGCTGTAGGTGTTGAGTTCACCAGTACTTTAGTTGGGTTCGATTTTTTAATTATATGATACAGTAGTGTGCAGTCATTGAGATAATAATACATGTCTAGCTCATTTAGCTCGTACTTGGCTAGCAGCTCGGCGTTTATGTATTTTTCAGCTATTTTTACTTTTACGTTAGGATAATTTTTCTTAATGTATGTGTACAGCGTGTATAAATAATGTGTTGCGCCGTACAGAGATGTTTCGTGGCTTACAAGAAGCAAGTCCAGTTCACACGCTTGAATACTTTCTACTTTTTCAGCAATACTTGCACTTTTTAACCGCCTTGGGTCGCTCAAATAATCCTTATAGTCCTTTAGCCCTTCTTCGCTATATGTTCTTGAAAAATAATCTCGGTCAAAATACTCATCTCTATATTGTCTTCCTTCTCTACAGCCGTGCTGCACGTAGTGTTTTTCAGCCTCAGGATCGGTAAAAACCAATAAGTCTGGGTTGAGATGTTTGTACTCGGTAACATCAAATCCTGTAGGAAGATCTAGCTTATACACGCGTCCTTCTTTTTCTGCATGCCGGACATAGTGCGCTTTGACATAATCGTCAGGAAGATCCACTAGATCTTTATTATATTTCTTGTAATCATTTACGCAAAAATCTTCAGGCAGCTCTAGCTTGTATATTCTGTTTTGTAGTCCTGCGGAATACATGTAGGCTTCTTCTGCATTAATGTCTCCTATAGGGCTACTAAAATAGTTTTGAATCTTAAGCGTATGTAGATCGCTATTCAGTTCAATAAATTTCGATATACTGAAATCGTCAGGCACAACCAGCTTGTAGCTTAAGTTTTTAGCTTGGCCGTAGTCTAAATAGTGCCGTTTAAGCACAGCGTCCATATCACTAGAAGAATATACAAACTCATGCTCAATGCTTCCACGATTCAGCCAGTAGTAGTCCTGGCTACTGAAATCTTGAGGTAATTTGTGTTCATCTAGATCGCTCATAAGTTTAAAAATGATGTTTGCAGTATAGCCTGCCGTCGCAGTATTGTTCCCATCCTAGTTTACACCAAACCTCCCCTGCTGTACCATCCCAACCTGTCATATAATATGCTCCGTTAGGTCTTTTAAATGTAAGTTTATATGGTAAAGCTTCGGCTAGAGCGGTAGTGCTGTATAATGAAAACCCTCCTCCTTGCATCTCTACGCGAAAAAGCTCCGCAGGCAAGTCTTCTATTCTAGGCGTATCTCCCCACAGTTCAGCACGCAAAGACAGACATGGAATGGCTGGATCTATTTTTTGTCTATAATAACCGGCCACGCAAGCCACTTTACCTCGCCGCCTCTCCAGATCTTTCATACTTTTATAAAGGCTCAAAAGCCCGTCTTTGGGAGGCTCTATATCGTCCTCTACTTTCAATATGTAGTCGTAATATTTAACCGGCTCTCTAAGCAGTTTTGAATATTTTACGGCTATGTGTGCATGCTTGTACATCTCCAGATAATGATCTTCTGGCTTAACAAAGTAAGGCGCACCAAGGTCCACAATGTGTATTTTTTGGTATTTTTGAGCAAGCTTCCTGTTTAGTGTGTCGTGCAGTCCTCTAACTTGCTCGTTGCCGCTATTGTCTCCCAAAATAATATCCACCGTTACCCCTTCAGGGACATCCATAGCTTCCACAAAAGTACTCCAGCTGCTTTTAAATGCTTTTGGAGAAAACATTGTCACCAAGGCTATATGTGTCTTGGCTAGACTAGTGAATTCAAAAGCCTTCGAACACTCCGGCGTATTGTAAGTTTTAGATTTCACTGTATATCCCGCATCTACAGCGTCCTTGAACAGCTCCTCAAGAGAGGACAGCTGTTTGTTAAAATGTCTTATGGAATTTATATTGATTATGTGCACGCCGGTTTCCGCCTCAAGCCACATAATTCTAGGGTCGCTAGGTAACTCAGACTCTCCAGGCTCTCCGCTACCCCACAAAGAAGAATCGACTATTTTTACATATTCAGTCGATACATTGTCTATCGCATAAGAAAGAGTACTTAGTAATTTTTCTTCACAGATCATAACACTATCGTAGTGCTGCCTGCGTTTGTAGAGTTTGGAAAATTACCTATACTTCTCGAAGTTGATGAACTTGTGTATGTCTCTCGTTCAAGAGCAGCAAGCTGTTCTGGTCCTAGTGCAGCTTTTTGCGCAGGTGAAAGTGCCGCAATTTGCTCTACTGAAAGTGCACTTAATTGTAGCGGCGATAAAAAAGAGACCTGGCTAGGAGATAAAGCCGCCAAGTTTTCTGGACTTAGGGCAGCAGACTGCTCGTTAGACATAGCCGCTAGCTGCTCTCTAACGATAGCTGCTATCTGCTGAATTGTTAATCTGGAAGGGAACGTAGCTGGAGGCATCCAAGCTATCTGCTCAGGAGTAATGGCCTCGACAGCCTCTACAGACAACAATGACATGTTTGCTGCAAGCATCGACGCCAGAGCAAATGGATCAATTGCCGCTATCTGTTCTGGTGCAAGGCTAGTGACCTGATTACCACTAAAACTTTGAAGCTGTTCTGGTGTAAAAAACTGCGTCTGTGTTGTCGTGAGCCCTTGTAGCTGTGCTGCAGTAAAAGCGGCCACCTGTTCAGGGGTAAGCGAATTAATCTGTGATCCCTGAAGAGCAGAGATTTGATCTACAGGAATAGCGGCAATCTGGTTAGGCGTAAGCTCACTTAACTGTGTTGGCGTGAGAGAAGCCAACCTATTACGCATCAGCCCAAGTATGTGCCTGGCCTTTAGATGACTCTTACTTCGTACTAGTGTAGATGGTACATAACCATTGCCCGTCTGGCTCCACCGGAGTACGATAAGGTCTGTGTTGTCCTCAGGCATACTACCATGTGATGGTTATGGTCGCATCTCCAGCTCCGCTAGTTATCTCAATAGCCAATTGACCTCCAGCAAAACTAGTCAAATCGTACGGAATATCAACAGAAGCGCCTGCTCCCTGACCGCCGGCAACAATAGTTACATTATTTACTTTAATAGCCCGGCCGTCTGTACCTCCGCTACCTGTACCTGCGGTAGCTTGAACTCTAGACCACCTAGTTGAAACAGGCACACTAAGATAGCTGACTCCTGGTGTGGTGTACGTTTCAGTGCCTCCAAAAATACCATCAATAGTGATAGGTTCCCAGGTGTTAGTTGTTCCATTCCATGCAAGTACCTGTCCGTCAGTTGGTGCGGTGCTAGCTACAGACTTGCCTTGAATAGTGACTGCGTCGGTAGTGCTTGTTGCGCCGCTTAAAGCACGTATAGCCACTATCGCACCCTCCGGAGCGCCAGCACTCAAAACCAATGCCCCTGTACCGCTGTTTGAAGCAATGGTGTAGTTAAGTGTGGGTATCTGATCCTGTGCACCGACACTGACTATGTACGCATCCGCATTTGTAGTCGTATAGCCGTTAATTACAGTGAACGTAGTCTGGTTAGCTGTAGCAGTCCAATATGTAGACTTACCTTCGGCTATAGTAGTTCCTCCGCCTCCAGAACCGCCGGAGCCTCCAGCTCCAGTAGCCCCGACGGACGCCATCAATGCCCAATTTGCCGTAGTTGTAGGTACGATCCCTGTAGCTACGGTTGTGCAAATATATGTAGAACCGAGATAAGCTACTACGTCATTAATCTTATACGCTATAGCGTCAGAATAAGACCCTTTCCAGATAAACGATACTCCAGTCGCTCCAGCAGTCCCTGTAGCTCCAGTTGCTCCAAACACACCAGTGGCTCCGGTAGCTCCATCAATTCCTCCAGAGTCTCCAGTAGGTCCTTTTACGCCAGTTGATCCTTGAACTCCTGTTGCTCCAGTTAATCCAGTAGCACCAACTGATCCTGTATCCCCTGTTAATCCAGTAGCTCCACTAACACCAGTTGATCCTGTTAATCCAGTAGCTCCACTAACACCAGTAGCTCCAGTTAATCCAGTAGCACCAACTGATCCTGTATCCCCTGTTAATCCAGTAGCTCCACTAACACCAGTAGCTCCAGTTAATCCTGTTGCTCCTGTTAATCCAGTAGCTCCACTAACACCAGTAGCTCCAGTTAATCCAGTAGCTCCACTAACACCAGTAGCTCCAGTTAATCCAGTAGCTCCACTAACACCAGTAGCTCCAGTTAATCCTGTTGCTCCACTAACACCAGTAGCTCCAGTTAATCCTGTTGCTCCTGTTAATCCAGTAGCACCAACTGATCCTGTATCCCCTGTTAATCCTGTATCCCCTGTTAATCCAGTAGCTCCAGTTAATCCTGTAGCTCCAGTTAATCCTGTTGCTCCACTAACACCAGTAGCTCCAGTTAATCCAGTAGCTCCACTAACACCAGTAGCTCCAGTTAATCCAGTAGCACCAACTGATCCCGTGGAGCCCGTGATGCCTGTTGCTCCAGCAACGCCGGTAGCGCCAGTGACCCCAGTTGCGCCGGTAGCTCCAACTGAGCCTATGCTCCCTCCTATGCCTAGCTCCTCCCAGGCAGTTCTGGTAGCATTTAACTTATAGGCTTTGTTGTCTTGAACGCAAGCAACTATCTGTCCCGCATATCTCAACGGGTTGGTAAGGTAGGCATTTAGCTCAGCGGTAGTTTCAAATACACTATATATGTCGAGCGGTCCTGAATATTGCCTTAAAAATTGAAGTGGGAATAATAGCGTAGCCATTTTATTAGTGTATTAAATATCTAGACTGTTACATTGTATGTGTTCGTAGCCGAAAAAGCTGTAGCCGGAGTATAGCGATATACTCTATAAGCTGTACTGTATCCGCTAGTTGCTCCCTCAACTTGTAACGTCGAACTGACTAAAGTGAAATTGTCTACATTGTCTGATCCAAAAGCCTCTACTACAATAACGTGGGACAGTGCACCTATCGTTGCAGGATAGGCAATCCATACACTGGTTGCTCCAATAGGAACGTTGATTGTGAATGTTGTTCCTGTAGAAGGATTGTCTCTTTTACCGGACAGTGCACGTAAAAAGGCACTAGAGGCAGTTGGAAGAGGCCCTGGATCAATAGGAGTTGAGTCTGTACCATAGAACAGTTTTCTAAATCCTGAAATAGATATAGTGTTCGTGGTGATTGTGCCTCCAGCTTTTGGAGTTTGATAGTTCGCGCCCGTACTATCTACAGGCTGTATGCTGCCTGCAGCATAGTCGACTGATGCGGAGTAGCTCAACGGAGTAGTGTTGTAAACTATAGCTCCTACCGATTTAGTATTGTTGGTTCCCAAATCTGTACCGCCAATAGTGTACTTTGTAACATTCCCTGCATATGCACCTTGCGATGCTCCGGCAACCCATACACCTCCCTGAGTTTTTCCATTAATACTTCCTGGACTGTAATTTACGGATAAACTCAAAGTGCCTGTTGTCCCGATTTCAGCAGATAAGGCCAGATTACTATTCAAACTTGCGCTAGGCTGAGTGAATGTTGGATAGAACGTAGATACCAATAATTTTGTAATAAAGGACTCTAACGATGTGCCGCTAGCTATGATAGTTCCTGCGGTTATTGCTCCAGCCGCAACATTTGCTGTAACAGTATTTGTTGTATATGTTAAAGATGATCCCGGAGGAACATCTATTGTCCCTGGTGCCCCGGTAGCTCCAACTAAACCAATCCCAGTAGCTCCAACTGCACCAGTTGCTCCAGTGGCGCCAACACTTCCACCTGGATCGCCAGCAGGTCCTTTGTCGCCAGTTGCTCCCAGCTCTCCAGTAGCTCCAGTTACTCCTGTAGCTCCCTGCATACCGGTAGCGCCATCCACTCCTGTAGCTCCATCAACACCAGTTGATCCTGTTAATCCTGTAGCCCCTATTAATCCTGTAGCCCCTGTTAACCCAGTTGATCCTTGAACTCCTGTTGCTCCTGTTGCTCCTGTTGCTCCTGTTAACCCAGTGGCGCCTGTTTCTCCTGTAGCTCCTGTAGCTCCATTAACGCCAGTTGATCCAGTTAATCCAGTAGCTCCGTTAACTCCAGAAGCACCAACTGCACCAGTTGCTCCGGTAGCACCCGCGTCTCCTTGAGCGCCTGTCCATCCAGTATCGCCCATAGGGCCTTGTTCGCCTGGGATACCTGTAGCT